TGGTTAACAACATCCGTGAAGTTCGTATGAAGGGTGCACCTTCTATGACTTGGGGATATATCGATGGAACTCGCCACCACTTAGGCTTTGCTAAGTCTCAGGGTATGAGCTCTGCGAACAAATTCCCTGGATATGAAATCTGGATGAAGGATCGTTGTGATGTATTCATTGAGGACTTGTCTCGTACAGTTCTTATTGAGGAAATCCCACAATTCTAAGAAACCGCACACCTTGTGTGCAATATACCGAGGAGAGATTGCCCCCCACTTCAGAGTGGGGGAGCTCTTCTCAAACTACAGAGATGGGAAATAGGGCTATCTCCTATTTGCCATGAGGTTCAGTCCTCACATCTCTGCAAACAAACCAAATAAATAAACTACATATGGGTAAGTTAGGTAAAATCTCAACGATTAAGAAGGAGTATAATAACTCACAACTTCAGACAATGCAAGGTGGTCTTGCACTTAAAGGTCTAACGCGTATTCCTGGAACAGGGGTGTTCAAATATCCCTACAAGGAACTAGATGGTAAATACAGAACAGGACTTGATCCTGAAGCTGCTTACATCCGCAGAATCTCTGATCCTCTAGAAAGAGATATGGAGATTGAACGTGTTACAAAACTTAAAGAGAAGTTACAAGCTGCTCTTGGTGATGTTGACTTAGGTCCTCGTTCTAGTTTTTGGAACTATGGACTATCTACATCTACAAGTGATGCACTGCATGTTCAGCCTGTAAAACTTCTGGATGGTGATAACTTCTTCGATCTTGCAATTCCTCTACAGGAAGTAGCTTTCTCTTGGTTGCGTGTTCATCCTACAATTGCTTCTAGCTATCAGGCTTGGGAGCGTGGTGAATATCCTGCTGAAACTCAGTTCTATGTAGCTGATGATGAAATCGAGAATGCTGTACTCTTCAAGAAGAAGCAACTTATCAATAAAGCTATTGTTAAGTTTGACAGCATGACTCCTGAAAGAAAGAGAAAAGTGGCACGTCTGTTGGGATTACCTGTAACTGATGATAGTAAAGAGGAAGCAGTTTACAACCTTGTAGACAATGTCCTTAAACAAACCGAATTTAAAAACGGTAAATATCAAGGGTTAAATCCTGTTGAAGTGTTCACGCGCTTCGCAGATATGAAAGATAACTTACTCCATATCAAGGACTTAGTGAAACAAGCAATCTCTCATTCTGTATATAGAGCTAAACCTAATGGTAAGATTTATGAGGGTGAGTTTGAAATAGCTAAGGACGAAGATGATTTGATTAAACAGCTTGCTGATGATGATAATCAGGATCTCCTGTTAACACTTGAAGGAAAGCTGAAAACTAAGAAATTAGCTGCAGTATGATACCAGTAGACAGTTTATTATATAAGATTGATCAGAAACTAAATAAACTGTCAACTAACGTTCACCAGCAAATAAACTTAGAAGACAAGATTTTAGCTTTGAATGAAGCTCAAATCAAGCTGATAAAACAAAAAGTTGATGGTTTTAGTGTAATAAGTGGAATGGGTCTTGATGCTTTTAAGAAGCGTTATGAGGACCTCCAGAGCTTAGTAATCACTTACAATCACCAACCTCTTAAGCTCACACTTAAGAATGAGGAACTAAATCAATGGTTTGCCAACATACACCTACTTGATCCCAAGTATATGTTCTACATAGATGCATATATACTTGCTGACAAAGGAGTGTGTAAGGATAGAAAAATCTGGATTAACAGAGATTTGGCTAAACATGGTGATCTTCAGTTTATTCTGAACAATGACCATTATAGACCAAGCTTTGAATATCAAGAGACTTTTAACTTCCTTTCGACAGATGAGATAAGCATCTTCACTGATGGTACGTTCACACCAAAGGACATCTACATATCATATATGAGGTATCCTGTTTACATAGACAAAACTGGATATGTAAGATTTGATGGAACAGACTCAACAGATCAGGACTGCGAACTTGAACTCTATCTAGAGGATGAATTGGTAGACTTAACAGTACAAAACCTGGCTATGTACACTGAGAACCAGTCTGCTGCTCAAAGTGCACAATTCAGGATACAGACAAACGAATAATTTTTTTAATCACCTAAAATAAAACAAAATGGCTGATTTTTCATTAACTACGCTCTTCGTAGTGCCAGTAGGGCAAACTGCGCTCCCTAGCTCTGGATCTACGCAAGACTTAACAGCTGGTCAGGTTGGTATCTTCAAAGCTGACTACACATTAGCAACAGCTGCTAACATCGCTGCTGCTCCCTATTTTTATGTTGCGCAGGGCCGTACTAACACTTATCTGCAAGGCTCTAAGCGTTCTGATAAGATTAAAGGCTGTCCTTCTGGTGCTGGTTGTAACAGCAATGTAACTGAGTGGTACAAAGTAAATGGTTGTCCTACTCCTGTTACTCAAATTACAGATGTTGTAAACTGGAATGTAAAGTGTGGTGAAGTTGTAACTGTAACTCTCCGTGCTCACTCTAGCTACTTAGACACTCTGTATTTCAATGGTTTCACTCGTTCTATCACTGTAAATGCACCTTGTTGCGATTGTGGTGGTGATCCTTGTGACACTGTTGATATCCCTGCTTTGATTGATGATATCATCTATCATTTCAATCTTCAGGCTCCTGGAAACAACCCTGACAACATCACTTTCTCTGACTTCTATCAGTTCCAGAGAATTGGTAACGACCAAAACGCATTCTTGCGTATTACTGGTAAGCCTCTTACTAAGTATGGTCAGCCTTGTGATATTGCAGCATTTCCTTTCGAGTATGACAGAATGTGGTTCCGTACATTCGTGTACAGTGGTCCAGCAACAACTGCTGACTTCATTGTATTCGATCCTTGTAACGTTGTTGCTGAGCCTGTAATTGTACAGCGTTCTAACTACGCTACTGGTACTTCTGCAGAGATTGCACAATTAGAGAAAAACTTCTACAGCTACCAAGCTGGTTACTTGAAGCACCTCTACAGAATGAATGGTTACAATGAGAACTTTGAATCTTGGGTGAGTGATGGTACAACTTATACCACTTATTACATCAAGTTCAATGAATACAACAAGTCTGAGTACAGTTGGGGCGACTATATCAAAGAAGACAGCACTGTAATTATTGCTGTTGCTAAGGATAGCGCTATTGAAGCTGAGATTGAAGAGGTTCTTGTAGCTGGTCTTGGTGCAGTGGCTGATGAGAATGGAGTATGTGTAACAACTACTTCTACTACAACTACTGTATGGCCTTCTACTTCTACTACTACAACTCTGATTCCGTAATAGTAGGCGAGTAACCTAGATTATATTAACCTAAGCCAGAGGTGAGAGGATACAAACTCAGATCCTCTGGCTTATTTATTTAAAACAACATGGCAGATTTAAAATTAGATATACTGGTAATCCCTACGTATAATACAACCACGCTTGGGGTTGCTGATGCATCTGTCTATCCAACTAATCCACCTGTTGTTTCTGGTGCCACAATTGATATCACTGTTCCTGGTTTTGGAACATTCGTTAAACCTTTTAGTGTTAACGACTTTAATGTATTCACCACATCAAACTTAGGAATAACCCCCATAGGTGTAGATCAACCTCTACCTGATGGGGTTTATCGTTTAAGATACTCTGTAGCTCCTGCATATGAAAATTTTGTAGAAAAGTCAATTATGCGTGTAGAGCAGTTACAAGAAAAATTTGATGGCGCATTTATGAAGCTCGATATGATGGAATGTGATAGAGCTATTAAGACACAAGCAAAGGTGGACTTAAACTCTATTTATTTCTTTATACAAGGAGCAATTGCTGCTGCTAATAATTGTGCAGATGTTGAAGCAACAAAGATGTATAACCAGGCAGACATGATGTTAAATAATTTTATTAAAAATAATTGTGGTTGTTCTGGAACCAACTATGTCATAAACTTTTACTAATATGGCTGTTTGTAAAAAATGTGGAGCAAAGTTTGGATGTGGATGTCAATTAATTAATGGTCTTTGTGCTGCATGTAATGCTGCTACAAAACAAGGAAGAAAACTTATAGGAAATGTTATCACCCAGGCTTACAAATTGTCCAGAGTGCGCTAGTATTCCTGCACTAGTTGCTGATATAGATTGCAAACTGGTGCAACTTGGAAATAATTTGTACAACAATGTTGTGTTTATGTTGAACCAGCCTGTACCTGGAGGGGTAATGCTGGATCTCATAAACTATAGAAGAATACTTGTCTACAAGTATTGTAACCCTAATTATGCTGCTCCGTTCACTGTGAACATGATTGCCAGCAGAGTTAAACTTTTAAAATATAAATAAATGTCTTGTTCAAATTGCTATAATGGTTGTGTAGAAACCGTATCTGATCAGTGTGTACGATATACAGGTGTAGATGTTCCCATTTTGGGAATTCAAACTGGAGATTCTCTCTCGTATGTTGAACAAGCACTGATTACATTTCTTACATCTACACTAGATGGTACAGGTATTAAACTGTCTATCAACCCTGAAATTATCTGTGAGATTATAAACAAGAACTTAGTTGCTTGTGAGGATCTCACACTTCCCAATGTTATTAATGCTTTAATCAAAGCTATATGTGAGCTAGACGAAAGACTTACTTCTCTAGAGGAAGACTTTGCTGCTTTAGAAGGACCTTACACAGTGGGTTGCCTCACTGGTGTAACTGGCACATCTGGAACACATGACATCCTTCAGGCAGTAATCACTAAGCTTTGTGCACACATTGCTGATTTTGATGCTTTTGTATTAGATGTTGAAACTAATTATGTAAAGAAATCAGAGCTTTGTGCTTTGGTAGCAGCTTGTACACCAAGCCCTGGTGTAACACAATATAAGGATAGAATGGTTCCTTATACAGTGGTTGAATACTATGGATCTCTGGCTAATTTTGATTCTACAGGTGCTGGTCTTTTAGCTAATGGATTTGATAAAATCTATTTATGTAACGGAAATAATGGCACTCCTGATAAACGTGGAAGATTTGCTGTAGGTGCTATTCAAGGTGTTCCTGGTGGAGCTCTTAGTCCTGTAGTAGATCCTTTTGTAAGTCCTGCTAATCCTAACTACGCTCTTAACACTCTTGCTGGTGAGAACGCTGTTACATTAGCTGCTACACAGATTCCTGCTCACACACACTCCACCACTACAACAATAACAGATCCTGGACATACACACTTCACTGCAAATAGTTCTTATCCTGCTGAAAATACTGGGGTGAATTTAGATGCTACACATGCAATCGCTCTTCAACATAGTACAGGTGGAAATCTTGGTTACCTTCTTAAGAACACCACAGGAACAGGAGCTAATATTGGTCTTACTAATAGCAAAACCACAGGAATCACTGCAACTGTTGTGAATGCTTCTACAGGAGGTGGTCAGTCTCACAACAACATTCCTCCAGTTCGTGCTTGCTACTATATTATGTATATTCCTTAATAGTTAAACCTCTTACATAAAATGATATTCCTTCCATCAAACCCTTGCTGTACAACAGCATCAGTGGTTACTCCTACCTCTTATGGATGTGATCCCTGCAGTGCACAACCTGTCCAAACTAATAACATTTCATATAGTGGGCCCAATCTTCCTTGTACAGGAATTAACACTTGTGATACAGCAACTGTTGCTTTTGAGAAGGTTGATAATAAGATTTGTAATTTACAAAATCAAATTATAGCTCTTCAAAATTTAGTGAATAGTCTTACTTAAAAAGCCAATAAATTATGACAGTAACAACTACATTAACAGTTGCAGGATCTGATACAGGTCCTTTCAACTTATATTCAGATACAGATGGATATGTATCTGCTTTTGAAACAGGTGTATCTAAAGTAGCTTTACTAGCTGGTTATACTAGTACATTAGTCCCTAATGGAACCACTGTTATTAGAGTAAAATCTAATAATGAGCTTTGTACAAATTATGTTGATATTCCTGTAGTGCCATGTACCACTACAACCACAACTAGTTCTACCACTACAATAAATGAAGTGCTTCTCAACTGGAGTTGGAATCATGGACCAGTAAGTTGTACCGCATCCTATTTTGAAATCATAAAGAACGGTAGTCAAGTTGTTTTAGCTTCAGCATCAAGTGGATCTGAAACTGGTACACTCTCTGTTGTTGCGGGCGATGTTTTAGTGATAAATGTTAACACAGGAAATCAAGCTGGTTCAGGTTGTCAAGATGCTTATGTGAAATATGACTCCAATCAGTTTGCTGAAGATATTCAAACTGGAGTTACTAATGCACAAATAACAGTCACTGTAAGTTCAGGTGATATTAGCTATGGTACTATAACTGTATGTGGAACCATAGGAGGAGGTGCGTGTCCTGTATAAATTTGATAAATATATCAAAAAGCTCTGTTTGTTGGTTTTCAGGGCTTCTCCCTGGGGTTTCTACCCTAGGGAGTTTTTATTTTATAACTAACTTGGTTAGTATCAATAATGAGGTTGGTTAAAATAATTTGGAAAATATCAAAAAACTTTCGTACCTTTATGGCAATTTTAACTAAATCAAAACGTAAATGCCTGAAAATCAATCCCTTCTGCAACAGTTGGAGCAGATGCTTCACTGGAAAAAGAGCAAGAAGTTCTATGCAGACAAACTCAACATTACAGAAAATGAGGTGGATGAATTGATAAAGGAGCTGCGAGGCTCACAAGTGGCACAGGAAGAAGCGGAGGTTGGTAACTATATTGGAGAACTAGAGGATCAAGTGGTAAGATTCTTTGAGGATATTCAGAAGGGAACAGGTGAAGTGGTATTCAACTCTAAAGAAGAAATCAAGAGTTTGGATGAGTTGATTGAGAAATGTAAGATAGATACGGACAAGTGGGAGATAACTAAATACGTCCAAAACTACTGGGGAAATGCTGACCAGCCTCACTATCAAGTGAAAGCATGGTTAGGTAAAAAGAAAAATGAGCAAGTGTTCCAGGATAGCTTTGTTGCCTTCCTTGAGAACTATGAGCCTTGCTCCCCTGAGATAGTAGCTCCAAAGTTTGATAGATCTAAGAAGGATGCTTGTTTAATTATAAATAAACAGGATTCTCATCTAAACAAACTAGATATTGGAGGAAAGAATGATATAGAAGAACGCTTTGGTGATTTTATCCAAAGAGTGGAAATCATCCTAAATCAAGCCTCTTTAGCTAACAATCTCACAGATATCAACTATATTATTGGTTCTGATGAGTTCAATAGTGAGTTCACTAACACAACTACAAAGGGTACTCCCCAGCAAAATATCCTCTCCTATCACGAGGCTTTTCAAGCAATCTGTGATCATGAGGTAAGCGTCATTAATCTTCTCCTTCAGAAGGGTGAATCGATTAGTGTAATATTTGTAGCTGGTAATCACGATGAGTTTGTAGGCTGGCATTTGGCTAGCTGGTTGCAAACCTACTTTAGAAACGAGGAGCGTGTGTTCTTTGACATCTCTCCAAGATATAGAAAGTATGTTAGCTATGGAACATCTGCAATGATGTTCAACCATGGAGATGCCTTAAAGCCAGCAAAACTCGCTGGTTTATTCCCTATGGAATTTAAGAGCGAGTGGTCAGATCATGATAACTTCTACATATTTACAGGAGATAAACATCATGAGATGAGTCTAGATTTCAATGGTATTAAATTCTATCAGCTTCCAGCATTCTCCACAGCAAAAAGTGGATGGGATGATAAGAATGGGTATACTGTCACTAAAGGTGAAGTGACTGGATTCCTGATAGATTTTGAAGACGGAATAACAAATATATTCAAACAGTATTTATAATGTCAACTTTTAGGAAGTTAGTTTCAGATGTACGCTCTATGCACAAGTTGCTCTCCACGGACAACTTGATCACGGATAGAGCTGTCATGTCTGAAATTAAGAACAATGCCTTCCTCCTGATAAAGCGTGAGACTAATCTGAGGAAGCTATGGGCAACCGATACAGTTTTTACTACCATCCCTTGTTTAGAGATGGTAGAAGTTCCTATTTCAGAATGCTGTGATTACGTTGATCCTTGCAGTGTAGCAAGAACAAAGTTTAAACTTCCTAGAATTACAGAAGGTAATTACCAGTATGTTATTCAGGGAGTATATTCTATCAATGCTATGAGTGGGCAGGGAAAGAAACTTAAGGAAATAACCATCAACCGATACGTAAACTTGCTCAAGCTTCCTATCATTAAGAAGGAAGAATACTACTGGATTTCTAATGGGTATTTGTATGTGAACAATCCACTCTTAAAAGCAATCAGACTAGTTGCTCTTTTTGAAGAAAATGTTCCAAACGAAATCATGTATCCAGAGTGTGGATGTGGAACTCCTGAATACACTACAGAACAACTGTGTATAAATCCTTTAGATAAGGAATCTCCAGTTCCAGGATATCTGGAAAAGCAAGTGTTAGAGCTCACTTCTCAAAAGCTTCTCTCTACGTATTTTGCATTGAAGACAGACATCACAAGTGATGGAGTTGATGGTCAAGCACCAAACGCTCCAAACTTGAGATGACATGAGAATGAAAATAGACTGGCGAAGCGCTAGTAAAGATAACTACAACAGTTTCTGCAAGAAGCATCCCTCTATCAAATTAACATTTGATCAGTGGAGAAATATTATCTATTCCTTTAATGAAGGTTTCAAAGAGTATATTCTTGAAACAGGAGAAAGAGCAAAGCTTCCTTTTGGGTTTGGTGAATTTTCTATTAACAAGAAGAAGCGTAGAAAGATAAAAGGAATTGATGGTAAAGAGTTTGTCAATCTTCCTATTGACTGGAAAAAGACTAGGGAAAAAGGTAAACGTATCTACAACTTCAATTTTCACACAGAAGGTTTTTTCTTTGGATGGATGTGGTTCAAAACAACAGCTAGATTTAGACAATCAAACCTGTGGTACTTTAAACCTTCCAGAACTACCTCTAGACTGCTTTCTCACTATTTAAGAGCTAACGACAAATACCAACATCTCTATCACGAATGGAAAAAGTAAAATAGATGTCATACTATTATAAATATAACTTCGTCAGCCCAGAACCTGTATATTCTATCGTTAAAGAAGAGTTCAAAAGTTATTTTGATACAGGAGCTGTTGATGACTTAATGTTCCCCACTTACCTGGATAAATGTCTTAGGAAGCTGGGTAGAACCACTTATGTGATTTCTCAAGAAATCCTACACATTTGTGACTATGAGGCAAGACTCCCAGATAACTTTTATGCTGTTCGTGAAGCATGGCTTTGTACAGCTGTAAATGGTTATCCTTATCAACAGGCTAACTCTTTCTACTCACAGGCTGCTAGCTCTACAACAATTCAGGTGAGTCCTGTAATTGTGTATGGTAATCCTTGTGAGGAAGGTAGTTGTGGTCAGGAGTTCTGTCCTAAATGTATGCCTAATCTAGTACAGGCTGTCTATAAGACAAACAACCAAGCCCCTGTACTCTATCGAAAGGAATATCTTCTCAAGCCTGGTAATATCTCCGCACAAGGTAATTGTGGTGTAGATTATACTAGTAATTGGGAATTCTATCAAGAAGCTCCTCCTATTAATGAGTTTACTCCTGGATCTGCTAGTTATGACTCATTTGATATTAGAGATAATAAGTTTGTAACTAACTTCCGTAATGGTGTGGTGCATCTCTTATTCTATGCTACAGAATATGATAATGGTGGAAATCAATTAATTCCTGATAATTATCGTATTAGAGAGTTTATTGAAGCTTTTATCAAATATAAGGTGATAGAAACTCTTACTAATCAGACTAATGATGAGACATTTAATCAGCTTCAGACAAAGCTTGCGTTCTACAAGCAACAGGCTGATGAGGCATTTATCATGGCTGATATTGAGATTAAGAAGCAAGATCCTTGGACTAAGCAACGTAGAATTAAGAATGACTTGAATAGATTTAACATGTATGAACTTCCCAATCGTAGCAATAGATATGGTTGGAGACGTAATAATTAATACCAATGGCTGAACAGGAACAAGGTAATATTAGACAGGAGTATAATAATGCTACCGTTGGTCTTAACATGGATCAATCTGTTCAACAGATTCCCAAAGGCCAGCTTACGTATGCACTTAACGCTGCTTTAGAAAACTTTGATGCTAATTCTGTAAACTATCAGAATGAGCCAGGAAATGAGCTTTGTCTTACATTCCCTGATGGATATGTACTGATAGGTCAGCATTTCATCCCTGAGAAGAGTAAACATGTATTCTTTCTTACTGATCCTGTAAATGGGGGTTCTGAGATTGGGTACATGGATAACAATGATTGTATCTATCGCAAGTATATTAATGCCCCTTGTCTCAACTTCAATATCAATTATCCTATTCATAAGTCTGTCCACAGAATTACTAATTGTGCTACAGAGGTATATTGGACAGATGGTCTTAATAATAGAAGATATATTGACCTCAATCCTGAGAATCTCCCCTATGTTCTTATAGGAGGAACACCAGCCTGTGATCCTGTTTATAGTGATGAGATTGATTGTAACGGACTAAACGTACAACCAAACTTTCAGATTCCTCATCTTGAAGTGACTAACATCACTTCAGGAGGTGATTTAACAGCAGGCACTTACCAATTTGCTATTCAATATACAGACGTTATTGGTAGTCCTTACACTTCCTACTACTCAGTTACTAACCCCACTCCTATTGCTGATATAAGTCTTACCACTCCTAATTTTAATTATAATGTAGGTAGGTCTATTGAAATCACTGTTAGCAACTTAGATTTGACAGGACTCTTTCAACATTTCAACCTAGCTGTAATCAAAACTATAAATGGTATCACCTCTGTAGAGTTAGTAGGTGTTTACTTTATTGACGGAGATTCACAGGTAATTACTTACACTGGTCAAAGTAAAACTGATATCCGTTTAACAGTGGATGACATCTTTGAAAAGTATCCTTACTATGGGGCTGCTCAAGATGTTACAGCTGTACGTGATGTATTAGTATGGGATCAGCTTACATCTGTAGAAAGACTTAATTATCAACAGATTGCAAGTCAAATTACTCTTGAATGGGAAACCTATCGTATTCCTGCTACAGAGAACTATTCAGATGAACTGAATGCTACCAACCTTAGAGGTTATCTAAGGGATGAAGTGTATGCATTTGAATTAGTATTCCTCCTTCAGAACGGTAAGCAAACTGATGGATTCCACATTCCAGGAAGAATAGCTAATGCTAATGATCTATTCCCTGTTTCTACAACAAATGATGACTTCATAGGTGAACCTGAAGATCCTATTGCAGGAACTAGTCCCTATTGGAAGATATATAACACAGCAACTGTTACAGGATTTTCTCCAGATTACTCTCCTGCTACAGATTACAAAGGACCTTATCAATATGGTCAATTCTCTTATTGGGAGTCTGTTGAGGAATATCCTTGTGACAGAGAGTTATGGGGAGACCTAGCTGGTCAAAAGATTAGACATCACAAGTTCCCAGATGTTCTAGTGAGTCCTATATTTGAATCTGCTCTATTCACTGGTGCTAATAGCATGGTGATGCAAAAGGATGCAGTGTTTCCTTTAGGAGTGAGAATTGATGTTACACAGGTACAGACACTTATTAACTCCTCAAGTCTTACAGCTGAACAAAAACGTGAGATAGTTGGATTCAAGATTATACGTGGTGACAGAAGTACAAACAAATCTGTCGTAGCTAAGGGTATTCTTAGAAACGTAGGTAAGTATAAAAGAGAGGAAACAGAATACTACTTCCCCAACTATCCTTACAACGACCTAAGAAAAGATCCATTCCTTCTAGAAAATAGCAATGCTTACACAATCAAACTTGCTCAAAGTAGTACAAGTTCTATTTGTAGACAGTTCACTGTATATGCAATAAGTGCTGGTACTATAAGTTATATCGACTGTTATTCTGGAGAAAGTGTTACAAAAACAATTGGTGGTGACTTTCCTCTAAACACATCTTTTAATCTATGTGCTTTAGATTTTCCATCTCCAGAGTTTGGTGGTGGAGCAGATGGATCAATTATATCTAATACATACAATTGGTATAAGCTTACAGTAGCTGTTCCTGATCTAACTGAGTTCTGGTACTATCCCCCTCTCCCAGCAGGTGGAGGATGTGCATTTAATGGACTTGATACAAATATAATTCCTCCTCCTTCTGGAGCTAATTGGGCTGAATATTGTGCTCTTAATCCAAGTAATGGGTGTTGCAACACTCCTCAAAAAGCTCTAGAAAAAACAACTTGGACACTTGATTCATCTGCAGCTGGTGGTACTACTAGAATCATACCATCTTTAAATCCTCCTGTTTATAAAGATGGTGATGGTGGGTATAGTATTGAATTAATAGATGGTGTTGGATATGGACTATGTGCTCCTGACAATCTTAATGGATTTGATGAGAATGGATCTAAATACAGACATGTATTCAATTCTCCTGAAACATCATTTGGTCAACCTTTCTTAGGAAACATCTTAAAACTAGAGAACGTTATATTTGGTGCTGGTAGTTCTCACTTTGTACAAGTGCAGAAGAATGCAATGTACAGACTAGTAAGCCTTCAAGCTCAACAGGATGCATTAAATAGTGCTAATCAGATAGCAGTGATTACTTCTCCATATAATGCATCTGCATTATTTGCTGCTTACCAAGCCTACTTAACAATATACATAAACGGTATCACCAGACGTAACTATGCATATTCCTATAACTCTATAGCTAGTTATGATTATAGTAATGTAATTAACAACGGACTAGGAATTAAACAACGTGAGCTTGATATCAAACTCTATCTTATTCCTGGTGTACAAGGAGTGGGTGATGATAAAAATGTAAACAACTGGAGCAGAGAGAGTTCTGTTTACTTAAAGACAGATGAGGCAAAAGATCCTTTACCATTCCCAAGTGATACACCAGCTGTTAATGGAATAGTTACAGATAAGTCAAGAATGACTCTTTCAGAAGCTAACAAGTGTGATGTTCCTGGAAGAGAAGATTACATAAGTGTTGTGTCTTATTATGGATCATTAAAGAACATATTTGTTAACCAATATGGACAAATATATTCTTATGATACAGTGGATACAGGATTCCAAAGAGATATCACTCCTATAACCACTCCTGTCTTAGCTACATTCTTTGGAGGAGATACATTTATCAGTAAGTTTGCCTTCAAGACCAAACTTCCTTTCTTTATAGATAATCGTGTAAATGCTGCTGATGATAGTGACATTTTCTACGATGAAATAGGTAATGTAGCCTATCCACAATACTGGCATTCAGCACGTTCTATTCTTATAGATGCGTCCATTGAAACTGCTGTATTAACAAACTTCTTCTCAATCAAGGCTACTAATCTAGATTGTCCTAATAGTCAAACTCCTATTACAAGCAATGGTAGAACTTTCTATGATGGAAAGATGTATCTGTTTGCTTATGGAATCCCATATTTCTATTGTGAGAGTTCTTACAACATAGACCTTCGTCAGGCTTATGATAATAGAGCTGGAGACTTCTGGCCTCATGTGAGCACAGGTATTCCTGATGACTGGGTACAGGAAGATTATGTTTCTATAGCAAACGATAATACCTACTACTATAATACTACCTTCTCAAAGCAAAATAGAGAGAACACCTTCACTCACCTTCCTTATGACTGGAAGAAAGAGTGCTTTACATTTTATCCTTTTAGAGCCATCTACTCAGATGCTCAAGATGCAAGTGCTGACAACCAATCGAATAACTGGTTGACATATAGAGCACTATCCTATTTTGACTTCCCACAGAACTACGGTCCTTTAGTAAGCTTAGATGGTATACAGAATAAAGCTATTCTTGCTCGTTTTGAGAACAAGAGCTTGATGTATAATACATTGCTCACAATTGACACAAGCAATCCTAAGGCTGCCTACATGGGTAATGACAGTCTATTCAGGAGCTCACCTCCTGTAGACTTTGCAGAAACTGACCTAGGATATGTAGGTTCTCAGAATAAAATGCTCCTTAAGATACCTCAAGGACAGATAAGTGTAGATGCTAAACGTGGACAAGTATTCCTTATTACTGGTAATGGGGCTCAGGATTTAAGTGCATTTGGATCAGGAATGAATAGGTTCTTTACAGATCACCTGGCATTTGAAATCCTGCGCTACTTCCCTAATGTTCCTATTGATAACCATTTTAAGGGACTGGGTCTACATGGTGTATATGATAGTAAGTTTGACCGTGTCATCATTACAAAGCTTGACTACATTCCTAAGGTTAAGAACATTATATATGATGAAGCAGACTTCAACTTCTATCTAGAGGAAGAGGTAGAGTGCTGTGGTAGTACAGAGGTTATTAGAAAACAAGTGTATCTAACAGATCTAGAATACTTCTGTAACAAGAGTTGGACATTATCATTTAATGTAAACACCAGAAGTTGGGTGAGCTTCCATAGCTATATTCCTAACTGGTATATAGCTGAGAATAACTTCTTCTATTCTGGACTGAATGACTGTTGTGGAGATTTTGAGGCTATTGTAGCTAATCCTGTTCCTAACACAACAACCACTACAACAACACAATTTGTATGTGATTGTAAGACATATTCTGTTGAGAATCAATCTTCTGAAACATTAACGTACGATTATACAGATTGCAATGGTGTTCCACAATTCAGTGTTCTAATTGATGGTGGAACCACTCAAGAAGTATGTGTTTGTGGAGATCAAATAAATGTTGGTGAGAAAGGACTTTCAGCAACATTGATAAGTGATAATTGTATCACTACAACTACAACCACTACGTACTATCAACCTAACTGTGATATAGAAGGAGAAGCTGTTGAAAATTGTTGTGAGTTAGCTGGATTTGCATATGAGGTTGTTACCACCACCACTACAACCACAACCACTATATATGACTGTGGTTTAGATGGGGTTGCGTGTGAAGATGTCACCACTACAACAACTACTACAAGTAGTACAACAACAACCACTACCACAACTTTATGTGATTGTTTCTATTATGATGTTGATATATCACAGAGTGACTTGGATAATGCAACTGGAAATACAATTTATTTAAATAACACTGTATATATTAATTATATAGATTGTTCTGATGGTACAACTGTAGTAGTTAAAACATACTCAACAGCAGGATCATTACCTAATGATTTTTGTACAAGTGTAAGTTTTAATGAAAGCTACCCATATATAGTTTATTTTATCAATGATGCTCCAAACTATGGAACTAGTTTCCTATTGCCACCAGTGCTTTCTACAATTACAAATACAGGAAATTGCTGTACGACAACTACCAGTACCACTACGGTGTATGATTGTCAAATAAGTGGAACTTCAGAAGAGGTATGTTAATGATTAAACTGACTAAATGAATGGCACAAATAGTATACATAAAGCTCACTAAAGCCTCTCCTAAGAGTGGTCCTTTCAACATTTCTGACAATCTTGGGAATGTACTAGGAACTAATGTGCCCTTGAGTGTACTTGTTAGTGGTATAAGTTATTCTGTAGATGATGATGCTACAGTAATTCTCATTGAAAGTTTAGGACAGTGTAAGAAAACAATTAACTTTCCTATATCTACTGTCACTCCTAATGAACAAGTGACAGCTATATTCACTCCTTCATATAGCTCCTGTGCATGGAGACACTTGACAGATGTAGTAAATTATAACAAGTTCTATGGAAATATAGAGCCTTATATCATTGAATATCCATTTGCATATTCTTATTACGATGAGATTCTTCAGAGTGTTAAGGACTATACAAAGGCGTATAAATACTTCCGTGATGGATATGGAGTGTTTAATGATAATGATAAGATAGAAGTTGATAATGAGTGGTTTAATAAGGCAGTGTTGTACAATGGTCAACAATCATCTGGTATACTTAAGTTAGTTCCAAAACCTATTAATAATCTAAAGGAGTACATGAAGTATCCTTTGTATAACATTGATAGTAAGACTATTACGTATACAAAGAGTGATAACTTCTACCAGTATAATACATTCTGGTCATTGGTAAGAAGTAAGTCTCTACCACTATTCTTAACCACTTGTGAATCATTATCTTTGGATAAGGTGGTGAACCAAGCTAATATGGACTATGGCAAGAGATCCTTCAAGAAGGAACCTCTAAGAGCTAAAGACTTGAAGGTGAGACATATCCTTGATAACAAGTCTGATGTGCATCTGGTAAGCCAATTTATCACTACACCATCTCAAATCTCTTACAAATAATGGCTAATTGGTTAGATAAATATGAACAAGGAGGATTGGTCTTAAAACAAAAGACCAAGGATAACTATGGGAAGAAAGCCAACCCAAACAATCCTGATGTATCATTTCCTCCAGGGTTCAAGGGACTGGCATACAACACCAAAGGACGCAACTACAGTCCTGCATGGGGTGGACAGTTTGCAATGGGAGGATCTCTCCCTGGTGCTACAGGAATGATGTATGCACGTACAATCAACCCTGCTCCTAGCAATGGTCCTTATGCTAAGAAGACTAAGGCTAGTGCACAGGATGGTAAAAAGTTGTCTTATAACCAATGGAAGAAGCAATACAACCTAAAAGAAACTCCTGATTACAATCTTAAAAGAGCTTGGGAACTGGGTTACACTCCAGATAAAACTGGTCACCTACCTACAGTGGATAACCAAACTGGACAGTTCCTGAAGGCAAAAGGACATCCAACCCTACAGCTAGAACTTGATTGGTACAATAGTCCTGAGGCTGCAGACTTTAGGAGTAAGAATATAATTGATAGTTCTGGTAAGTTTTTCAAATATGTTCCTAAGTCTCAGAATGGACAGGAGATGAAATACTACCAAGCAGGCTTGGATTTCAAACCTAAGACTATTAGTCAAGATGGTGATAAAATTTACAACGAGAAAAATATAAAAGCAAAACCTCCATATAACTATCCTGAAAGTGATCCTCGTAGACATGGTTTATTTGCTCGTAATCCTAATAAGAGAGAACTCATCACTGTCTCTGATCCTAATGATCCTAGACTTAAGGCTTATCAGGATAGTTTAAGTTTGTATAATAAATATATGTTAGGTAAACAAGCTTATGATAAATATACTAAACAACTTAATTTAAAAACCTGGAAAGATAATAATGCATTTACACCTAATCAAAAAATACAACCAGTTAGTTCACAAGGGTTTTATTATCCTGGAGATGGCGATACTGATAACGATGGTATATCTAATTTTATAAAAACAAATGATAATAGAGAAATACCATTACCAAAAGATTTCTATAATAAAGTCTTTACAATTGGTACAATTAGTAACTTACATGGATATAAAAAACCAGTACAACCTGTAATCCTTCAGGAGGAGCCTAAGCTAGAAAGACCTATTCCTATCTCAAGAGAAACAAGAAATTTAGGATTCAATCTTCCTAAACCAGGAGTTCCTAGCTTTCCAAAGCTAAATGAATACAATCCTGACACCCCAACTAAATTCAGTTTTACTAGTCCTACAGGAAAGTACAATGAACAAAAGACTATGTACTTCCCCACTAAATCTGCTCTCAAAGCTTTTGCAGAAGGTATAAGAGGAGCTACATATCAAGAGGGTGATAACTGGGCAAGTGCTACAGGTAACTACCAAGATGGTGGTAATGTAGATCCTATGGGCTATTGGAATCCTGAGAATTGGGGAAAGCCTGTAACCATCCCATCTAATGAAATCACTATGGAGGGTGTGTATGAACCACTAATTGGAATCTCTGATACAGGAGATGTACAATATATGGAGCCTGGAGAGGATTATGAATTTGATGGGGAGTATGTTACAGAATATCCTGTAGCTAGAGGTGGTGTTAGTGTCAATAATGCTGATGCTCAACCTATTGAAAAGCTAGACCAATTGCTTAACTTTACAAACTATAACAAACCAACCAAGGGTGGATGGTTAGATAAATACCAATAACATGAAAAAAGAGATGCTCAAAATTGCTGGTGTTAAGTCTGAAAAGGAATTCTACAAGAAGTTTCCTACAGAAGAAGCATTTATGGCTAAACATGGTAAGGCTTTTAAAAAAGCTCAGATTGGCGCATATATGACAAGTGATGCTGCTCCAGCTCCTTATACACCACTCAATGTTGCTGATATGTATTCAGATGTCAATTATTCCTTGACAGGTATGACTGATGCTGAACGCAGACAACTTGCTGCTCTTCAAACACAAGAACCTGCAAAAAAAGGTAAAAAGATTCCAAAAGCACAGCCTGGTTTCCAGCAATATGCAAATACTCAATTTGGTTTTCAGGGAACACCTCGTATCCCAACTGGTGGTTTGCCTAGAATACAAACTCCTACTAGAGAAACACTAATGGCAGGAACTTCTCCTGCTAAAACAATTACACCTAGTGCTACACCTACAGCTATGAAAGGTGCTTTTAATGCTGCACCTTATATAGAATCAGCTGGTGATATTATTCAGGGTATACAAATGTTGAAAGAAGAAAAAGATGCATTACAACAAGCTAGACAACAAGAACAACTTACAGGTGTATTTGCTCAAGCTGCTGCTAGCAGACCCATGCAACAGCCTAGAAGACAATATGTTAGACCAGAAGATGTAGTGTTGCAACCCCAGCAAATGTTTCCTTCTTATGGTGTAGGTACAAACGTACTTGCTCAAGATGGTGCAATGATTGGTGGTAATCCTACAGAGATTATGAATGTTTATAATCCTGGTACTATGTACACAGATTTAGGATATGAGCCTCTGAATGATAGTAACAAGATGAAAGCATTCCAGAAAGGTGGTAAACTTACACAAGCTAAATTTGGTAATCAAAACTGGATGCAGGGAACACAGTTTGCTAATATTATGGGAGAACAAGGTGGTGGTCAGCTTGCTAGTAGTCTTGGAGAATATGCTACAGGAGGTCCTAGTGGTGGATCTAAACTAGGTAAAGGAATAGGTTCAGCAGCTGGTACAGCATTCTTTGGACCAGTTGGTGGTTTAGTAGGAGGAGCTGTTGGTAGCTTTATTGGTGGTGCATTAGATCAAAAACAAGAAAAGATTGAAGCTGCAGGAGAAAGACGTGATAAGAACATAAGCAATATTGTAGGTCAATCTACAGGAATGGCTATTCAAAATATGAATAGAAGTTTTATGCAAGATGGTGGAACTACATCCCCTTATGCATGGATGAGTCATACATGGCAACCTCAGGTGATTACTACCTTTGGAGAGCATAAGGTGAAAGACCTTCTTACACCTCCTAAGGATGCTGATATGTTAAGAGCTGGCGGTCATCTAAAAGAATACACTCCTCCTAGTGCAAGAGCTATGTCTACAGAAAGACCAGATATGCAAATGGGTGGTGAGCTTAAAACACACTGGGGTGGATATGCTGAAACCCTATCCGAGAATCCTTATCTTCCTGAGGGAGGAGAAACTATCATGTTCAGAGGACAATCTCACGATGAGTCTGATGGAAAAGGAAACACAGGTATTGGTATCACCTATGGTAACAATCCTGTAGAAGTGGAGCGTGGGGAACCAGCTGTAAAGTTACAAGATGGTACCACTGGAGATTCTAATCTCACTGTATTTGGTAATATCAAAATCACAAACGCATTTGCAGATATGTTATCAGATCCTAAAGCTAAGGGTAAGAAGTTCAAAACCTATGTAGCTGATTTATCTAAACAAGAGAACAAGCAGAACAAATTGATTGACAAGTCAGTAGAACAGCTTGATAGTTTGGATGTACAAACATCTTTTGATAAACTTGCTCTTGGAACGCTACAAGCAAATATGGAAGGTGCTAACGCAAAACTTAAAGACTTGGCAAAGAAAAAGATGGACGCTGCTTCTCTTCAGAATGCTATCAATGATACAAAAGAAGAAGAGCTTTTAAACATTACAGACAAAGGAGATGTGTTAGCTAAGAAGGGAGCTAATATTCCTAAAGCTCAAAGAGGTAAAAGCATGTCAGCTAGAGCTGCTCTTAGAAATGTTGATCCAAAGATACAAGGACTATTTGATCTTCTGGCTAGCAAAAACTATGATGTTTATGCTACAAGTGGACTAAGACCAGGTGCTGCTACAAACCAAGGCAATCCCTCTAGACATGCTAAAGGTGAAGCAATGGACATTACATTCCCTGGTTTGAATGATAAAGCTTATGAAGCAATTCTTAATGATCAAGATGTTGTAAGGTATATGTTACAAAATGACATCACGGCTATTAATGAATATGATGCTGCTGCCCAAAGCGCTACAGGAGCTTCAGGTCCTCACATCCATTTTGGATTTGATAAGGGAACAGCTCTGTCTGATAAGTTTAGAAACGAGGCTAAGAATAAATACCCAGATGCTCTTGCTTCTGTATCAGATACAGGGCTTCCTGGTTTTGATCCAACCAACTATAACTATTTAAAGTCTCTCTATGAGGAGGCTAAGAAAGAAGGAAAAGGACCAGCTGTACTTAGGTTCCAACAGGAATACCACAGACTTGCTCCTGATTATGCTAAATCTGTACTCTCTGGTTATCCTGTTACTAGCTATGGTAAGAGAAAAGGTTTTGATGTAAGTGACCTTAACCAGAACCTAGATAGCATATTTGGAAAAAGAACTGAGCAATACATGGCTGCTCTGGATGGTGGTATGAAAGGCACTACTGCAGGAACTGTGGCTGATGTGAAAACACTTACAGAGGCAGTTCTTCCTCCTGGTAAGAGGGTGACTAAAAAAGACATGACTGAGATCACTGTAAATCCTTATAAAAGAAGTTTAATGATGGATGCTTTCAACCGAATTCTTCCTTTCTTAAGACCTTCTGATATAGAAGAACTAGATGCTAATCAGTTGACTGGTGAAATGTATGCTCTTTCTCAAAATCAGGTGGAGCCTGTATATGCTCAGAAGTTTATTCCTGAGCTTGGTACACCTGTGGACATATCTCTACAAGATATTCTAAATGAGAATCAAGCTACCTATAATGCTACACAAAGACAAGTGGGATATAACCCTGCAGCTCTGGCTTCTCTGAATGCTCAGAAATATCAAGCTAACCAACGAGTGTTAGGTGAGCAATTTAGAATGAACCAGGCTGAGAAGCAAAGAGTGTATGGTGAAAATAGAAACTTGCTCAATCAGGCTAAGCTCCAGAACTTACAAACTCTTGAGCGTCAAGCAGATAAGCAAGCTATGGCTCTTTCTAAGACCAAGGCTACAACACAAGCTGCTCTCAATTCTATTGCTTCTAAATATGCTCAGAATAAACTAGAGAATAGAACTTTAGCTATTATGGAGAATATGTATAACTATCGCTACGATCCTTCCTTCAGAGCTATGAATATGAATCCTTTGTGGCAGCCTAATCTGCCTGAGATTGGAAGTGCTGTTCCTGTGTATGACAAGAACAACAAGGTAATTGGTTATAAGTCTTATGAACAAGGAACAGGTGTTCAAACATCTTCAAAAACCACTGCTAAAAAAGGAAAAACTGTCAAAAAGAATAATCTGAATAGCTCAATTGTAAGAGCTTTAAAAAATATCTAACTAACTCAGTTATAGTGAATTACCAAAACTCGTTAGTTCTCTTGGAAATTTTAATTCTTTCTATTACATTTGTAACTTGATCATCCTATGGCATCTTATACAGACATAATACCCCAGTTTAACCCCTACATCCAGCAGCTTCCTGTGGAGGCTATGGTGCAGGTGGGCATGGAGAAGCAGAAGCGTTATGATGAGGGCGTACAAAGACTTCAAACTCAGATAGATAACATTGCTGGGATACAGGTACTTCGTCCTCAAGATAAGGCATATTTGCAGTCTAAGGTGAACCAATTGGGTAATGACTTAAGAAGTGTTGCTGCTGGAGATTTCTCTAATTTCCAACTTGTTAATTCTGTAGGGGGTATGATAGGACAAGTGGGTAAGGATAGATTTGTTCAGGCAGCTGTTCAGTCAAAAGCTTGGCATGACCAACAATTGGCTCTGATGGAAGAGGATAGAAAGAAAGGAACCCTAGATCCAAGTAATAAGGAAAACTACTTAAAAAAGCTCAATTCCTATTATGGTGCAGGTATACAAGATGAGAACGGAAACCCTATAAAGTTTAGTGGTGACTATGTTCCATTTTTTGATGTTTGGAAGTTTGCAAAGGACACCTTTGATGCTATCAAACCAGATGGTATGTCGTGGGACCAGGTATATGAAACAGATGCTAGTGGTAAACCAAAGATAGATCCAGCCACAGGAAAGCCTATTTATTCTCCCGTAATGATTCGTAGAGAGCAAGAGGGTATTTCTTCAAAGAGAGTGAAGGACACATTGAACCAGATATTCTCTGATGGTAGGGTGAGTCAACAACTTGATATAACAGGTGAATACACTTATAGAGGATTAGATGGTGTAGATTTAAGAGCAAGACTTGGTTCACAAAAAGAATCAATTACAGCCACTTATCAGGACATGATTGATCAGCTAAATGTTCAGAAGAACTTAGCAAAGGGAGCTGAGAAAGATGAGATTCAAGCTCAGATAGACAAGTTAAAAAATGCACTGATAGATGTAGATGATAACTATTCTCAGCTAGAAAAAGCTGCTTATAATAATCCTGACTATGTAAGAGGATACCTTTACAAGAACGATGTTAAGGAAAGATACACTAGTATGTTTGGGTGGTCTAAAACAAAAACCCTTACAGAAAATAATCCTGGATGGCAGGCTAACTTCAATCTTAAGAAGGAAGCTAATGAGCAAACCAGATGGGAAAAGCGTTTAGCATTTGATGAGAAATGGAATTTGCTAAACTATGAACAAAAGGAAAGACTAGCTAAGAAGGGAAGAATAGCAGCTGATGGTACACCTATTCCAGGTGGTGGTGGTGGAGCTACAGGTGAAGGATTTACACAAGCTGACCAACCTTCTGATATTGATGTAGTTTATCAATTAGAATCTGATTATACAAAAGCTGCATCAGAATTTACCAACACTGGAGACAACTTTATCTGGGAAATGGCATTTGCTAATAATCCAGATAATAAAAGAAAGATGGATGATTTGATGTCTAAAGGAAACACAAAAGACCAAGCCATTTCTATTCTTCTTCAGAATAATGCAAATCAAAACAAACAGTCTTTAGATGAATATCTTGCATCTTTCGCAAGTTATGCAGAAAGAGAGTTTAACAAGAGAGACCAAAATAAGATTGCCCCTGAGCTTAGAGATGCATACAGTGCTTACAAAAATAGTAAGAGAAACTTTGAAACTATATCAGCTGTAAAGAAAAGGATTGATGATGCTACAGAAGCTAACCTTGGTAGTAGTGCAAACAGAGTGGCATTAACCACTGACTTAAAGCCTCAGAAGGTTAAGCTGTATGGAAAAGAATACACACTGACACCAGATGATATGTATGACTTGGCTGTCTACCTAAGAGGTAACCAGTCTTCTCTTGGATTCTTAAATGATGAGGGAGCTAGAAAAGCTGCTAAGTCTGCAGAAGAGAGAATTAGAGCAAGAGGAAAAGAACCTCTTCTAGAAGTAGTTCTTCGTCAGAATGTAACATCAGGAGGTCCTTTAGGATTGATAACAGTAGCCACTAGAACTCTTGGCACACCTTCAAGACTTTGGAGAAATGTAAGTGATGGTGTTCGCTCTCGTATATCTGGAGATACTGAGGATGATGTTGATTTAAGTCAAGTGATGAGCGTATATAACAAGATTGACAATGATGATTTTGAGAAAGGGATGACTAGAAAAGCTGAGATTATTAAGAACTTATATGGTATAAAACCTAACGTTCAAAGTAGTCTTTTAACAGGAGATGCTGAAACAGACAGAGGTACAAAACAAATTCTGGGTGTTATGGCTGGTGAATATATCAGTGGTCAAAAACAGAACCTGTCTAGTGATATTGATAAGTTTGCTGAGGCTATAAATGTAGAAGGAGTATCTATTCAAACTAAAGTGAGAATGGATGCTGAAAATAATCCTGTTGTAGAACTTGTAGCTTTCAAAGAAGGTAAACGTCAAGGTGGTATGACAGTACAACCTGATGAAGCAGAAAGACTTGGTGTAGATGTAAACAGTTTGTACGAACCAAGACAGATTGCTCTCCTTAGGAACTATATGAACACAAAGGGTAACCAAACATCAAGTGCTGATCCTACAGATAAGAACACATATATTAACGGAGATGCCTATCTTGAGAAAAGTGATTTCATCGGACTAAGAGGAACTCCTTATGATGCTAAGGCAAACTTCAAATACTCTAACGGTCTGTACTATGGATACTTATACATCACTGATGGTGTAAATAGAAAAGTGTACAATGCTCCTGGAGCAGCAAATCTTACAGACGTTTATACAAATTTGATACAGAACACAACACCTGCTTTTGCTCAAGCTATATTAACCCAGCAATAATACCATGCCAGATACACCAAAAATAGTAAACCTAGGTGGTACCATTGAAGGATTTCCTGAAGTGGGAAATATAATGAGTGATGTTCCAAGAGAAATATCTCTTGATGACATGTGGTTGAAAGGACTTAATTCTGTGAAGTCTAAAGGTATTCCTGACATTCCTCTTTCTTCTGTATACACTGGTGACAGATATCCTGAAACCAGACCTGGTACAGACTATGAGGAAATGGCTGCTCAACAACAAAGCACATGGAACAAGTGGGGAAACTCTCTAGGTAAATTTGCTGGTGTAGGTGCTACATCTTTTGTTTCTGGCACAGTGGGTCTTTTGAATGGTATAGGTAGTTCTATTGCTAACTGGGATTTTAGTAAACTCTTTGATAACGATACCACTAGATTAATGAATCGTAGTCAAGAGAGATTGGAAGATATTCTTCCTAACTACTATGCAAAGAATGAGAAGGATGCTGATTGGTGGACTAGTGATAACTTGTTAACTGCTAACTTCTGGGGTGACAAGGTATTTAAAAACCTGAGCTACTCTTTAGGTGCTTTAGGTGGTGGTATTGTTTGGAGCAAAGCTTTCAAACTGTTGGGACTTACAAACACCATGGTGAAAGCTGGTGCTGGTCTAGAGGCTGCTACAACTGTAGAAGCTGCAATGACTAATGTTCCAAAGCTACAAAAGTTTGCTGCTTTAGAAAATGCTCTTAATACTGTAGGTCAAAAATATATTAAATCTCCTGCTGCTGCTATTCTTAAGGATTCTGATAGAGTGCTCACTTCTGTAATGGGTACATTCGGTGAGGCTTCTTTGGAAGCTCTTCAGAATGCTAATGAGTTTAGAAGAAGAGCTATTGAGGAATATAGAAATACAAATGGTGTTGATCCTACAGGAGCTGACCTAGATGCTATAGATGCATATGCTGATAAAGTGGGTAACTATACATGGGGACTTAACACTCTATTGTTATCTGCTACTAACTATATCCAACTACCTAAGATTCTTGGTTCCTCTAGAAGAACTGAAAAGGCTTTGATTAATTCTATTGAACAGAAGCAATTAGGAGGAGCTTGGGCTGAATCAGTAGCTGCTACAAGACTTGGAAGACTTACAGATAAAGTGACAGGAGTTGGTAAATATCTATTTGCTCCTACGGAAGCTTTTGAAGAAGGTGCTCAGTTTGCTATTCAAACAGGAGCAAACAATTTCTTTGAAAGAGCATATGAGAACAAGGGTGAACTTACATCTTTCCTGTCTGCTGTAAATGGTGTGATGGGAAGCGTTCTAAAAGATGGTGTTGATCAAACCCTTGGTAGCAAAGAGGGTATTGAAAGCATCTTAATTGGTGGACTTTCTGGAGGACTACAGCAGATTAGAGGAAACATTAAAGAGGCTAAGCTTACAAAAACTAACACAGCCGATGCACTGGCTGCACTTAACAAGTCTAATATAGATGCACAACTTAAAGACCAGGCTAAATATATGGCTATAGGTCTTGGTTCTCAAAAACTTAGACAACAGGCAATTAAGAACAACGATGTTCTTTCTGAGAAAGAATATGAGAATGATTATGTTCTTTCTTATGTAATGCCTAGAGTTAAGTATGACAAAACAGATTCTATCTATCAAGAGCTTGATTCTTACAAGTCTCAAGCTATGACAGAAACTGGTTTTGCTGAACTTGTTACAAATGGAACAGCGTCTCAGAATGAAACTAGAGAACAGTTCCTACAAAGAATCAATAACTTAGAAGCTCTTACTAAAACTGTAGATCAGTTCTATGATGCTATTGATAATAAGTATTCTGGATTAGTAGATAATTCTGGTAATAGAATCTATTCAGATGCAGTGATTGAGAAGTTAGTATACAACGCTGCTAAGATTAATAATTACGATTTACGCATTCCACAACTTAACACTTCTCTATTAAACGCTGGTGTTAACACATCTGATATTCTTACAGACATTATAGAGAACAGAATGCCTAATAAAGAGGCTACACTTAAAGCTCTGGATGATATCAATAAAATGGATGTAACCTCTGATGTAAAGGATGATCTGAAAAGAGACCTATCAGATGTTATTGAGCTTTCTCTACGTAGAAAAGCTACCATCAATGAGTATGATGCAATTAAAAAGATGCCCAAGCTTTATGACGCAGGGGTTGAGTTTAATCTTGGTAGAGAAGAAGAGCCTGTAACAGTAGAACAATTTGGTGTTCCTGAGGGTAAGAAGAGGAAGAAGGTGTTTGAGAAAGAGGTGGAAGTGGGTAAAGAATACTCTCTGAAGAATCCTATCAGAAGGGAGGGTAATCAATTACTACTTGCTCCCAAACTCACTGTAATAGGTCAGAACCTAGGTGGTGAGTTTGAGGTAAGACTTCCTAATGGTGTAGAAACATTTCTATCTCCAGAACAGTTTAGAGAGTATGAATTGACAGATACTTCTGTAGAAGAGAATGTACTTCAGGATATGATGGACAAATCTATTGATGCTGTCCTGAATAAGAAGAAGTATGCTGATATTGTAAAGCCTACAGAAAACAAATTACAATATATTAACTCATTGAACAACAGTGAGTTAGTAGATGATATACAGAAAGAGTTTGATAAAAGGTCTAAGGAGTTTCTTGAAAATCTTGCTAAAGAGGAAAAGATAGCTGGCGAGAAAGCTATCCAAGAAGCGCTCAATGAAACTAGTGACACTGGTGTACAAACTAGAGAGATTGGTACAGGAAAGTTTGAACCAGATGCTAAGAAGACCAATCAAGAAGTTGTTGATAGTACAAAGCCTCCTGTAGAAGGATATTCTCAGAAAGAGTCTCTGGCTGAGCACCATGTGCGTGCTAATAGATTTGGGGCAAACTTCTACACATTTGCAAACAGAGATAACTTCCGTGGTGTAATTGTTACACAGGGTAACGAAAAGCAACTAGGTATCCCTGGCTTAACTCAATGGGTTAAGGACAAGGGATTAGCTGGTGCTGATGTTGATCCTTCAAAGACTATTATGTTAGTGGTAATGGGAATAGATCCTGTTACAAATGAAAGATATTTTGTAGGTGAGGATGGTAAGAAACTCAGCAAACCTACATTAGATACCATCATCTACCAAACCTTCCCAGAAACTTTAGAGCAGAGTGGTGGAGGTTCTATGTTCAGAGAAAGCACTGATGAGGATACTAGAAAGGCATTGACAAAAGAATATATGGCTTGGAGAGAGAACACGCTTAAATCTCCTACCAATGACCTGTACAAAATCAATGCATCTTTTGGAAGTCCTCAATATGTAGGAGAACTGGATCAGAATGGTAAGTTTATATTTGACAGAACAGCTAGAGTGGCTGTAGAAGACTCTGGTCTTGTTTCTGAAACTAATCTTAGAACTAAGAGAGTGGTGGGTGTTCCTACAACAGATGGTGCTGTTGTGTATGGATCTTCTACATTTAACGATGTGAAAGGTGTACCTCTTCTCTACAGTAACAATGGACTAGTGAGATTGAATAATAGAAATCTTACACAGTCTGAAGCTGAGTTAATTTACAATGCTATTGAAAGACTTGCTACTAACTTGTTTAAAGACAAGAACTTAAAGAGCAATGAGTCTGTTATGTTATACAACTGGCTTAAGTCAGTAATCTACTGGGGTACGCCACAAGATCCTCAAGGAAACAGAAAGCCTGCTGGATTTAGTAGTGTGTTCTTTGGTGACAATATGCTCATCATGGGTAAGGAGGAAAAGAAGTTTTCTATTAAACCTTCAGCCCTGAAAGCTAACAAAGCTGCTATTGTTGAAGAGCTGACCAAGATGTACAACAACGTCAACTCTACATTAGTAACTGGTGGTCAGAAGGGTGAGTGGAATAAGCCTTACACAGAAATCACCAGCATTGGTCCTGATGGAATTAAAACTAGACAATGGCAGAACTACCAGTCATTCCTTCTTTCTAAGAAGAACCCTGATAGTAGTGCAAGAAATCCACAGACCATTCCTCTCACCACAAGAATCAGACCTCTGAAGGATGCCCAAGATACTAACAGAAAGGGTATATATTTTACAGTGGTAGATAAGAAAGGTAACACTTCTCAAGAAGTCACTCCTACAAAACCACAGAAGAAGGTAGTTGTACCAGCCACAGAAACTGAGGCTAAGAAAACTGAACCCGTTAAGAAGTTCAATCTTGAGGGTAAGGAGAATGTTATTCCTACAAAGCTGGGTGATTTCACATTCACAATTAATAAGGAGAAGTTCTTGGAGACAGATGGTAAGCAGGGTATATTGCTTCCTGATCCAGCCACTGATCCTGAATACAAATTGATGATAGATGCAGCTATTGCGAAACTTACAACAATTCCTAAGTCTGGTATTACAGAAGACACTCCTGATGATCAGGCTATTGCAATTGCTGAGAATATTATTAGAAACATCATTAGAGCAGAGGTTAAGAAACAACTTACTCCTGCTCCTGAGGTAGCTCCTGCAGCTCCTGAAACAGAAGCTAAGCCTGCTGTTATAAGTCCTAATCTTCAGGAGAGAGTGAATCAGAGAAAGCAAGCTGGTCCTACCAAGAGAGGTAGTGACTTCAGAATGATGCTGGTTAATGATCTCAAAAAGTTGAAGCCTGAGAACTGGAAGAATGTAGAAGATTGGTTATCTGCCAACTTCCCCAATATTCCTGTATACAGAGTGAAGAATTACATTCTTGCTGCTAATGGTAGAAGAGCACATGGTATGTTCCAAGATGGTGCCATCTACCTTTCTGAGAATGCAGAAGTGGGTACAGTGTATCACGAGGTGTTCCATGCTGTGTGGCAAGCTCTCACTACTCCTGCAGAACGTAATGCTTTTGCTAATGAGTTTAGAAGTAGATCTGGATCATTCTTTGACAGAGCTAGTCTAAAGAACGTAAACTACTCTGAGGCTACAGACAAGCAAATGGAAGAGAAGCTTGCTGAAGAATTCAGAGATTATATACAAGAGGGTAAGGTTCCTCAAAAGCCACAAGAGCGTAAGTCATTGATTGCCAAGGTGTTTGCTGATATTGTAAACTTCTTCAAGGCTTTCTTCACTGGAGAGAATGCTAAAACTAATACAGAAGAACTGTTCAAGAGAATAGGTTCTGGGTATTATAAACAATACTCTCCATATGACACAGCTCTATCTTTTGCTAAGAAAGGCTTTATAGATGTAGATGAGGTGATTGGTGGTGAAACTGCTGACTATAATCTGGATGTATTTACAGGTGAGCAGGTGCATGATCTTATGCAACACATGACTTACATCACTGTAAGAGACTTATTTGAAGAAAACCAGGGGTTGTTTGAGATTACCAAGATGAAGAGAAGTGAGCTCTATCAAAAGCTCCAGGATGAGTTAGGAGACTTGATGGCAGATAATGTCACTGAGATTGAGAAGATGGTTACTGATGAGGAAGTTGGTTCAGAAGAAGGTGATATAATGATAAGTCATTATAACAACCTGTATAAGAACATCTTAGATAACTGGGAAGCTCTTGTTGAGAAACATGAAGAATACATCAGATCTTACAACATTGAGTTTGATGAGAATGATGATATTGACCTTTCCACTCTTGAGAAGGGTAAGGATGATCCATATGCAGATGCTAGAAAGATAGATAGCATGAGAAAGACTAATTCAGCAGTTAAACTGTTATTAGCTAGTCTTCCTGTAATTCAAAGCAATGGTAGTGAGAAATTGTCTTCTATAGGTGGTTATACACTCCTTCCTATGAGTGAGATATTCATAGGTGTAATGAACAATGTTCACACCTCTCGTAGTATGACAGAGATGGTGAACAGAGTGAAAGCTATGTCTGAGGATGATCCTAAATATATTAAGTTGTACAACCGTTTGTCCAAGCTCAAAACTATCGATGAGCTAGACAATGCAGCAGATCTTCAATTACTGTCTGCCTTCTGGAGATCCTTTAAGAAGCAATCTCCTACAGTGAAGACAGTGTATGTTCTTGATAATGGTGACATCCAAGTGGGTGATGCAAACTTCACAACAGCTGCTAGACAGGTGAAAGAAGAGTTTGTAAACAACATTAAGAACACTATTGCTAAGAATAGCAAGTATTTCAAGAAAGCTGAGAATGGTAAATCATACATAGGAAACACTGATGCTATAAAGAAAGATGTAAAGCTTAAGAAGGACGATCTATCTGCACAGGTGGCATTCCTAAAAGAGTTTGGAATTAACTTTGATGAAGAGAGACTTTCTACCATGCCTGAGAAAACAAAGTTTGCTGAGGCGGTGAATGGTATTAGAACTAGCATTGCTAATGGTAGAAGTATTATGAGTGTGGGTGGTAGAACTCTAGACATTGATCTGCGCTTACGCCAGCTTTCTGAGATAAAGGCAAAGATGGACAATCCTGAGTTCAGCAGCACATATTATAATGTGAACGGAGAACTCACCCAAACCTTTATTGGCACAAACGCTCTTAACGATTTATACAACACCCTCTCTCAGGTAACTAACCTAAGCGAGCTTGCCAATACACAGTACGAGTATCTACTTACAGATAGCTTTGCAGCTAACTCTTTGTTGCTGTATAAGATGTTTGATAAAGAGTCTGGTGAACGCATAGAAGGTACAGATCAGTTAATGCAAACTGCTTATGCAGATGGTACTGTAGATCAGAAGAAGGGTAGACAAAAAGAGTCTTCTAAACTTAATTACAAAGAAAGACTTTTACAAGAGGTAAACCTAAACACTGCAGGTTACTACCTAAATCTTGTACCTGGTGATGCATCTATTGAGTGGATGGTGTATATGGGAAATAGTGTTGACAAGTCTGAAATACTTGCAAACTATGAACGTGCGCACACTATCTTCAAAGGCTATCTAGAGGATGAGATAAAACTTGCCAAAGAAAATAGACCAGTTGCTAAAGGCAAGAACTCTAGTGACTTACGTTTCTTCAAAGGTATTCTCAAAGAAGACCTTGAAAAAACTGTTCTTGAGTTTGAAGGTTCTATAGATGAGCTATACGCACAGCATGGTAAAGATATAAATGAAGCTATTGATGCCTTTATAAATAGAGAAAGAGATAGGTTGAGAAACACATTAGCAGAGTATGGAGCTATCAAAGTGCGTGATAATCAACTCGTTACAGAAGGATTGTCTTTTGGAAAGGATGGGCTCACTGAAGATGAACTGAAAAATGAACTTGCCACCCTATCTATCAACTACGCTATAGCTAATATTGAATTACATAAGCTTTTATATTCTGATCCTTATCAATACTCAGATGAGCTGAAACGTATCAAAAGTTTCAATTCTCCTCGTCAGGCTATTATTAGTAACTCTCCTGAAATGAATAGTGCTTTCCACAAAGTGTGGAATGAAGGGTTTAGTGAGGAGGATGCTGGTTACACTAACTTTGACAGAGATTATTTCAGAGGTGCTACGGTGAATGATGTCAACTCTACATCAGACTTACAAGATTATGGTGTGTTTGAGGAAACTGATGGTGGTGGTATTATTTCTCTGAAGGCTCTACGTAACTTCAAGATTAGAGCTGGTGAGTGGGATAGTGACCAGGAGAGACAATATAAATTTGACCTAGCTTTTGAGAAACAAGATAAGGGAGAAAAACTTACAGGAAGAGAGAAGAAGATTATCAGAGCTGGTAATCCTAAGGTGATGCGCACCTACACTCCTATCAAGCCTATTGTATCTGGTAACAAGGCTAATGGAAGACCTTATAATGATATTGTACTTGATAAATTTGCCCTCTATCCATTCTCTTACAGAGTGTTAAGAGAGGTGAACCCTACATCAAACGCTCTTAAGCTGTATGATAAAATGCAGAAGGAAGATGTTGATTATGTGGTGTTTAAGAGTGGTAGAAAGGTGGGAGCTGAAAAAACCTTTAGTCTGTATGATAAGGAAGGTAACTTTAATGAGGAGCCTTTTGAGACTGAAAAGCAGAAGAGTAATCCTATGCTTCCTCAAACTGTATTGAATATACCATTTGCCATCATGAGCATCCAGTCAGACGTTCCTTCTAAAGAAGAGAATGTTGTAACTAGAGGATCTCAGATGACCAAACTTGTCACTCTAGATTTCATGGCAGCAGGTGTACCAATTGACTTTATGCCTGAAGAGCCTTCATTCAATAAGAGATATGTTGCTTGGAATGCTTTGAGTAAGGATGGAAAGATGGGTTATAATAATGGAGACAACCTATACAAAGAGATTAAGAATAACCAAGATATCCTGGAAGCCCTGGTAGAAGAGGGAGTGAATGCTCTCACTACAGAGTTTGGCTTAAAGAAGGTGGATGATGGCTATGAGGTAGAAAGCCTGGAGAAAGTGGCAGATGCTCTAAGAAGAGAACTTACCAAACGAGAGATTAATGACAATATTAGTGCTGCTCTTAAAGGATATAAGAATGGCTCTGTTATCCTAGAAGCCACTCCTGCTTATCAGCAGGTGAGAAACGTTCTGTATTCTATTGCTGATAGAAATGTAATGTCTCCTAAGATGAGTGGAAGTATGAAGGTGCAAATCCCTTCCACTTTATTAGAGGGTGGTGCTCGTAAGGTGAAAGATGGTGTATACGCATCAGATGTTCTTAAGTTCTATGAGGATAAAGATGGTAAGCGTGTGTGCGAGATAATGGTGGCTAGATGGTTTAAGAGTGACCTTTCTGATGAAGAACTTCTAGAAGAACTTAAAAACTCAGAGATATTAAAGGGTATTGGTTTCCGTATTCCTACACAGAAACAAAACTCTATTGATAGTTTTGTAATTAAAAGATTCCTTCCAGAAGAGTATGGAGATGCTGTGGTGATTCCTTCAGCTCTGGTGAAGAAGGTGGGATCTGACTTTGATATAGATAAACTCAATCTGTATTTAAAGAACGTTGATGTAAACAAAGAGACTGGAGAGATAAAAATAATTCCTTTCCAGGGTGTTGGTGAAGAAATTAGAAACAGGTTCAAATACAGACAAGATTATAAGAAGTCTTTAGAGAATGGATACATTGAGTCTTTACAAAAGCTTGTATCTCATCCTCTTAACTTTGAAAACTTGGTTAAGCCTAACTCTGCTGACCAGATGAAGAAGTTATCAAAAGAGATTGTTGATAAACTTGGACTAGGATCATTTGACTATAATGTAGCTGCAAACATGCTCAGCAGAAGATTTATGTCTAGGCTGAGACATGCGATGGTTACAGGTAAGTATGCAATTGGTATTGCTGCTGTAAATCAGACTAACCATTCTCTGAACCAAAGAACTCCTATTTATATCGACTTTGAAGGAAAGAAAGACCTTCTTAAGCTACAGGATAGAAAGTTCTTGGGAGATGGTGTAATCAAGTTTAATGAGTATAACACTCTAGAGGTTGATGGTAAAACCTATCCTACCATCTCAATGATTAAGAATGCTGGTGGTGATTACATCTCTGACATACTTGGTCAGTTTATTGATGGATATGTGGACATCTCTAAGGATACATGGATTATGGAAATTGGTGCTACGCCTAACGTAGCATCTACATGGATGTTCCTAATTAAGGTGGGAGTTCCTATTGAGACAGTGTCTTATTTCATGAACCAACCTATCATCCGTGACTACCTACGTGAGATTGAAAAAACAGGAAGCACCTGGCTGTTCAATGACAGGATTCTAAAGAAGCTTGAGAAGAATATTAAATATAAGGGCACTGCTATGAGAGTGCCTGCAGTGCCTAATAATGAGGCATTGCTTGATATGATTGGTAAAGCTGAGTTTAACAAAACTCAAAAGGCTCAACAGAGATTTATATTACGTGAGTTCTTGAAGTATGCAAAGATGGCTGAGCAGCTATTAATTGTTACACAAGGAACTAACTTTGATACATCTTCCTTCAATGATCCTTTCTTGATATTCAAGAAGTTATATCAGCTGGACAAGGCAAGAAATACTATTTTCTCTTCTGCAGATGATCTTCTAGAAAACTCCTTCTTAGGTAAAATGATGGAGGGTATTATTGATGTGCGTCAAGCTCTTTCTGAGATATTGATAGCTGATAGAAAAGGAACTATTAGAGAAACTATACAAGAGGTACTTAAGCCTTATGTAGAAATGAATGATAGAGACTTCATCAGAACCTCTCAAAGGGTAGTGTCTACATTGTTTGATTGGGTTACTCAGGTGGATGGTAATTTAGCTGAGAAGATTAATAAAATGATGGTGTCTAAGGAGACTAACGTAGCTAAGAGAATCACTGATTTTATCTCATCAATATCTTCAGAAAGTCCTCTGAGTCAGAACATTATCATCAAGAATCTGAAGGCAGACTTTGCTGATCCTTTATCAAAAGGTGAGGTGAATAACCTATATCTGGATAACAAGACTAATAAGGTGTATGACCAGAACCAGATTATATATGGCTTCAGAGAACTGAAGAACCATTTGAAGAGTATGGGTAAAGAAGATTTGTATAATGATCTACTCACCCTATCAGTGCTGCAGTCTGGATTGAGTCAGTCTAAGGTTTCCTTTACAACTCTTCTACCTTACGAGGATCTGATGGGAATATATAACAGCTCTATTGCAAACCTTCCTGGAATGACTTCCTTAGAAACTTTCAAAGATCTGAATGTATTTGAAAGAACCTATTGGAACTATGATGATTTAGTTCCTCACATGGAGGCTAAGTATGTAGTGGACTGGAACACAGGGCAGAAAGACTATAACACAAACATGATGTTCAGGTCTGACATCTATGATGCAATAAAGAACAAGGAACTACCTATTCTGTTAAAAGTTCCTGTGCTTGCTAAAGAAGCTAATTACGATGTAATAGTTTACACTTATGAGAAGGCTTTCACTTTTAAAGAAAAGAAAGCCATGAGAGAAAGAGGTGATTACTCTTATGTAAAGAGAGGACTCTTTAAGAAGGTGGGACTTGTGGATAATGGAAATGGTGGTATGGTAGCTCTGTATAAAGCCATCAATGCATGGGGAGATGGTATTTATGCTAAGGAGTTTTACAACACTCCAAGAAAGTCCCAGATAGATAATGGATTTATTGAGTCAGATGAGAGTATTACAGATGAGAAGATATTGTCATACTTTGGTATTGCTCCTACAGTGTCTGAAGAAGAAGCTGAGGAAGCTGCACCAGAGGTAGCAAACCCATCTGAAGAAGTACCTCAGATAGACTACGATTCAATAACTGATATTACACCAGAAAGAAAACAACAGATTTTAACTAACTTTGCTAAGAAACATAAACTCACAGAAGCTAAAGCAAAAGAGTACATCAATGATGCTCTTAAGAAGGATGCTAAAAAAGTGATTAACAAACTTAAAGAATGCTACTAACATGGCTTGTATAAATCCAAATAGTTCAAGTTTCAAGGCTGCTCTTGAGAAAACAGGTAATCCTTTATTAGCTGAGCTTGAGGTGGATGCAATAATAGCATCTCCTAATGTAATCAGCAAGATGAAGGTTGCTGCTACCCAGATGGGAATTGATATACAGGACCTGGCAGAATATGCGAAAGCAACAGGGATGGATATCAACTCAGTTAATGGGGTGGCTGATTTGGCTAGAGGGGTGGTGGCTATTGCTATGGGTAGAGAAGATCAAGCGCTTACAGAAGAGATTGTCCATATTGCTACAGCTATAATAGAGCAAACCAATCCCACACTCATGACTAAAATGATTGCTGAGATTGGTAACACTACACTGTACAAACAAGTGTTTGAGGAGTATAAAGATAATAGCTATTACAAACTTCCTGATGGAAGACCTAACATTCGTAAGATTAAAAAGGAAGCTGTTGATAAACTTATCACAGAAAGAATTGTAAACCAGATAGAAGGAAATACTGAGTTTCCAACAACTCTTGAGAAAGAACAAAGGAACATGGCTCAAAGACTGTGGGATGCTGTTCTAGATTTTATAAAGAGTTTGTATGGAAAAACAAATGTAGATCTATTTGGAGAAACAGCAGAGCTTATTATTTCTGGTAATGTAGGTGGTACCACTGCTGATATTGTAGGAGGTGAAGTGTTCTTACAACTTGATAATGAAGAAGTTAACAAGATATATGATAAGGTGATGGATATGGACAATAGACTTGTTCTTAATCCAAAAACTGCTAATGATAAAAGACATTACACACTTGATGGTAATAAAGTGGCAGTTACTGTCACTGAGAAAGTGAAGGGTAAGAATCAAAATGAGCGTAGTGAGTTTGATAAGAAACAAGATGATTATAAACAAGAATGGGGACTGGCTGGTCATGGGTTTATTGAAAATACTATACTCAACGATTTGATTGATAAGAATGGATATGTCAAAGAAGAGTTTACAAATACTCCTTTGGAAACACCTCTGAACAGCACTATCCAAAAAGGTATTAGATCCTATCTAGAGGAGCTAGTTAGATCTTATGCTCCAGGTACAAGATTTCTTGTAGAGAAGAAGGTGGTTAATGAGAAGGTAAAGGGTATGATTGCCTCTACAGTGGACCTAATTGCTATTGAGCCTGTGGTGAAAGAAGATGGTACAAAGGATATAAAGGTGGATGTGTATGACTGGAAGTTCACCAACTTTGATAAAACTGTTAATGATGATATTCCATTCTATAAACAAAACGAATGGAAAGCACAGATGGGTGAATACACCAAGATATTATACAACTATGGTGTGAAGTCTAACCAACTCAGAAGAACTAGAATGATTCCTTTTATTGCAAATTATGATAGAGCAATACGAGGGGACAGAGATAGTAAGCTAGTTCTCAACTCTTTAGAGATTGGTAAGTTTGATAACCTAAAAGAAACAAAGCTCTATCTTCTTCCTGTAGCACTGGATACAGAATCTACGAACAAGAAAAAGGTAGATGAACTTGTAGCTTCTTTAAGAAACCAGTGGGAGAAGCTTTACAAAAAATCTGTTGGTCCAGAGGAAAAATTCCTAAAGAACATTCAGTTAAATGAAATGGCTAAAGCCATTCGTTCTCTTCATATGAAACTTGACTTTTCTCCCTTGCGAAATGTAGCTACTACATTTATGGAGAAAGCAAAGAAAGCATTTGAGGACTTTGAAAATCTTGACTACTCTGCTCTTACGCAGGAAGATATTGGAAATAAGCTAGGTGAGCTTCTTGAATTTAAGACAAGTGCTGAGAAGTTCTCTAAGGTAGACGAAATATACCTATCTGTTACTCCTAAATCAGGTATGACTGAAGAGGAAAAGAAAGTATTTGAAGGTCTTGTAAAAGTGGCAGATGCTACAGAAAGAATGATGGATAGAATCAACGAGCTTCAAAGAGACTTCGTTGTACAATATGCTCTGAAACAAGGACTTACAACAGAGAAGACTAAAGAAAGTGTAATTGGTGCAGAGAGAGAACTTGAGTTTATAGCAAAGACTTTTCTTGAAGGTACAAAGCTTTCTCCAAAGATTATACGCCTTGCATCTAATGCTATTCTTAAATCAAGCAGTCTAGTGTCATTAAAGACTAATGAGCTAGTTGCTGAATATACACCTCTTGTACTTGCTCTTGAGAAAGAAGCTGCAGCAAAAGGTGTTAGTGCGTTTGATATGATTGGTAGAGTGGAGAAAGATGAGCTTGTCCTTATTAAGAAGATTGATAAGAAGTTCTGGAATGAAATAGCAAAAGCTAAAGAAGAAAAGAACAAAAGCTTCTTCCTTAAGAACATGGATAGAGAGGAGTATGACAGGCTTGCTAAAGATGCAATTGAAAGAGGAATAAAGGAATTAAATGCTACAACATTTGCTTCTGATCCAGAAAGAGATGATGAAATAAGAGAGTATAGAATTAAAAAACTAAGAGATTCTTTAGATATTAACCTTGCCACCTTTAATGGTTATCAGGGATATCAGTTTGCTTACATCTTCAATAGATCGATGAAGGAAGAAGATCACTATTCTGATGATTATAAACAACTTTTAAAGAGCCCTGCAGCTTTAAAGATGTGGGAGTTTTATACAAAGCTGAATCAGAAGGCTAGAGAGATGGGATATATTGATAGGAAAGGATTGTCTTTCTTCCCATTAATAGAGGCTACTATCATTGACAAGTTTGCTCAAACAAAAGATGTAGCTTTCCAGGCTAAAGATTTATTCAAAGATTATTACACTGTTAGGGATTATGAAGGATTGGCTTATTCTAAGATTGATCCTGAGACAGGAAGATTGAAGAAAGGTATTCCTAAATACTTCACCAGAACTGAAAGAGCTGTAGAACAGCTGTCTAAAGACCTTACGAAGGTAGGCACGCTCTGGATTAAGTCACTGATGGAGTATGAAGCTAGACAAGGAATGGAGAACACACTCCTAACATTACATGCTGTAGAGAAATCCAAAGGTCATATTATTGTTGAAAACAACAATATTATATATGATACTAAAGGAGATGCTAAAGTGGATGAGAGTTCTAATAAGAATGCTGATGTTCTAGAGAAGATTATAGATGATTGGTTATATGGTCTTAATGAGAACCTTGATTCTATAGGAAACATTGCTTTAGGGAAGGTGACAGAAGCTTTTGGAAAAGATAAAGAACAGAAGGAACAGAGAAAAATATCTACTAAGAAGTTTTTAGAAAGTTCAAATGCATTAACACAAGCTCTAGCTGTAGGTTTAAAACTTGCTGTTGCAATCCCTAACTACTTTGGTGTTAACTTCCATGCATTTATTAATGCTGGAGGGTTTTATAGATTCAGAGAGTTCCAGAAAAGAAATGCTCAAATTACTACAGGAATGGGACTGACCACTGTTGATAAGGCACTTCTGGATACAATCGTTCCTATTAACGAAGATATTGCTGTAGAAGAACAGAGAAGACTTGCTAAAAAACAAGGTTATCTAAAATACCTAAGCTCATGGTCTTTGATTGATATAGCCATGATTACTAACTCTTGGCCAGAAAGAAAGCTTCAATTTGCTAACGCATTGGCTTTCAATGATAACTCAATGGTGGTTGATGGTAAGATTGTAAACATTCGTCAATACCTAAGAGCTAAAGACAGAGAAACTAAATACGACATGTCTGTTGCTGATAGACGTGCTCTTGAGAAGTCTTTTGAAGATAGAGTGACAGAATTAAAAGAAACACAATCTCTATCTAAGGTGGCTAAGATTGAAGATGATAAGTTGGTGATCCCTGGCGTTAGTCAGGAGGAGATTGCTAAATATCGTGCTAGTGTAATTGAATACAGTAGAAAGCTGAATGGTCAGATGAGTAGAGAGAATAGAGCTGACTACAGAAGAGACACTATTTTAAAATCGTTCATGATGTTTAGGAACTGGATACCTAAACAGATTAGTGAGCGTACCATGGATATTCAGAAGAACCAAGAGCTTGATGAATGGGAATATGGTAGAACAAGACTTTTCTTTAAAACCTGGGCTCGCCTTGGGTTTGCTAACATATTGAAAATGAGGCATATACTTGCTGGGGATGAGGAAGGAATTCGTATTATGAATGAAATCCTAGAGGAGAAAAGAATTGCCTACAAAGAAAAAACAGGTCAAGACTTGGAAATTACAGACGAGGAGTTCTATGACCTCATGAGAAAAGAGCTTAGTATGGAGACTAGAGAACTTGGTCTTTTGTTCTCTATGATGATTGTGGTGATAGCTGCTAAGATGGCTATTCCTCCAGAAGATGAGGATCCTATTACAGCTAATAAATATAAGTTTTATATCAAGGTTCTCAGTAAAGCAAAGGATGAACTTTCCTTCTATTACAATCCTCTGTCCTTTGAAAGTGTTACAAAGGGTAGTATAATACCTTCCCTTGGTATACTAGTAAAAGCTGAGAAAGCTATTGTAGATTTAGAAAGAGAAACCAGAGGAACCCTTACAGGTGATGAAGAGTTGATGGATAAAGCCCATCCTACAAAGAGAGTGCTTGATTTAATTCCTGGACCTTCTCAGTTCCAACAGGAGATTCTTCCTCTTATTAGTCCTGATTTAGCTAAGGAAATGGGCATCAGAGTGACTGCTGAAGCTAGAAGACAATAACATCCTATCTATAGCTATATTATGTCGTTTATCTGTTTGTAACTCATTGAAAATTCATTAATAACAAATAATTTTGCTAATATGCGTACTGCTGCAATTTGCCCAACCTGTCCTTATTACGAGAATGCTCTCTGCATCCTCTATAATGGAGAATATCTGACCAATATTGACGTCAACCCTCTTGATTCTGTAGAGGTTGCACTTGGTAAGATAAATGACAATCTTGTTCCTGTTACAGGAACTAATGCTCCTACAGCAGGGGCTATTTATTTAGGACAACTTTATGTAAGAACTTCTGGATCTGAGAATCTATACTATGCTCAAACTACAGGTACAGGTGCTTTAGACTGGAAGATTGTTCTTTCTGTTGGATATGCAGGAGCACCTGAGTTTGCAGATAATAATGCTGCTATTTTGGGTGGTCTTCAGTTAGGCCAAGTATACCGCACAGGAGATATATTAAAAATCGTACATTAATTTAAGACATGAACGTACTACCTTCCAATTCGCAATATGGTAAATCAGGGTCATCAGCTAAACCCTGTCCACCAGCTTCTAAAAGTAGCGTGGCTAACTGCGTGGCAAACCCATGTCCTGTCATATTAAATGCAACCTGTGTTTTCTATGAAGGACCTAATTTAATATATTCAGGAATCAACACTAATGACAATCTTCAAGTTGTCATACAGAAATTAGATGATCTGTTTTCAAGTGCAGGATTGTCTGGTACTTCTGGAACCTCAGGTGTAAACGGAGCACAAGGAGCGCAGGGTCCTCAAGGCCCACAAGGTCCTTCTGGAGGAGGTAGTGGTTCTGCTGGAAGTTCAGGAACTAGTGGTACTTCAGGGACCAGTGGTGTATCTGGAACAAGTGGTGTAACTGGAGCTCAAGGTGCTCAAGGTGCTCAGGGTTCTGTTGGAGCACAAGGTGCACAAGGATCTCAAGGAGCTCAAGGAGCTGCTGGTGCTTCAGGAACAAGTGGTGTGTCTGGTTCTTCTGGAACATCAGGAACAAATGGTTCATCTGGAACAAGTGGTTCAAATGGATCTAGCGGAACATCTGGTTCTTCTGGATCTTCTGGCATTTCTGGAAGTAGTGGAACATCTGGTAGTAGTGGAACAAGTGGAGTTAATGGAACATCTGGTACATCTGGTGTAGCAGGTACATCTGGAATTGATGGCACCTCTGGTACTAGTGGAATAGACGGAACGAGTGGTACTAGTGGAGTTTCTGGTACTGCTGGTACAAGTGGTAGTTCAGGAACTAGTGGAGTGAATGGTACTTCAGGAACATCTGGTATCAATGGAACATCTGGTGTTGACGGTACTTCTGGTACTTCTGGTATTAATGGTACAAGCGGAACCTCTGGTGTTTCTGGTACAGCAGGAACCAGTGGAACATCAGGTGTGGATGGAACATCTGGAACAAGTGGAGTGGATGGTACGAGTGGAACTTCAGGTACTAGTGGTATTGATGGAACATCTGGTATAGATGGAACAAGCGGTACAAGTGGAACAAGTGGAGTTTCTGGATCTAGTGGTACATCTGGAATAGATGGTACTAGTGGTGTATCAGGAACATCTGGTACGTCAGGAACATCAGGTATAGACGGAACTTCAGGAATTGATGGTACATCTGGTACGTCAGGAACCTCTGGAATCTCTGGCACATCTGGTACATCTGGTATCGATGGAACTAGTGGAACAAGTGGTATTGACGGAACTTCTGGAACATCAGGAACCAGTGGAATAGATGGTACAAGTGGTGTAGACGGAACTAGTGGTACGAGTGGCACTAGTGGTGTGAGTGGATCTAGCGGTACTAGTGGAACAACTGGAACCTCTGGAACATCTGGCATAGATGGTACTAGTGGCACTTCAGGTAGCTCAGGAATAGACGGAACTTCAGGAACAAGTGGTATTGATGGAACAAGTGGAACTTCAGGTACATCTGGTGTTAGTGGCACAAGTGGTACTTCTGGAGTTGACGGTACATCAGGAACATCTGGTTCTTCAGGAATAGATGGCACGAGTGGTACATCAGGTAGTTCTGGAACATCAGGAATTGATGGAACCAGTGGTACCTCAGGTACAACGGGCACATCAGGAACATCAGGAACATCAGGGTCATCAGGTATTGATGGCACTTCTGGAACATCAGGTGTAGATGGAACTTCTGGTACAAGTGGCACTTCAGGTGTAGATGGAACCTCAGGAACTGCAGGTACATCTGGAACATCTGGAACTTCAGGTATTGATGGTACTTCTGGCACTAGTGGAACAGCTGGAACTTCAGGTACAAGTGGTATCGATGGTACATCAGGTATTGATGGAACATCTGGCACATCAGGAACTTCTGGCTCTAGCGGTTCTTCTGGAACTTCTGGAACTAGTGGTATAGATGGTACTTCAGGTTCTAGTGGAACAAGTGGAACAAGTGGTACTTCTGGAAGCTCAGGTGTTGATGGTACTAGTGGTACCAGCGGCACTAGTGGCAGCAGCGGTACAAGTGGTACTTCAGGTATTGACGGTACATCTGGAACTTCAGGTGTAGACGGTACAAGTGGCACATCTGGAACTTCAGGCACATCTGGTACTTCTGGAATTGATGGAACCTCTGGAACAAGCGGCACTACTGGAACGAGTGGTACTAGTGGTACTAGTGGAATTGATGGCACCAGCGGAACTTCTGGCTCTGCAGGAACATCAGGCTCTAGTGGCACATCAGGCACTAGTGGTATTGACGGTACCTCTGGTACAAGTGGTACAACGGGTACCTCTGGAACAAGCGGTACTTCAGGTAGTAGTGGTATAGATGGAACCTCAGGTACTTCTGGTACTTCAGGTACAACAGGTACTAGTGGTACCAGTGGAACAGCTGGTAGCTCTGGAACTAGTGGTACTTCTGGAACTAGCGGTATAGATGGTACATCTGGTACAAGCGGAACAGCAGGTACGTCTGGAACTAGTGGTGTAGATGGAACCTCTGGTACATCTGGTACAACGGGTACATCAGGTACAAGTGGTACTTCAGGTGTGGACGGAACTTCAGGTACAGCTGGTACATCAGGTAGTTCAGGCACATCTGGTATAGACGGAACTTCAGGTTCCTCTGGAACATCAGGTACGAGTGGGACTTCTGGAACTAGTGGTACCTCTGGTATTGATGGTACTTCAGGATCATCAGGTACATCTGGAACCTCAGGCACTAGCGGTAGTTCAGGAACTACTGGAACTAGTGGAACTTCAGGAACAAGTGGATCTACTGGTACCTCTGGTACAAGTGGAACGTCTGGAATAGATGGTACATCAGGCACATCTGGTACATCTGGTACGAGTGGTATTGATGGTACGTCAGGCACAAGTGGAACTTCTGGTACAAGTGGGACATCTGGTACTAGCGGATCTAGTGGAATTGATGGAACTTCAGGCACTTCAGGAACAAGTGGTACATCAGGTACATCAGGTACATCAGGTACAACTGGAACATCAGGGACCTCTGGAACAAGTGGTTCTTCAGGAACATCTGGAACATCTGGAACATCTGGAACAACAGGTACAAGTGGAACAAGTGGTTCTTCTGGTACATCAGGGACAACTGGCACTAGTGGTACAAGTGGAACAACTGGTACCAGCGGTACAAGTGGCACTTCAGGAATAGATGGAACAAGTGGAACAAGTGGTACAAGCGGAAGCTCTGGTACTACAGGGACAAGTGGAACATCAGGTACATCTGGTACTTCTGGAACAAGTGGAGTTGATGGACTTACTTGTGCTAGTTATACATTAACTGGCGCAGGTGGTAATTATAGTTATACAGCTTGTAACGGTACTTCTGAAAGTACCTCAAAAGATATTGGAAGTGTAACATTCTGTGCAATTGCTGGCTCAGTAGTATATGATACTGGTACATTAACATATAATGGAGTTTGCTCAGGTAGTTCAGGTACGAGTGGAAGTTCAGGATCAAGTGGAACATCTGGAACATCAGGTACTAGTGGAAGTTCAGGTACTTCTGGAACAACAGGTACCTCTGGAACAAGTGGTAGTTCTGGCACAAGTGGAACTACTGGTACTTCTGGTACATCAGGTACTTCTGGTACATCTGGCTCTTCTGGTACAAGTGGTACTTCTGGAGTAGATGGAACTAGTGGAACTTCAGGAACAAGCGGTCAAAGCTGTATAAATTATACAATTACGTATGTTTCTGGAGGTGGAGATCTTTACTATGACTATCTTGATTGTACAGGAGCTATAGTGAGCATGGGTCCTCTTACAGATGGTTCTCAAACCTTCTGTGCAATAGGAGGCAGTGTTCAGGTGGCTAGTGGAAATTATAGTCTTTCTAATAACGGTATATGTTCTGGAACCTCTGGAACAAGTGGTAGCTCTGGAACTTCTGGTACATCAGGCACAACAGGTACTTCTGGCACTGCAGGAACTAGTGGCACATCAGGGACAACAGGTACAAGTGGTACTTCAGGAACAAGTGGTTCAAGTGGTACAGCTGGAACAGCTGGTACCAGTGGAACTTCAGGAATAGATGGTACTAGTGGAACTAGCGGTACGTCTGGAACATCAGGTACTGCAGGAACTTCAGGTACAAGTGGAACTAGCGGAAGCTCAGGTACAACAGGAACATCAGGAACCTCTGGTACGTCTGGAACTACTGGAACTTCTGGAACAAGTGGAACTGCAGGTTCCTCTGGAACATCTGGTACAACAGGAACGAGTGGGTCTAGTGGTACGAGTGGTACTTCTGGCACAACAGGAACCTCTGGTACAAGTGGAAGCTCAGGTACATCTGGCACCACAGGTACAAGTGGAACGTCTGGTACAACTGGTACATCTGGAACAAGTGGATCTAGTGGAACATCTGGAACCACAGGTACATCAGGTACTTCAGGTACGAGTGGTACAAGTGGAACATCTGGAACTTCTGGAACTGCTGGCACTTCAGGTACATCAGGAATTGATGGTACAAGCGGTACATCTGGTACATCAGGTTCTTCTGGAACGTCTGGTACTAGTGGCACAACGGGTACATCAGGTACTAGTGGTACGTCAGGTACAGCTGGAACTAGCGGAACAAGTGGAACAACAGGTACTTCTGGTACAAGTGGTACGGCAGGAACTAGTGGAACTTCAGGTTCTAGTGGAACATCTGGCACTACAGGTACTAGTGGAACAAGTGGAAGCAGCGGAACTAGTGGAACAACTGGTACTTCAGGTACGTCAGGGACAACTGGTACTTCAGGCACAAGCGGAACAGCTGGCACTAGTGGCACATCAGGCTCCTCAGGAAGCAGTGGAACTAGCGGAACTACAGGCACCAGTGGTACAAGTGGTACTACAGGTACAAGTGGTTCCTCTGGAACGTCTGGAACTACAGGAACGAGTGGCACATCTGGAACTAGCGGTACTGCAGGTACATCTGGAACCAGTGGAACTACAGGTACTTCTGGAACAAGCGGTTCTTCTGGAACCTCTGGTACCACAGGAACTAGTGGAACTTCTGGAACCACAGGAACTTCTGGTACTTCTGGAAGCTCAGGAACTACTGGTACAAGTGGCACATCTGGCACTACTGGAACATCTGGTACTAGCGGTACATCTGGTACAACAGGCACATCAGGTACTAGCGGAACAAGTGGTACGGCTGGAACAAGTGGTACTACTGGTACTAGCGGAAGCAGTGGTACGTCAGGTACTTCTGGAACCTCTGGCACATCAGGAACTACAGGAACGTCAGGCACTTCTGGTACAACAGGTACATCTGGCTCTTCAGGTACTTCTGGAACTACAGGTACGTCAGGAACATCTGGAACAACTGGAACTTCTGGTACCTCAGGTACATCAGGAACTAGTGGAAGCAGCGGTACTTCAGGAACTTCTGGAACTACAGGTACTAGCGGAACGTCAGGTTCTTCAGGAACTAGTGGTACAACTGGAACATCAGGAACGTCTGGATCATCTGGAACTTCTGGTACAACAGGCACTAGCGGTACTTCTGGTACATCAGGAACTGCTGGCACATCTGGCACAAGTGGTACTACAGGAACCAGCGGTACATCAGGTACAAGTGGGACTAGTGGCACAAGTGGAACCAGCGGTACAGCAGGTACAAGTGGAACAAGCCCTGACTTTACAGGAAGTTCTTCTAACTCAATAAATTTGCCTTTGGCTGAGGCATAATCTATAAATTAAATAAATAATATACAATGCCCTTTCCTAATTATCCCAATCTCTCTATAACAACCGACACTGGGCTATCCTTTGTAATAGGTGACTTTGTTCAACTAACCCATGATGCTAATAATTATATTATTGGTCAGGTGGTTTCCTACAATAGTGGTAACGGTGCTCTCACCGTTAAACCATTCGTTTCTGTAGGAAGCGGTACATATACTAGTTGGACAGTCCAGTTAGCAGGAATGCCTGGTGAAGATGGTTCCTCTGGAACAGCAGGTACTGCTGGTACCAGTGGTTCTAGTGGTACTTCTGGGACTAGTGGATCTAGTGGTACTACAGGTACGTCAGGATCTAGTGGTACTTCAGGATCAAGCGGTTCATCTGGTTCTTCTGGCACTTCTGGTACTAGCGGTACAGCTGGTGCACAAGGAGCTCAGGGAGCTAGTGGTTCTTCTGGAACTAGTGGCACAAGTGCTACAAGTGGAACTAGTGGATCATCAGGTACAAGTGGTAGTAGTGGGGTAAATGGGGCACAAGGAGCACAGGGTGCAAGCGGTAGTTCTGGTACTTCTGGTACTAGTGCTACAAGTGGTACATCTGGAACGTCTGGAGTGAACGGTGCTCAAGGAGCACAAGGAGCTGCTGGCTCCAGTGGCACTAGTGGTACTGCTGGTACGTCTGGCGTTAGTATAACAGGTGCACAGGGTGCACAAGGGGCACAAGGTGCTAGTGGAAGCTCTGGTACTTCTGGTACCAGCGGTTCCTCTGGAACATCTGGAATAAATGGAGCACAGGGAGCTCAAGGAGCAAGTGGTAGTTCAGGAACAAGTGCAACGAGTGGAACCTCTGGTTCTTCTGGTACTTCAGGAATAAATGGTGCACAAGGTGCACAGGGCGCTTCAGGATCTAGTGGAACCAGCGGTACCAGTGGTACAGCTGGAACTAGTGGTGTGAGTATCACTGGAGCACAAGGTGCTCAGGGGGCTCAAGGCGCTGTTGGTGCACAAGGAGCAGCAGGTTCTTCTGGTACTTCAGGTACCTCTGGAACTGCTGGTACTTCTGGTGTTAGTATTACAGGACCTCAAGGTGCTCAAGGTGCGGTGGGTGCTCAGGGAGCTCAAGGAGCATCTGGATCTAGTGGTACATCAGGTACTGCTGGTACATCAGGTGTTAGTATCACTGGTCCTACAGGTCCTCAAGGTGCACAGGGAGCTACAGGTGCTCAAGGTGCTTCTGGATCATCTGGAACGTCTGGCACAACTGGTACCTCTGGTACATCTGGTGTAAGTATTACTGGACCTACTGGTGCACAGGGCGCTCAAGGAGCACAAGGGGCTACTGGAGCCCAAGGTGCAAGTGGTTCTTCTGGAACATCAGGTACAGCTGGAACATCTGGCGTTAGTATAACAGGTCCAACTGGTCCTCAAGGAGCTACTGGCGCTCAGGGTGCTACTGGTGCTCAAGGAGCAGCAGGAAGTTCAGGAACAAGTGGAACATCAGGAGCCACAATCACAGGTCCAACAGGAGCTCAAGGTGCCCAAGGAGCATCTGGTTCTAGTGGAACTAGTGGTACAAGTGGTGCAACTATAACTGGTCCTACAGGAGCTCAAGGAGCTCAGGGAGCCACTGGTCCAACGGGAGCTCAGGGAGCAAGCGGTTCTTCTGGCACGTCTGGTACATCAGGTGCAACTATTACAGGACCAACAGGAGCCCAGGGTGCTCAAGGTGCAACAGGACCAACAGGTGCTCAGGGTGCTGCAGGAACTTCTGGAACAAGTGGAACAAGTGGAGCTACAATAACAGGTCCAACTGGTGCTCAGGGTGCGACTGGAGCACAAGGAGCCACTGGTGCGCAGGGTGCTAGTGGATCTTCTGGAACGTCAGGAACAAGTGGTACGTCTGGTAGAAATGGATCGCAAGGTGCTCAAGGGGCACAAGGTGCAACAGGAGCTCAAGGTGCTACAGGTGCACAAGGAGCAAGTGGTAGTTCTGGTACTTCAGGTACAAGTGGTGCAACCATTACAGGTCCTACGGGTGCTCAGGGTGCACAGGGTGCAACAGGTCCTACAGGAGCGCAAGGTGCTTCAGGTAGTTCTGGCACATCAGGTACATCAGGTGCTACTATAACAGGACCCACAGGTGCACAAGGAGCACAGGGTGCTACAGGTCCTACTGGAGCACAAGGGGCCACTGGTCCTACAGGTGCTAGTGGAAGTAGTGGTACATCAGGTACGTCAGGTGCTACAGTAGTTGGTCCAACTGGTGCACAAGGTGCTACTGGAGCTCAGGGTGCAGTTGGTCCAACAGGCCCTACTGGGGCTCAGGGTGCAACGGGTGCTCAGGGTGCTAGTGGTTCATCTGGTACATCTGGAACATCTGGTACATCAGGAAGAAATGGATCTCAAGGAGCTCAGGGCGCACAAGGCGCAACTGGTCCTACTGGTCCTACGGGAGCGCAAGGGGCACAGGGTGCTGCTGGTACATCTGGAACAAGTGGGGCTACGGTTACAGGACCCACTGGAGCTCAGGGTGCAACAGGACCAGCAGGTCCAACAGGTGCACAAGGAGCAACAGGTCCACTTGGACCAACGGGAGCACAAGGTGCAACTGGTCCTAGTGGTACATCTGGTACTTCTGGAGCAACTGTGACTGGTCCCACTGGTGCACAAGGAGCAACAGGAGCTCAAGGAGCTACTGGAGGTCCTGGCCCAACAGGAGCACAAGGAGCTACGGGTGCTCAGGGTGCAACGGGAGGCCCTGGTCCTACTGGTGCTCAAGGGGCAACAGGTCCAAGTGGTACATCTGGAACTAGTGGCGCAACAGTAGTTGGTCCAACAGGTGCTCAGGGAGCTACGGGTGCACAAGGAGCAGCAGGAGGTCCTGGTCCTACGGGAGCTCAAGGTGCGACGGGTGCACAAGGTGCGACAGGTGCCCAAGGAGCTACTGGTCCAAGTGGTACGAGCGGTACATCAGGTACGTCTGGTAGAAATGGATCACAGGGAGCACAAGGTGCACAGGGAGCAGCAGGTGCAAATGGAGCACAGGGTGCTCAGGGTGCTACTGGTCCAACAGGAGCACAGGGTGCAAGTGCAGGTATTACATCATACACTAACCCTGCAGATAATAGAGTGATTACTTCTGTAAATTCAACTACTATTAATGCTGAGGCTAACTGTACATTTGATGGTACCACCCTGTATGTAAATGGTGCATTAGGTGTTGGAACATCTACTCCTACTACTGTAGGATTGATTCGAGCAACTAATGACGTTGTTGCCTATTATAGCTCTGACGAAAGATTAAAGGCTAATAAGACTAAGATTGATAATGCTATAGACAAAGTTTCTAAGCTTGGCGGTTATGAGTTTGATTGGATTCCTATGGAAGGAATACATGAGAATGAAGGTCATGACATAGGAGTTATTGCTCAGGAGGTAGAGAAAGTAATACCTGAGGTTGTAACTACTCGTGACAATGGCTACAAAGCTGTTAAGTATGAGAAGATTGTAGCACTTTTGATTGAGGCTATAAAGGAACAGCAATCTCAAATTAATGAACTAAAAACAAAATTAAAATAATATGCCTCTTCCTAGCAGTGGTGTAATATCAATTAGTGATATATATACTGAGATAGTTGGTAATGGTTGTTGTGAAGGAGGTGACTACTCATTACGTAGATTAAGTGCTTGTGCAGGATTTTCTAGTCCTGATGCTATGAGTGATTTTTATAGCTATTCATGTGGATATTCTATTGCAATAGATGCTAAATATATATCTAGTGCTTTTGGTGAAACTACAGGTAACTATGCAATTTATTACAATATAAGTTTTGGAGCTGATACCCTATTAGTATATGGAAGTAGTATAAGTACAACATGTAATACAATGGGAACTGTATCTATTCCCCCAACAACTGACTTACAACTTGGATTTGCTGCTGTCCCAAGTAGTGGAAAAAATAGTGGAAGACAATTTGATGTAGCTGATGCTACTGATTGTCCAGCTACATCTACTGCTTATTGTGGAACAGTTGATTCAGGGCAAGGACAGTACTATACTACCACTCCTACTGGAACTGGTAAACGTTATATGACTATAGCAGTGTTTGTAAAAACAGGAACATTTCTCACCTGTATTTAAAAGTAAAAATATATGTTAGTAAAAACTGGACTCTCTGGTGTAGGTGTTTTAGATAACTTCAAAAATCAAATGACCACTAATTTTGTAAGAAGTGGTGATTGGAGAATTGTAAAACAGAAAGACAATAAGTATTTAATCATGCAACATGCATTTGATGGTACTGTCTTTTTTGATCATGTACAATTTATAGAAAGTTATTTAGATAAACTCTACAATAGAAGCTTTACAAGTATTCTATGTGGTGGTCTTGGAATGGGTGTGGCGCCTTTTCTAACACAACCTTTTTGTACCAAGGTGGATGTTGTTGAGCTAGATTCAGAAGTTATTGACCTTGTTAAGAATAATACAAACTATCTTCATCCAAAGGTGAATATTATTCAAGGAGATATAATGACTCATGTTACCAATGAAAAATATGATGTCATATTAATTGACATCTGGGTAAATAACATAGAAGATCTTAATCAACAAAAACCTATTTTGGAAGCTAAATATGCAGCAAATCTAAATCCAGGAGGTCTTCTTTATTTCCCTCTTGTAGATAGACTCCCTTAAATAAATTTGTAAACAAATAACTTTTTTTGTAGATTTGCTGAAATCTACGTTTTATGGCACATGATTCTAGGAACAGTAATGTTCTTTGGTACATTGATTCTATCACTCCTGATGGAGATGAATATAATATAAAAGGTTGGATAACGCATAAAACTCTGAAAGTCACAGGGTTAAAGATAGACGGTCAGGACATTAAAGTTAATGTTCATGACCGTTTTGACGTTTTAGGGGTATACCCTACTCTTCCTACAACTCAAGTGGGAGTAGAGTTTAAGCTAAGAAAGGAAGATTTTAACAAGCTTATAGATGTAGTCACTGAAAGAGGTATTGTTCGTGAGATAGGTAGTATCTATCCTTGGTACATTTATCATCTAGGATTTAATAACAAGAACAAGAACTTAATTGTTGTTGACAACTTTTACAATAATCCTGATGAGGTGAGAGAATATGCAATGAAGAACCTCACCTTTAATTTTTCTGGTTACCACAGAGGGCAAAGAAGCACAGATCAATTCATATTGAGTGGTACGAAGGAAGCATTTGAAAGCATCCTTGGTAGACCAATCTATAATTGGAATCACCCTAACTATGCAAATGGTGTGTTTCAGTTCTGCACAGCACAAGATCCTATTGTATATCATGTTGATACTCAGAACTATGCGGCAATGGTGTATCTAACACCAGATGCACCTTTGCGTTCTGGAACAGCTAGCTTTAAGAGCAAGCTTACAGGAGCTACACGCTTTGATACAAACGACCATCCTCTATTTGAACCAACATTTAAAGGGAAAAATAGTGATCTTAACTTCTATGATAATAGCACATTTGAGATGGTAGATAGTGTAGCTAATGTTTATAATCGTTTAGTAATGTTTGACGCTAAATCAATTCATGCTGCGACTGGCTACTTCGGAGATGCTATTGAAAACTCTAGATTCTTTCACCTATTCTTTTTTGATATTTAATGAAACCAACAATTTGCTTTGCTACAATGTGCAAGAACGAAGAACATTGTATCAAAGATACGCTTGAGTCTGTCTATAAATATATTGACCACTGGGTCGTATATGACACTGGTTCTACAGATAGAACACAAGAAATAGTGGAAACCTTCTTTAAAGAGAAGAACATTCCAGGAAAGTTCTATGCTGAAACCTTTGAGGGATTTGACAAGAGCAAGACTAAGATGATTGCTTGTGCTAAAGATAAGGCAGATTATATCATGCATTTGGATGCTGACGATCTTTTGGCTGGCGAATTTTTCTTTCCCGAAAATGACCCTGACAAAGACTCCTACTATATGAATGTTAGACGTGGGGGTTCTAACTATAAAGCACTTATTTTATTCAAAGCTTCTTATACATGGAAGTTCTGTGGTGTGGCTCACACTACAATCAAGTGCCTTGAGAAGCCAAACTTTTCAATGGGCGACATCAGTGATTCCTCTTATATCATTTGTGAGGGTATTGGGTCACGTGCATTCGATCCTAAGAAGTTTTTCTATGATGCACAGCGCCTTCAGAAGCAATTCTTTGACACGCTTATAGAGGACCCAGATGATCTAAACAACAGATCTGCCTTCTATACAGCACAAAGCTACATGGATTATGGCATGTACACAGAAGCGCTACAGTGGAACAATCTCTACCTAAAACTACAAAACACGTGGATAGAAGAAAGATTTGAGGCACAGCTTAGGATAGGAAAAATCTACATAAGCATGAATGCTGATATTGAACTTATTGAACGTGAGATGAGAAAAGCTATAGAAATATTCCCAGACAGAGCTGAGCCCTATCATTACATGGGAATACATTTTAACACGTTAAGAGACTTTGAAAAGGGATATCACTACCTAAATGAGGCTGTCAAGAAAGACTTGACTGCTATGAAGAATAAGTATATTCTTTTTGTAGATGAATCAGCATATGGTAAATGGAATTATGATGAACTTTCTGTATCTTGCTTTTGGACTAACAAACCTGAGCAAGGTGTTAAATTGATTAATGCAATTATAGATGATCCAGATTTTGAGCACCACAAACCAAGGTTGCTTGATAACCTGAATCATTTCAAAACCAAGTATCATGAAAACCACGTTGCCTAAAATATTATACGTTGGACCAGGCACTCCAGAGTTAAAAACTATACAGAGGTTTGATTTTGAAGAAAGAACACTTTGTGTGAAACATGTTCCTGATGAAAAAGAATTGACTAAAACACTTGTTGAATTCAAACCAGATGCAATTGTTACAATTGGTAAATCAGATAGAGAGTTTCCAAAGCTGTTTAATGAAACACATGAGGTAAGAAAGAGATGGTTTAATACAGAAACAGTAACAGAAGATCTAGGACAGCGTGCTTATTTCTGTGCCATGAATCAGATTCTTACACAGAACAACGCTAGAACAATTTCCTTCTTTACATCCATGTATAAGACAGGAAAAAAACTATTAAGAACTTATGCATCCTTAGTAAGTCAAATTCATAAAGATTGGGAATGGGTGCTTGTACATGATAGTGACGATGAAGAAACTCTTGAGATTGCAAAAAAGATTGCTAAAGATGACCATCGAGTGCGTGTATACAATTTTGAAGAGAAGAGTGGAGGTAATATTGGTGAAGCTAAATACAGAGCAGCGATGCTGTGCAAAGGATTTATTCTAGCAGAGCTTGATCATGATGATATTCTTACAGACACATGTGCATTAGATTTATATAATGCTGCACTTAAATATCCAGATGTTGGGTTCTTCTTCACTGATTGGGTGGAGGTGAATGAACAGTTTCAGTCTCTTACATACGGACCAGGGTTTGCTTTTGGATATGGAAAGTATAGAAGAGAGGATTACAAAGGAAATATTTGGGATGTTTGTGATCAACATAACATTAATCCAAAAACTATACGTCATATTGTAGGAATTCCTAATCACATTAGAGCATGGCGTAAAAGTTTCTACTTGTCTATAGGAGGACATAATAGAGATATGACTATTGCTGATGATTATGAACTAGTAGTGAGAAGTTTCTTGTACACAAAGTTCTGTAAGATTTGTCGTCTAGGATATATACAAATCATCTACCAGAATGAACAAGAGCGCAATTCACATGATGTAGCTCGTGCTGATATTCAACGTAGAGTGGCATCTATTGCTGAGTTCTATAATGAAAGCATAGCTAATAGATTCAAGCAGTTAAAAATTACTGACTGGGTGTACGAACAAAAAGATAAAGATCTTGATGAGATTCCTAATAAATTTGGAACTGAAGAGGGTGTTGCAAATTATATTTATAAACCAAACATATGACAAATACATACGTATTTCCTAAAGAGACAACTGACCCAACCAACTACTATTACTATCTACAGGGGTTTTCTCCTGAAGAGTTAGAACGTGTATATGCTGGTGTTGCTGCTCTTCCTTTTGAACAAGCCACAGTGGCTAGTGATTCAATGAAGGACATTCGTTCTTCTATTATAAAATGGGTTCCAAAAAATTCTGAATGGGAATGGCTTTATGAGAAGATGATAAACATGGCAACAGAAGCTAATAATGCTTTATGGAAGTTTGATCTTCACTCTGTAATGGATAGCATTCAGTACACTGAATATCATGCTGTAGATAATGGTCATTATGGCTGGCACCAAGATATTGGACCAGGATGGCTCTCTCAAAGAAAGGTATCCATCACTGTACAACTGTCTGGCCCTGATGAATATGAAGGTGGTGATTTACAATACTGGCAGGGTGGAGATGGTTATATGACAGCTCCTAAAGAAAAAGGCGTAGTGTTTATTTTCCCGTCATATATGATGCACCGTGTTACACGTGTGACAACTGGTATACGTCGTTCTTTTGTTCTCTGGGTAGGAGGAGATCACTACAAATAATCCTGATTGTCTATATAAAGAATCACTTCACTATAGTAGTTCAAAAATTTATCATTCCATAGATCCCAAGTGATATTAACAGCATCCACTGAATACACTTGATGTCTATGGAATATTCTTAAGTAGGTGTCTCTGAATGCTCTAAACTTTTCTCTTAGTTCAGGAGTGGTTAAGTGCCATTCTCCTGCAATCTTCTTTACGTTCTGCTTAATCCATATGAGATTAGCAGGAGTGAATATGTCATACTCCCCACCCTCACAATCTGTCTTAAGGAAGTCAATTGTCTGGATGTTATAATCATCAATCAACTGTGTGAATGTAGTTGAGTACATCTTTATACCATCGTTTAGAAAGATGTTGTCAAACTTAAACTCTCCCACCTTAGCACCTATCCCTTTGTTGATAGGTGTAACATTTCCGTGTAATGTATTGAGAACCAACGTTTTAAACTCTGAGTAACTTGGCTCTAGGGCAAACACATGTTTTGGTTTCTTGTGTAGAATAGAGAATGTGAATGGTCCAAGACTAGCCCCAATATCCAGCACTACATCTCCCTCCTCTACAGGAAATATACGTTCGTAGATCTTCTGTTCAAAGATCTCATTGATAATTGTTTCTTTAAATGTTGGGTACAGATTTGGTTCCCATATAAAGTTGTCTAGGTTCATAGTATGTTTTTATCACATGAATCACATCTAGAATGAGTATCTAGATTGTGTTTGCCCATGTTTTCAATAATAAATTCTACCTTCTCAATTACATCATTAGCATTGATGGATGTGTGACATTCAAATTCTCTGTTAGTTCCTTTCTGCAAAGGACACCAGTACCAGTCTGACTTATCAAACTTGTGAGTGTTCCAACAACCATGGCACACATTTTCTTTTACAATCCTTGTACATCTGCTCGTAAATTCATGATAGGCATCTGAGAAGTTAGCAATCATAACAACCTGTTTACCAAGTCCCCACGCTAACCAACTCAATCCACTAGATAAACCTATGAAGAATTCACTGTGGTGAATAGTGTTCATAGTGTTTTCCATGGACTTGTCTCTCAACTGCTCACAGTTGTCAAATGGATTATTCTCCATAGATACATTCACCACCTTATATCCTCTTTCAACTAGATAGTTAATCAGTCCCTGCCAGCCTTCTTTAGTCCAGAACTTACACTGAGCTGTTGAATTAGTAGCAATTGTTACATACTTACCATATACATTCTTAGCAAGATTATGCTTTATTCTAGGATTGAGTTCGTTGAATTCTAGTCCTAGAATGTTAGTGGCAGCCTTTTGAAGAGGAATTTTATGGGGTTCAACAGGCTCTAAGTTTGAATTATAGAACCAGCCCAATTTATACATAGCATATATGTTCGGTGCTTGTTCTCCTGGATTGATAAACTCTAGCTCAGGATATACATCCTTGAATAAGAAGTTCTTGAAGGTAGACACTATCACATGACAGTTATGTTTTCTCTTAAACTCTAATACATATGGAATCCATGCAATATTGTCTCCTAAGGAAGCACTATCGAAAGCAATATATACACGCTTACCTTTTACATCAAACTGATGTTCATATATCAACTCATCTTCTTCATACACCTCAATTTTCCAATCAGTATAATAGGCACGATTGGCAGCTGTCCATTCATTAGCTTTAATCTTTGATTGATGTATTATAAATCCTCCATCATCAATAAACTTAACTGTATAAGTCTTATCACTTTCTCCTAAAACCTCTACTGTAGGGCGTCCTATGAAATGTGTATTCACCTTTACATCTGACACCTTATTCTGTTTAATGTGTGGTAAGTTTAATAAGTGACGATAGAAAACTTCATGATCTTTAGAGAAACGTTCGTTCGTATCATTTGGGATTTTTATTGGTTCAACTGAGTTCAGTATTTCTCTAACTTGCCAAACCTTTCTACTATCATCTAATTTCACAATATAATCATCAAACATTCCTACATATTGTGGTAGATCACGAGTGAGTACAGGTAGACCATAAGATATAGCCTCTCTCACTACAAGAGGATTACATTCCCACGTTGAGTTGAACATGAACATATCTGCAGCATGCATGAATGTTTCTGTATCAGAGCGCTCTCCCCAAATCTTTACATTAGGAGGAAGATCTTTCATCGCTGGTCCCCAGTAGTCTTCAAAGTTAGGAGCTTGATTGCCTACAAAATGAAACTGAATGTCAGGGAGTTGTCTAGCTATCTCTAAACCCTCTATTTGGTTTTTACCAGGAGTCCATAGTCCTACATTGAGCACATGTTTTTTGTTAAGATCAAATCCTAATTGTTCTTTAGCTCTACGTTTCATCTGATAGATTGGCACTCTATTCTCAATTGGAAACTGAATCACCTTCTTCTCAGAAGGCATGTTACCAAATGTGATTTCATGATAAGGAGTACAGAATGCATATCCATCAGGATGGAATATTTTGTCTTTATCAGGATTGAACCATACATTGTGACATGTCTCAACAATACGCCATGTTCTTCTAGAGTCATATAGAGCTCTTAATACAGGTGTGGGTACACGATTAAAGCTGTCAAACCCTTCCATAATCTCATCAACATGCACTACATCTATGTTGTTATCATGGATTATGTTTAGTAGATTCATCTTGTCAGCTCCCACCTCATGGAATCTTTTACCTAGTGTTGCTTTAATTTTATTACGCTGCACTACAAACTCATTACTATAGCAACTAAACTCAGCAACATGCACCTCAAAATCAGAGTGTGCAAGAAGTGCATCTATTCTTTTCAATAGGAAGGCAGGCATTCCACCTGTAGATAGATGCGGTGCTACAAACAAAATTTTAGTAGGAGTAAACAGTGCACACTCAGGATCTTTCCAAGGAGCATTAGCTAATAGGTCATCAGCACAACTGATGTCTCCTAATTCATATGGAAACTTTTCAATATCTTCTAGTGTAGTGTTCTCTGTAATCCAAATAGGTTTGTGTTGGTATTCACGTTTTACAGATGCAAAGTAGTCCATATACTTGAAATCTCCCCCTACAATATCATTAGACATGCGCACACGAACATTAGGTATTCTGTATGCATCTGCTACAATTATACCATGTAAGCTAGAAGAGATGATGTATTCACACTCATTCACCTCATCTACAAATTGTTCTATTCCTGTAGTGATATTAATCACTTTCACTTCCATATCTTCTAGCTTGTACAAAGCATTAAGAACATCAGCGTTCTGATATTCAGAATAGTGTGGAATTATTCCATACTTGTACTTCTTATCGACATTAGGTTGGTATATACGTGGAAATAAAAGAGCAGGATCACCATACACCTCAGGACATTCTAATCCTGCACGAAGTAATTCTTTTCTAGTAATAGGTCCTCTTACAGCATATATCTTTCTAGGATGTTCCTCTATATTCACCTCTCTGTCTGATATTACACCTGTTCCCCACACATAGTCATTCTGTCTAGCAAACACCATAGCACTTCCTACAGCAAGAAGTTTTCCTTTCTTTTTTGGAACAATAGCACTTGTATCAAAATGGAAAATATCCATAGGATCAATCTTCTTTGTTGTAAAATGAGAGATGATCCTATGAGAAATAATATCTCCCCAGTTTTTTGTGGGGTCAATCTTGTACTTATTATAGAAGTCTATTCTATCAGATATTTCTTTCATTCTAACAGGATCTTTCTCTCCATGAAAGAAGAGGATGTCTTGTCTTGAATCAGGTAGTCTAAAGAAGTGTCCTAAATTGTTACGAATTCCAGGAATATACTTGGCCTCACCACCGTATGCTTTATTCACTCTATCGAGCCCACCGTTTATATAGATGTATGGCAAACCCTCATGGAAGTTATGCTTCCATAGGAGGGTATTAACAATAGTTTCTTCATGATAGGGTGCATAGTATTGAGGGTTTTTAAATACCTCAGGATGCATACACATCCATCTCCACTCTGCTAGAAACTTGTCACACCACTGGCCTGCTACAAAATATCCAGTTTGTCTATATAACTTTCTAACCTTCTGGTTAACACCAAACAGCTCACAGGCTGGATGCTCAAGAGTGGTAGATAGATCATCATAAGAATCAGCTCCCCCTCTACCATTAGCAAGCATCCATTCATAAATACCCTCTACAAAATAAGGGATGGAGGATTTCTCAGGGAACATGTCAAAAATACGTTCGATATAAGGAGTGGCAACACTATCGCTATCTACATAAGCCACAGTTTCCATATAACGTAGTGCATCTCTTACAATCTGAGGACGCTGGATTAATAGTTTATAGACATTACTATCTCCACGGTCAATAAACGATTTCTTTTCTGTAGGTTTTATAGCAACAGGCCATTCAATAGTTACAGCACCTCTCACTCTTGCAGTGGAGTTTACCATATATACAAAAATGTTAAGAGAGCTGTATTTACGAATTGAATCTACAGCTGCCTGTACAGTATCTAAATAGCTTTCTGTAGCGTACATTACAAACCCACGCTTTATTCTAATACGCTTATTGATGTAATAACCATAATACTGATTCTTATAGATGGGTTCTAAAATCTTATAGCGCTGCCTCATTACATCAGGAGTGAGGTCTGCTTGAAGGTGGGTCTCATAAACATTTCCATACTCTTCCCCGTCCTGCTCCATCATGTAGGGAATTGCCACTAGGCAATCTTTTAGAGAGTTTACTATAGTGTCAATTAGGTTCTGAGCGTTCTCTGTGCTAATATGCTCTAGAACATCACCTAGTATAATAAAGTCGTAATCTGTTAAATCAAAGTCTAAGATGTTGGCGTTATAGACATTATCATACTTAGATCGCAAATCAAATTGCTCTATGTAGGGAGCCCACACTTCCACTGCATCCATCCTATATCCAAGGTCTCTAAGTAGGTTGGAATAGGTCCCCTGTCCTGGGCCTACATCTAAGATTCTCTTACTGGTGGGAACATTGTCAATGAACCACTGTCTTATTTCTGGCTTGAAGAATGTATAGCTATTTGGCATGTAGCAAAGGTAAAAAAATATTTGGTAGTTTCAAAATAATTTCCTAGATTCGCACCAGACACCTACTCTGTCAACTTATTGCTATATTATGCCCGTTCTGGGCTGAATTACATAACACGCTGGTTCCTTTTCGGAGGGAATTGGCGTGTTTTATTTTAACACCTAATCCCATGTAATACTGTCATGGAAAATCTATTTGAAGAACAAGTAAAAGAAGAATTAAAAAGTATGGACCAGCGTCTTTATGATCTAGAAGAGAAAATGGACTCTATAGATACCAAACTTACACAAGTGGTAGACGCTATCTTGGGCAATCCCCTCACTAAACAGGGAGGTTTTGTTAAAGATATTGAGTACCTAGAAGCTAAAATAAATAAGCTAGAAAAACAGGTGGAAAAACATGAGGATTTCAAGAAGAAGGTGTATTGGGCTGCTGCCATTATAGGCACACTTGTTATGGGAGCTGAATATATCAGTAAAATAATTGCCAATCTAAGTAATTAGTATGGAGTTTATCAAGAAGAATTTATTAACCTTAGCTATAGTGGTGCTACTGATAATAGTGGTGCTGCAAAAGTGTGCTCAACCTAGTCCTTCTGAAGAACCTACAATTGTTAGAGACACAGCTTGGGTGGTAAAAGATTCCCTGATATACAGCAAACCTCAGCTGGTGAAGACTATTGAGATAGAATCACATGATACTATCATCAACCAGTATATACCAGATACCAACTATGCAAAGCTGGTGATTCAGTACCAAGAGATTGTAAATCAATTACTTGCGAAGAACATTATGGAGGATTCCATACGCATTGATAGTAATGGGTATGTAAAGATAACTGACACAGTTCAGAAGAACCTTATTGTTGGTAGAGGCACACATGTGAATATTAAATACCCAATAATTACGGAAACAATCACTCTCCCCGCAAAAAAAGTTAACCAGGTGTATATAGGGGGGGCCTTCCAAACTGATGGTGATAATTCACAAATAGGGGCTTCTGCTCTTCTGAAAACCAGGAAGGATTTTCTAATTGGAGGGTCACTAAGTGTAAATACTTATGGCAATTTACAATACGGATTGGGGGCTTATTGGAAGATAAAGCTTAAGAAATGAACATTGAAAAACTAAAAGGTCACGTACCTGATGCTGTAATAGATCAGCTACCTGACACAATCTCCAAGTTTGAAATTAACACCCCCGTAAAACTTGCTCACTTCCTAGCTCAGGCTGGACATGAATCAGCTGGATTTAAGGCAGTGAACGAGAACCTTAATTATGGAGCCAAGGGTCTTCTTTCCATCTTTAAGAAGTATTTCCCCACAGAAGCTAAAGCTAAGGAGTACGAGCGTAAACCTGAAAAGATAGCTAATCTGGTATATGGAGGAAGAATGGGAAATGGTCCTGAGGCTTCTGGTGAAGGATACAAGTTTCGTGGAAGAGGCTACATCCAACTTACAGGAAAAGACAACTATAAAGCATTTGACGCTGTTGTCCCTGAAGATATCGTAGCTAATCCAGATCTTGTAGCCACTAAATACCCTTTATTGTCAGCTGCCTGGTTCTTCCATAAGAACTGTCTGAAAAAATGTGTAGACGCTTCTGATGCAACCGTTACAGCTGTAACTAAGTGTGTTAATGGTGGTACAATCGGTCTTCCTGACCGTTTAAAACATTTTAAAGAATACTACAATTTATTAGCATGAAAAAGTTCTTACACGATTTATTTAATGATGACAACTCTATCAATGAGAAAGCTGTGGTTGGATTTATTGCCTTCCTTATGATGGTAATAACACTAGCTACAGATATTGTCACTGGTGTTATGGGTAAGGTGATGCCTATCCAGGAATTTATCTTTGATGGTTTTATGGTGATAGTATTAGGAGCATTTGGAATTGCTTCTGTAGACAAATGGATTAATAAAACAAAAGGAAATAATAATGAGCAAGAAGGAACTGAAGGTTAGTGCCCTGCCTATAAGCTTTGCAGAGTTTGCAAAAGAACCTGTAAAAGGGCTCATGTTCATCTGCCTGGTGGCTGTAGGCTACTTATATGTAGATGGCAAAATTAATTACAACAATCAGATTGAAACTCAAGGAAAGAAGATTGAGTTGTTAGAAACAAAGGTGGATCTATTAACTAATCAGCTTAGAAAGTCTGATAGTGCGTTGAGTTCTGCTATTTCTAAGATTACCACTCTTCAAGAACTTGGTAAAATCAAATAATTATGAGACTTGTATTATCAATATTATTAATTATTCTGGTGGGTTGCAGCTCATCAGAACCTAAATTACAAGTAGATGAAATTAACACAGTTGATTCAATACTTGAGCAAAGTCAAAAAAACTTTGTCTCAGCTGACAGCACTAGTAGAAAAAGCGATCAGCTCATTAACCAAAAAGTAACAAAAACAGTGAACCAGATTACCACTCTTAAACAAGAGGTAAAGGTTCTTAAAGCAGAAAATAATGAACTTAAGACTAAGCTTGATGACGCTGTTGATGCTGGTAAGCCTTTCAAGTTACTGCCAGTATCCAACGGTAAAGACAATAGGTAAGGACACTGTGGTAATAATGACCGTTAAACAGGGTGAGGACATAAATAATCAATTTACCCTTCTAAAGGACTCATTATCAACACTTAATGAACTCACCCTCACCCTTCGTAAGCAAATGGCAAGTATGGGAGTTAGAAACATCCAGCTTTCCAAAAATCTCACTAAGTCCATGGATGAGGTGGGAGTTGTTACCAAGCAGGTGGATGTTTATAAGAGTAAATATGAAGAAGCTGAAAATACCATCCGTTTTCTAAAGCGTGATAGTAAGAACACTATTGTAGGTCTTCTCAGCCTTCTGGCTGCCTGGACTATATATACATCTGTAATGTTAAATAAATAAACCATGGCTAAAACCAAATCATCAGGCGAATCTAGGAAAATCACCTTTGGCAAGCGCAAGGGTGGGAAAGCTGCTAAAAGCAGAGGTCCTAAAGACAGAAAGTCCTCTAAATATAGAGGGCAAGGTAGATAACGAAAACCCCCTTTATGGAAGGTGATCATGTTAAGAAAGCAAAGACAGAGGCTAAAAGCCTTAAGAGACGCATCATTGATGCTGGCAATGTTCTTCCTACCCTTTGGGTACGATTTCCTTTTCAAGTTGATAATGGAGGTAACTGGCTCATTTTGGGCAGCCGATCTTATCTTCTATGGAATCTCAGGATCATTCTTTGCCTCCTATATTTTGCTGTCCAAATATTTAAACAAGTTTAGTTAGAGCCGTTTTAACTAACTTAGTTATTGTAATTTGTTGAGGGTCATTGTTTTCTCTAACTAACACCATATATTTGTGAACTTATGGCTATTCCGTCAAGACAGATAGGCTGGGGCCCTCAGGAAAACCTCTTGTGGGAAATTGCAAAGCAAATGGAGCAATTAGGCTGCCAGCTTTGTAATATAGGTGGTGTTGGTCCTCAAGGTCCTCAGGGTCCTCAGGGTCCTCAGGGTGCTTCTGGATCATTGACAAATGCCTATCACGGAGCTTTTATATTTAATAGTGCCACTGTTCTTACAGCTTCAATGAATTCTAATACCACTGCTCCAATTCAGGTGGCAAGTACAGCAGGATTTTATTCTCCTGGATATATGAGAATTGGTGCAGAGATTATAGGTTACACAGGTATCTCTGGAAACACCTTTACAGGAATTACAAGAGGTGTAGCCAGTTCTGGTGGAGCTAACCATGCTATTGGAGCTGGTGTTTCTCAAGCACAATACACACCTGCTGGTGTGCCTGCACAAGTAAAACTAGATCAAACAGATCTTTCAAATGGGGTGACACTTAACCCTCTTACAGGAGATGTCACTATTGTTAATGCTGGAACATACAATTTACAGTTTAGCATACAGTTTGAAAACTTCAGCAATGATGTTGAGGATGCTATAGTTTGGTTTACATTAAATGGAGTTGATGTCCCTAAGACAGCTAGTTACATTACAACTCCCACTATTCATGGAGGCACACCTGGTGCTACTCTCATGACAGTGAACGTTTTTCTAGTACTTTCTGCTGGTGATATAGTGGCAATGGAATGGACTAATAACCAAGGAAAAACAGTTATAACAAGTATACCTCCTGTTGGAAGCACTATACCACAATCTCCAGGAGTAATTTTTACAGTAAATAGAATCGCATAATCATGGCAATACCATCAAGACCCTTAAGTCAGGACCCTCAGTCGCAGCTCCTTTGGAATATTTCTAAGCAGCTTCAGCAACTGATTGGGATAGTGGGTACTATAGCTAATGCTAGCACTACCACTACAACCACTACCACTCCATAAGGAGAAACTTTTAAAACCAATAACTACATATGAAGGATTTAAAGTATGTCTGTGTTCAACCAGATGATACCTACTACACATGGCAGGTACATTTATGGTTGGAGAGCCTTAGAAAGAGAAACGAATCTGACAAGGCTATTGTTCTTATTTTCACTCCTAATTACAGAGAGGAAAATCCTAAGTGGAAACAAGTTATAGATCTCTATCCTGAGGCTGAGTTTCACTTTTATAAAGATGAACATCAAATAAGTTCTCTTTTAGGAATCTACATCCCTGTGCTTAGACCTTACACTCTTTGGAGACACTGGCAAAAACATCCAGAACTAAGCGATAAGGCTATATTCTACTGTGATTCAGATGTGTTGTTCACACAACATTTTGATATTCAACAGTTTGTGGATGATGATGTATGTTATCTTTCTGAAACAACCAGCTATATAAGTGCTGCATATTTTGATAGTAAGGTGAGAGATGTCAAACCTGAGAAACTAGAGGAATACAAGACACGCGATATACTTGCTGAAATAGGAAGTGTGATTGGTATCAGTAGGGAGGAAGCTGTAGCTAAGAATGATGATAGTGGTGGAGCTCAATACCTCCTTAAGAACATAGATGCTAGTTTTTGGAACAAGGTGATAAATGACTGTATTGTTATTAGAAGCTACTTACAGAAGGTGAACAAAGAATTCTTTGATAACGAAAACAAAGGATTCCAAAGTTGGTGTGCTGATATGTGGGCTGTTCTGTGGAACCTGTGGGTAAAAGAAAAAGAGGTGAAGGTGATTCCTGAAATGGGATTTAGCTGGGCACCAGACCCCATTACTAAACTAGAAACACATCCAATCCTTCATAATGCAGGAATTGTGTCTCCTTTTATGGATGGACACAACTGTTTTTATAAAGGTAAATATCATCAAGGACTAGATCCTTCAAAAGATGAACATCTTAACTCTGTTCTCAGTGATGAGAAATCAAAAACTAGATGTACATGGTATTATGCAAACGAATTAAAAGAACTTTTTAACAAGTATAATTTAAACTATTAATCATGGCCACAATTGACAGTCGCCCTCTCAAAGCTTATGTACGCTTTGACGGTTCTGGGAGAATCGTTCCCAGCAGCCTGATTCTAAGAAGGAAAAAACCCAAGGTAGGTAAGTGGGTGGAAATTCCAGCTTATGAATGCTGTAATCTTACAACTACAACCACAACCACTCAACCCTAAATTTTAAAAGTATGGCAACTAATAATAAGCTAAAGGCATACGTTCGTTACGATGGTACAGGACGTGTAATTGCAGGAAGTTTAATCCTTCAGCGATTTAAACCTAAGGTTGGTAATTGGCAAGAGATTGATGCAAATCAATGTTGTACTCCTACTACAACTACCACTACAACAACAGTAGCACCTACAACAACTACTACAACTACTATTCAATAATTATGGCAAAGTCATTATTTCCTTCAGACATGCTGAAGAGTGGGGCTGGTGAAATGACGCTTGAAGGCATTGCTGGAAAGCTCACCTACTTCCATGAGCAATTACATTTATTGCATTGGCAAACACAGAGTTATGCAGAACACCAAGCTCTTGGTGGACTATATGATTATGTACATGATTTTAAGGATGGGGTGATTGAGAAACTTATGGGCTATATGGGCAAGCGTCCCAAAGCACCAAAGGTAGAACCTCTATCAGATACAGCAAGTGCTAGTATTGTGGTGAGTGAGCTTATGAGTTTCGCCTCAAGCCTTAAGAGTTTTGGTGAGAGCAACGGGTTTCATGACATTGCTAATCTAGCTGACGCTCTATCTGGAGAAGCTGCAAAAACTAAGTACCTGCTAACACTGTCCTAATGACAATTAATAAGAGGTTCTTCCCTGAGGTGATGCCTGATAACGAAGTAGCTTATTTTGCACATCTAGAGGGAGTGATTAACTCAGTGGATGAATTAAGTATCCTGGAGATAACCAAGAATCCTCATTCTTATCATTTTAGACTGGTACCCAGTGTTCCTAAATATAACCAGATGCTATTGGAAGAGATCCTTAAACTACATAATGTCTTCCACATAAAGCTCAAGTTGTCTAAGAGTATAAAAAGCTCAGCCACGATAGCTTTTGAAATAGATTTGGAAAATTCATAAACCATATATACATTTGTCCAAACCAAAAAATAAATAATATGGCAACTTACGATCCTAGCAAACGCTACACATGGACTCCCACAGACAAATTTGAATTCACAGGAGCAGAATTTGGTCTCATTTTGAACGCATTTCGTGCTGTTCTAAATACAGAAGAAGCTGGACGCATTCTTCTAGCTAATGAAGCTAACCAAGCTGTTGAAGCAGCGCTTGCTAAAGCTGTAGAAGCTAACATTGTTAAAGAAGCTCCAGAAGCCCCTAAGGTTGCTGGTCTATAAAAAATTATTGACATGGCTAATATTAAAAAAGCTCAGAAAGGATTTACACTATCTGAAGCAAAGAGAAAAAGAGATTCTCTTGATTACGATGCTAGAACAAGAATGGCTGCTGCTAGACAAAGAACTATTGGTCCAAAAGGATACGATGATATTTCACAAGAATTATCCAAAAGAGCAGCTAAGAGTGATAGCTTAAAGAATGTGTTTAATAAAGCTATTGAAAAAACCACTAAAAAAACTGCTCCTAAACAACGCTCTGGTGGTAAGATGACTAAGGCCAAGGGTGGTAAACAAATGTTAAAGCGTGCTGATGGATCTGTTTCACAACGTGGTTTGTGGGATAATATTCGTGCAGCAGCTAAACGTAATAAGGCAGCAGGTAAGCCTGGTAAAAAACCTACAGCAGCAATGCTAAAACAAGAACGTAAAATTAAAGCTAAAGGAAAATGAGACATATTAAAAAAGCTCAAGCTGGTTTAAAAGCTTCTACTAAGCGTGTAGGACCTGTTGATCCTAAGGGCGCTTGGACAAAGGTGCAAGAAATGACACTTGCTGGTAAGCGTACACCTGTTAGTCTTACACGTGATAAAGAACTTGGTGCTACTAGTATGACTGCTAAGAAGGGTGCTAAGGTGGCTAAAGCTAAAGGTGGCAAATGGATTCAAAAGGCTATTAAGAAGCCTGGAGCTCTCCGTGCTCAACTTGGTGCTAAGCCTGGTAAACCCATCCCTGCTGCTAAGCTTGCTAAAGCTGCAAAGGCTAAAGGTAAATTAGGTCAGCGTGCACGTCTTGCTCAGACCTTAAAGAAGATGCGTAAGAAATAATGCCTAGCATTAAGAAACTCCTCAAGAGCGCTCCTAGATTGCGCAACACACTTCCTCAGAATGTAACAAGAGGAAATGGCGTACGTAACCCACAGAAAGCAGAAGCTTATGTGGGTAAACGTGTTTTAAGGAGTGGTGATACAATTACAGCTGTCAAGGGATCCATTACACCTGTTCCTAACGGACCACTTATTAAGAAGAAAGGACCTTTCAAAGGTTCTACACTTAAAAAAGGTGGGGCTGTTGTGAAGGTTGGTGGACAAACTCACAAGGTATTTAAGAATAAGAAAGGTGATATTGTTGTAGATCATACAGCTGGTATTCCTGCTGGTAAATGGGACAAAATCAACCTCACTAAAAAAGCCAAAGCTAAGACAGTAAAACAGGGTGTTGCTTCTGTTAGGAAGTGGCACAGGGAAAATCCTAATTACTACAAAAAGAAGAAGTAATGGCTACAGTTAAGAAAGCTCAAATGGGCATGCGTGTTGGTAGATCTAGTGGTCGTTCTTGTGGTATTGAAAAACAAGTGCGTAAGGAAGAACGTCAAGCTGCTAGAGAAAACCGTCAAGCTGATAGACAAGCTAGACGTGAAGAACGTAGAGCTCCCAAAATGCGTAGCGGTGGTAGTACACCAGCTTGGCAAAGAAAGGAAGGAAAGAATCCTTCAGGTGGATTGAATGCTAAGGGTGTAGCAAGTTATAGACGTGCTAATCCTGGAAGCAAGCTTAAGACAGCTGTAACCACTAAGCCTTCTAAACTAAAACCTGGAAGTAAAGCTGCTAATCGTCGTAAGAGTTTTTGTGCTCGTATGTCTGGAATGAAGAAAAGACTGACATCTGCCAAAACTGCCAACGATCCAAATAGCAGAATTAATAAGTCTCTCCGTAAATGGAATTGCTAACAATTAAAAACTCAAATAAAAATGGGAAAGATTAAAAAGTATCAAATGGGTGGAGATACCACCACTCGTAAGTATCCTAGTGGTATGATCACTCCTAGTAAAAAGGAAATGAAAAGCATGCCAAAATATAATCCTCGTAAGATTGAGCGTAAAGACCGTCAAGCTACTAAAGAAGAGATTAGAAATCTTGAAAAGAATAAGCCTGCTATGCCTGCTTCTCAAAAGAACATAGGGCGTAAAGGAATTAAGGTAAAGGCTAAGAATGGTAAGAGTTTCCCTGACCTGAACAAAGATGGTAAAATCACTAAAGCTGATATTCTTAAAGGACGTGGTGTTATTAAGAATGGTGGTAAAATGAAGAAAGCTAAAGGCGGTGCTGCTTTAAAGAAGCAAGCTGCTGTAGCTATTGCCATGAAGAAAGCTGGTAAGTCACCTAAGAAAATGATGATGGGTGGTAAATGCAGAGGAGGATGCTATTAATATGAAATCAGGTAAACCAAAAAAGGCACCCAAAGTCCCAGCCCCTAAGCCCATTAATGCTAACTATATGAAGGAAGCAGATACAAAGCTTAGAAGGTCAAGTAAAATGTGGCCTATGAAGACTAAACGTCTTTCAAAATAGTTTTTGTTTCATAATTGTTTGTTTAATAAGAAAGCCCCTATCTAGGGGCTTTTTTTATGTGGTCTTCTAACATCTTAACATAATCCTTTTTCCAATGAGGATTGAGTTGCACCTCACCTGTAGGAATCTTACCCTGCTGTCTAAGGTTTTCTATATATGCACTGTGCCTTTGGATGGCATTAGGTTTGCCAGGTTTATCATGTCCCTGACCAGACATGTGATAGCTACGTCCTCCCCACATATAAAACCAGCTAGCTTCAGCTTTAGGAGGTTCAGCAAATAGTCTTCCTCCATACTTATGCAGAGTTTCTATGAATGTCATGTCATATCCAGCGTTCTCAATAGGATGTCCTCCTATTTCTTTCCAAACAGATTTACGAAATACTATTCCTGAATTACCTATCCAGGTGATGTCTGTTATATTATCTCCGTTATAAAACACACCAGGATTCCAATGGAGAATGTTCACATCATCTGTGAAATATTTAGCTACATTCTGTAAATGCCAAGGCATAGCTAAATCATCATCATCCCACTGGCATATAATCTCTCCATCACACATTTCTGTTGCAAAGTTTTCCTTAGCTCCAATAGTTGTGAATGTTTGATTGACATTTACAATCTTCACCTGTGGGTGATCAAACTTAAGAGTTTGTAAGGGATAGTCATTCACTATCACTAGCTCACATTTATCAGCAGGGTAGTCCTGCCTGAGGAAAGATTCTAAACTTTCCTCAAGCGTACTCACCCTACCATAAGTGATCATTTTACATGATATTAGTGGCAGCATAAAAACGTTCTACGTCTTCTCCTTCTAAATAAATTTCAGACTGGAATGTATTCTTCTGACGCTTCATACCCTTCATCTTATTAGTACGAGGATCAATTTCAGGAACCTCCTGAGCACGCTCATGGATATCATCTAATAAAATCATTATACGTCCATCCTCAATAGCAACAGAGCGAATCACCTTGTTGATGTTAAAGCTGTCACGAAATACATTGTACACAGGGTTTTCTGGAGTCCCTGATTTTAACTCCTTACGAGTGTAGAAAAACTGGTTTTTCATTTGATTTGTTTATAAAATTGATTTGTTAAATACTGAAGTTCATAGGCGTAGGACTCCTCTGTACTTTCATTAAAAGGAATCCCTGCCCATGACATTATGGAAATTGTGGCATGCAAGAGCTCGTGACTAATAACACCTTTATCTTGTGGACTAGATAACCAAACTATTATATTCCCCTCTTCATCGCTAAATGTAGTTCCACTAGCAAGGAAGTCTTCTGATGTTATGGAACTTGTGGTATTTTCCACTACAAACTCCATAGCTTTTTCAGTGTCTGCTGTAACTATAACAGTTACATCTATGTCATATGTACAACCATTAAGTGTTATAACTTGGTCCTGATAGACATCAATCTTCTTATCTACTTCCATCACTAGAATAGGTACGAAGATTAGCACTGCAAAGAGCAGCACTAGGAGTATTTTTTCTCTAAATGTCATATTTCTTTTTTAAGTAGTTACGCTTAGTATTGACTTCTTCATACCTATACATGTCCAGTTCTATCTGTTCATGCTCCTCTAGAGTCAAAAGTATGATATTTTCCTCATCCATAGAAGCTTGAGGACATTTTTCCTTAGGAAGAATGTGATGAAAGAACACTGTTAGAGGCTCAGATCCTAAATATTTTCCACTAACCTGGGAATAATGAGGGAATTTTTTCCATAATTGTAAGAAAAACTCCTGCATCTCGGAAATCTTCCGAATTTCCTCTTCAGATTTAACAGGTTTTGTCAAATTACTGAATCCTTTTTTAATAGCTAGTGGCTTTCTAGGTTTATGTCTGAAACAATGAGATCCTTCACACTTTGCTCCACACGTGGGGCATGTGCTCATTTTACACGATTATAGGTTTTAAATTTAGCTCTAGCATTATACATGTCTATAAGGAAGTTAACATCCTCCTTAGCTTTCTTGAGCTCTTTCTTCTTACGCTTGTCCATTTTATGCAGATCTTCAAGCTGTTTCTCTATCTCATCACACAGCTCAGGAAGACTTAGATATTGTTTGGAGAACAAGCTTGTATTCTCATCTTCCAGGGATAGTATTAGCTTACTCATTTTGTTCCAGTTGATCCAAAGCCTCCTTCTCCACGCTCTGTGTCAGAAAGCTCTTCAGTTTCTACAAATGCTACATCTAATATCTTCTCAAAATAGATTTGAGCACATCTATCACCTATACCAAATGGTAGAGGTTGGTAGATCATTTCCCCTAGGCATCTAAATATCACCATCCATTCACCACGGTAGTCAGAGTCTATAATGCCTATTGAGTTAGCTAACACCCAATTCATTTTAGATAGTCCACTACGAGGGACAATGATTCCTTTATAGCCTGTAGGAATTTCTGTGGCAAATCCTAGTCCTACAATCATTTTGTTAGGACGCTCGATCTTTATACTAGCTGCATACACATCGAAACAAGCAGCGTCCAAACTACCCTTTGTGGGTAGCTTGGCTTGCTCGTGTATCTTCTTAAAATTAATCTTCAACGCTGACTTCTTGGACATCTGCTTCTTTTATTTTGTTAAGAATTGCGGTTTTGATCTCTGTATAGAACTCAGAGTTATCTATAAGCATGCGTTTAAATTCCTCTAAATCATACTTAGTTTCGTTAAAAGTCATGGTTTTTCCATACTTTCTGCCCACTTCATATTCATTCATGAGCTCAAGCACTTCACCCACTTTGTCAATACCCTCACCATACACAATCTCAAAACTACTCATACGATAGGGAGGATTCATTTTATTCTTGATAGCTTTCACCTTGGTTAGATTACCATAGGTTACATCACCTTCTTTTGCCAAACTTCTACTCACTTCTATACGAACATCTGAATAGAACTTCAGCGCATGTCCTCCTTGTGTTGTGGTAGGATTACCAAACATAACACCAATCTTCTCACGATACTGACTAATAACTATAACACAAACGTTGTTAGCAGATAGAGCTGTCTTTAGTTTTGGATAGGCATTGCTGTTAAGTACAGCTTTCTTACCGATAGCACTATCACCCACCTCACCATCTAGCACCTTCTTAGGAATTAGTGATGAGTCTGAGTCGATAATAACTAGGTCAACAGATCCACTGTTAATCATCTCCATAGCAATGTTAAAACCTTCCTCACCACATGATGGTTGAGCGATTAACATCTTGGTAGTGTCTACACCCAGAGCTTGGAAATACTTCTTATCAACAGCATGCTCACCATCTATATAGAGAACAGTGCCTCCTTTCTTCTGACACTCTGCAGATACGTGACCACAGATAGTTGATTTACCTGTACCTTCCCATCCCATTAGTTCGTACAGGCGTCCTTTAACAAATCCACCTACACCTAATGTAATGTTGTCAAATCCAATTGATCCAGAACTAATGACATCATAATTACCATTAGTTTTGCTGTCTAGTGCAAGCACTGTGCCTTCACCATACGTTTTGTTTAGTTTGTCTAATGCTTCCTGAAATTTGCTTTTTGCTTCAGAAACTTCTTGCTTTGCTTTTGCCATAATTGATTGTTTAATTGTCTACAAATATACTATTTTTCATTGGGAAAACCAACACTTTTTACAAAAAAATAGCCCCAGTGTAGACACACCAGGGCTTCCATTATTAACCATAAAACTATTTCTTCTTATCACTTTTTGGTTTATAAGGACAGTGTCTGCAGCCTCCTTTAGACTTGCAACAATATCCTCTTTCTAAGTGATATTTCTCAGTGAACACCATTCTACCATTCTCAAGGTAGTAGTGCACACCTTCTATAAACTTTTTATTGGATTTCACAAGCACCTCCTGCACATGCTGCCACCTGTCCAAACTCCACAGTATCATCTAGTTCTGTTACATTAGTGAGATCTAGATTATGAAGTGAGGACATTCTAGCCTCATACTCTGTCCTCTCAATGTCCTCAAAAGGAGCTTGTTTGTATGTACCACCCCAATAAGGTAGAACACTTAGACCGTTATAATACTCTTTGTTATTCCACATCCATTCTCCTACACTAACCCACTCTTCTGGCTTGATAGATATTGTAGCACTAACGTTATGTGTATTATCTCCTGTAATGTGTCCTGCTTTAATCCACTGAGTAGCAAACTTCTTTACACGCTCAAGGGTTTCAAGAGGGCTCTCTGTACGGAATATAGATCCTTCTGGAGCTTTAACAGGAATGCGTACACACACTGTATCATTTGGTCTAAGTACATCATCCTCAACGAGTTCTGGATGGTTTACAATCAAATAAGAAGCTACGTCCTCATTCTTACCAAAACGCATAGTGCGTAGGTAATAAGGCGCATGCCATGCGTGTATACCACTAGCTGTTCCAAGTACTAAGCTTGTTGTGCCAGAAGGTTTAATACATGTAATACGAGCTGCCTCATTAGTTCCTAACTTCTCACTAATAATCTGATTAGTTAGTTTAGCAACATGAGCTGCAGCTTCTAGATTATATTTAAGTATTTCCCCTGATCCAATACCAGTCATACCTATACCTAATAAGGCATCCTTTTGAGTAGTTTTCTGCCAGATGGGTCTTAGATAGTGAAAGTCTGTGAATCCAGCCTGCAGAGTTCCAAAGAAAGCTGCTGCTGTAACACGGTCATTCAGGTCTTCCTGACAAGTGACATCCGACACATTCACTTCACACAGATTACAGAACTGGTAAGGCCTAAGGGCTATCTCGCAGCATGGGTTAGTTCCCCAGTCTAGATTGTTAGTCCAATAGATACCAGGCTCACCAGATCCAGACGCCTCAATTCTCTTCCAAAGGGAGTTGAATTCCTCTTCTCCAATCTCTCCACGCTTCAGAACAGCTGAGTTATTAGCTCTTCCACGCTGTTCGTTAGTCTCCCACCAGTTTCCATACTTACAGGTGATCATTTCCTCATCATTATGGCTAAACAGGGCAATCATGGCGCTTCTACGAATACCACCAGCTAGCACACTGTTTGCAATGTGACACAGGATATCATGACATTCTAGAGGGCTAAGCTTCTCTCCTTCCTGTTTCCTTTCAAGAACTGCTTGCACATGTGCTAAACAAATCTTAAGAGGCTCAGGACCAGGAGCTTTACCACCTGCTGTTACAAGTCTAGCGCCTTTCTTACGAATAGCTCTAAAGTCAAACTTAGGCATAAATCCTCCTTCCAGATAGGCTTTCATGAGCACCTTTACAGCGTCTGCCCATCCCATAATGCTGTCTTCAACCAGATAGTTACGCACCTTTCCAGGCTTTGTAATAGCTGGAAGCTGTGCAACGTGCTGTTTCTGAACACTATAGCCTACACCCGTGCCACCTAACAGCAAGAACATAGTCTCACTGAAGCTGTGGATGCTATTTATGGGTAGATAACAACAGTTGTAAATCCTTGAATTGTTTACCTCTGCAGCTGGACCAGCAAATTGAAGCGCTCTCATGGAAGGCAACACCTTCTTTTGTCTAATAAACTTAGCAGTTTCGATGATCTGTGCCTCCAGTTGGGGATACTTCTTGATCATCATCTGCTCATACCTGTTCACAATCTCGTCCCAGGTTTCTCTTCTTTTAAGCTCAGGGACATACTTTGCATACTTACTAAATACCGTGAGCTTACTCAACGCATCCAATCCTAAATCCATAAATAATTTGTCTTTTAAAGGGTAAAAAATAAAGGGTTGCAAATGTAACTTGCAACCCTCTAAATTCCAAGAGAAATTGAAAATTCTAGCTAACCAATTTCCTTATTTTCATTCCCAAATCTTCGTCATTAATACTTGTTTTAACCAACTTAGTTATCTCCCTATTCATATCCAAAAGTTTTTCAATGTATAGGGTAGCATCCATAAGTTCTTCTTGTAGGTGCTTTAAGTAATTATCCTTACTATTATCCTCTAGTGTGGTGCCATATTTCATATAGCCCACAGCGCTTCGAGTGGCATATTTATCAACTACTTGTTGTACTATCTTGTCCTTCATTTAATATAACGTTTAACTTGTCATTTAATATTTGGAACGCACGTTGAACAGCAGCTTTTTCAGCCATCTTTCTAGAAGTGTATATTCCTATATTCTTCACATTATTCACATCCCAAACAAAACCATCATCGTTATGTGTTACGTTGATGATAACATTATTCTCATCAAAGACATCAAATAATATCCTAGGACTTTCCTCAAACATCTTCAATAGTCTGTCATTAGGAAGCCCCTGTTGACGCATAAACTCTTTAAAGTTATCAGGTAGATTCTGATCCTTTAGAGACTCTTTCATTTTTTCTGTAAACCAATCTCTCACTGCTTCTGTAGCATGTGGGTTATTTTCTAAGATGTCAATCATATTAAGAATTTTTATTTAGTTCATCAAGTTTAATCTTCCAGAAATAACGATAGTAGTTTTCATCAGAAGATGACTCATTGAGTTTACTTAGTTCATCTTGAGCCATCTCATATCTAGCTACCTGCATTTCACAATAGATACGATATTTCTCTTCACCATAGGTTTTTCTTAGCTCCTCAGCTATTTGGCTGTCGTACATAGTTCTTTAAGTTTTTGAATGTTTAATGTTTCTTTGTCTAGTTCAAACCCGTGCCATACTTCTTGATCATCATCAAATTCTACACCTAGCTTATCTTCCCAAAACTTTACAAGATCTTCTGTCCTATTGAAGACACGATATTGCAGAGATATTTCATCTCTATGCAATCCATTTTTAACAATCTTGATCACCTTAGGAAACAAAGCTTGGAAGCTACTAGATGTGCGAGAATACAAACCTTCTCTAATAAGACCAAAGTCTTTCTTAAATTTAGGATCTAATTGATATACCACTACAACATATCCACTCTCATAATCATAATCATCAATTACATCCTTGGTTCTTTCATATTCAGTGTCTAGAAATTCTCTAAACTTATCTAGGTCTTTGGGTTGGAAGAGCAGATAGATGCAGTTTTCATACTGCACCTCTCTGCTTCCATCCCTGACATAACCATTGATAAATCCATTGTCTTTTAACGCATCTTTAGGAATCTTAAGCGTTGGCACCATAAATACACTGGTTATTGTCTTTTTTACTTCCATCCCATAATGTTTACCAATCCGTTAGCAATACTGTTTTCTCTTGAAATGTTCCATACATTGTTCTCTAGAGCCCATTTCAAATCTGCAATGATAGATGCTACACCTTTATATTCTCTATTCTTGTAAGTGAATCCATTATAAGCATTATCCAAATCAGTATAATCAAGTGTATAAATCAACGGATTATAATAATTGGTGCTGTCACAAACAATAAACTTAGGAGGCATCACTTTATATTCAACTATCTCATTCACTCTCATGTGCAAAGCAGCATGAAAATATAGATAGGCCTGAATATAGGCACGACGATATAGATAGTATTCCTCCAAGAAGTTCTCTACACTCCATGTACATTTTAGGTCATATACTTGGATGGTTTTTGTTTCATGATCCACTACCACTTTATCCATCATGCTCTTGAACTCATGATTGTCCACTACATACCCTTCCACTTGTAATTGGTTGTAAACACTATACCTACTACTGCTTACCAGATTTACTACATCCTTTGTAACAGGATTATTTTGTAGCTCCTGCACAATCTTCTCAGCGTTTGTTACATCCTCAGCTGTTATCACGGTGAGACCTTTAGATTTTACAAGGCGCATCTCGTTGTAATAAATCTCAGCATCGCTTCCTACAAACTTGCTAATAACAGCCTCATATTTAATCTTGAATCCAGATTCTACATAAGCGTCCTTAGATATGTCTTCAAAGCTTCTTGTTACATTCCCATTATCATCTGTAGCTTCTTTTGTGTGCTTATACAAAGCATTCACGAAAGCTAGCATCAGAGCTGAGGGAGATTCTGCACAAGAAGACATATGGAATCTGTTATCAAATTCTTCTGGCTCTAGTAATAAAGTTTCTACGATTCTACCTGTTGTAGCTGCTTGTGTATCCTTATCATCTACATCTTCTCCTAATACATATTTACGATAGTATTTCTTTCTGTCCATACTGAACTCTTTCAGACTGGACGAACTATCAAGCATATTAGCCCGATAGGTTGCTTCTGTTGTTGCTGTTCCTTTAATCATGTTGTTTTTGCTTTTGGAATTAAACTTTCTCCTGTTGTAGGGTTTCCATATACTCTTATGTCATTCTGGTCCACCGTTCTCAGTTCTCCTGTGTGGTAGAAACGAACAACAAACTGAGGATTGGAGTGGATACTACCTGCTATCATAAACAGGACCACTCCATACCCTAGTTCTCTCACCTCAACATCAAATGGGTTAAGGATTTCATGAATAGTTTGCACTATCATTTCTGTGTCTGTTTGAAAGCTTCAATTATTTGATTGTACATCACTCTTACTTCCATGGGCACACGGGCAAAGAACCATCTCACTTCTGGAGCATATTCATTACCTCTTGGATCTACACCCTGAGGATCAATAAGCCAAAAGTAATGGCGTTGTCCTTTGGATTCTACATATCCCTCATGCCACACTTCTACGAAAGAGTGTTCTTTGTTAATCACTATCTGATTAACTTCTTCATTGGATTTTTCCATTCTTTTCTAGTTTAGTTTTGTGATCATGACATTTCTCACACAGCACCTGTAGATGTTCCTTCTCACAGAACAGACGCTCTACAAATCCTGGAAGGTCTGCTGCACAGTTTAGGCTTCCTGCAGGAACCATATGATCCACGTTAATTTTCTTTTCTGGGTACCATTTCTTACAGTCATTGCATAAGTATTCAAACTTCTGGCGCTTGTTAGGTCCTTTGTAAGGTCTACGAGCTTCTAGCTTGCACTGTAAAATAGGTCTCCAGAACCTACTCTTTTGCCTCAGAGCACTACGAATAAAAGACCAAAAGGCGCTTTCAGTCATAGTACCAGCGTTCCTAGGCCTAGCTACTCTAGGTTTAGGAGGCTTGCGTTTCTTCTTGATTGTCATATAGTTATAAAAAGGGGATGTAACAAATCTAATACAAAAATGTTACATCCCCAAATTTATTAATCAACAATCATCTGTACTCTAGAGCTGATTTCATCCTTCATGTTGTCCAAAGAAGCAACAATGTTTTCAATCTCTACAGTGGAAATGTGAGGAATGTTGAACTCATGCTTTCTAGACTCAGCAACAAAGCCTTCTTTAGCTTTATCTGTCAAGCTCTCAAGCTCACGGATGGCGTAACTATCATCCAGTTGCAAAGTATCAAAGTCTAGATCATGTAGGATTTCTGTAGCCTCCTCACGAGGAACAGTCATGATAGGGAGATATTCCCAGCATCTGCCCTTAGATTCACCAATACCCACAACCTTCATAGGATTGATAAGTACCAATACAGACTGGTCACCACATCCTACATAATGGATTTCATTGGCTGTGAAATGCAAACCTTCTGCTCCACAATCGTCTGTATTCCAACGACATGCACCTGGGTCCATATTCACTGGTCTACCAATTCTGATATCAAAGGTTTGTGTGTGAGCATCTGTAAAACGATTCTCTGCACGGTTTGGTAGGTCTAGATAAAGGTCTGTTAGATTACCAATCAATTCACCCAGATCAGATCTCTTCACTGTAACTTCTTCATCTTCAGATGTAACATATTCATCAATCTCCTCATCATACCACTCTTCACCTTCCATTAGTTCTGTAGTGTAAGTGTCATCGATATGAATAAAGCTATACTGACCATCCTTTAGATACACTTCATATGCATCTGGGCTCTTCTTCCATACAGCTTTCACCTTGTTGTATGCATTAGATACAAACTGGACCAGCTCTGTAGATCCGTGGAGTGTTACTACATTACGAAGCGCTACAAAGAATCCCTGCTTGGTGATCTTAAAGCTGTTCTTCTTGAGGAAGTTGTACAGCTTGTCAGCCACTTCTGCTCTAGGATTCAGGCAGCACCACATAAAGAAGCGCTTAAGTGATTGATACTCATCATCTCTCTCAAGTATACGCTCAACTTGCCAATCTTTGAATAGTCCCATGTTGTATTTATTTACAATACGGAGAAACTCTTCTACCAGCAGCTGTGGTAATGAACGGTTGATACCCTTTAGATAGACACTATCTCCTCTCACCTCAAAATCATCTAATTGGGCCAACAGTTGGATACCAGCCTTCAGAGCTCTAGCTTTCTCAGCTTCAAACTCTTGTCTCTTTCTTTCTGTGACAATTTCCTGTGTAGCTACAATATTTAGGATGTCCACCTCATCTGTAGCATTACGAGCAGCAATGAAATCATCTGATGTAGCACCAGGTTTAGATAGTACAGATCCATCATTTAGTACGACGGTTAGTACATCATTCACCATCTTCACAGTTTTGTAAGGTTTTACACTTACTGTTGGTGTGGGTGCAGTGTTAACAGTCCAGTTGTAGGTCTTTTCTACAGGGGCTGATGTAGCAGGTGTAGCTGGTGTAGCTTGATACAACTCTTTTCTTAGGAGCTCATTCTTTATTCTTTGCTCCTCAACCTTTAATTCTTCTAGTTCTCTTTGTTTTCTTGATTTGAACCAATTTAGGCTTAACATGTTTTTGTTTTTAAAATGTTTAATAAAGGGGGATTTTTAGTCCCCCTTTTTTATTTAATCTTGTTGTACTAATTCTTCAACAGTTTCCGATGTTAGCGTTTCCTCTAAAGGGAGGTCTTCATTTAGCTTGATGTTGTAATTCTTCCAATCTATTCTATGCTTGTGGTATTTGAATAGATCGATCAATATCTGCTGAAGCTCTTTGTTCCTGTCAGAGGTATACCTATTCATGTTCTCCATGATAGTTTCTATAAATGGAAACTTCTCAAGAGTGGCTTTCACCTCATTTACAATAGATATCACTTCAGGATCAAACTGTTTAATTTGTTGAGCCTGTTCAACAATAGCATCTCTCACTTCATTATCCATATACTTGAAGTGATCTTCTCTATACTTGTTAAGTGTTTCAAACTTAGCAGCTAGATTAGAGGATATTGTTTCGAGATTTTCACATTTTCCAAATGCAGCATCATAGCGCTTTGTTAGTTGATGAATCATACAAGCTGTAGCTATCCGTTGGAACGGTTTATTCTTTCCTTCCATAAACTTACTGAATGGGATTAGATTATGTAATTGAATTGCGCTCACCACTTTAAGCTCACGCTCACTGAGGATAGCAAGCTCAATATTGTGACCTCTGGTGGGCTTGAACCACTTATCCATAGCATCAGCATCTTCCTGTTTACCATACACAAGAATAAACTTGTTCTGGTGGAACTTAGCCATGTCATAGGTTTTGCTCACCCACTTGCAACTCTTACCCTGTACCCAGCGCTCTAGTTCTTCAGCCTGTTTACATACTATCTCACCTTTTAGTTTAACACGACGGACACCAGGTGTACCACTAGCTTTACCAGCTGTCACTCTTTGTTTCTTCCTAGAATCAATGAAAGACTGAGGTACATCCATTGTATCAACATTAATGAATGTATCTGTCAAACTCTTGATAATAAGCTGAAACTCTTGAATGAGCTGACGCCACTGAGACTTTGGATAGTTATACAGTCTCAAGATGTTGGTATAGTTGTCATACTCCTGACTTCTACCTTTTGTAGGGAATAAGCGGAAACTCTTAACCTTCCTGAGGATGCAGGCATCTCTATGAATACCTGCCTGTAAACTCTTGATATAGTCTTTCTTTAGTCCAGAGACACGTTCTCCTTCATAAACATACACTTTCTCATATAGACGTTTTACAGAGGTGATTTGATAGTAGCGCTTAGCATCACGCATAGTTCTACTATCCACTACAAACTTAGCCTCATACTCATTAAGGATATATTCCTGTATCTTGTAGATGCGCTCTGGATCTATGAGTGTTGTGCCCTTAAACTTAGGTTTAGCCATTTGTATAGTGGCAAACTGAGCTAGAGGATGCACATCCCAGGAATTATTATTAAACTTCAGCGATCTACTGCTTGAATTGAAATACTCCACTATCTGTCTTACATCATCTGTATCTGTGATGGTTTCATTGTATTTCTCAATGAAATAATCAGCAGCTTCTTGTAAGCGCTTGAGAATGATAGTTTTAGCCTCCTGAGTATATCGAATGGATTCCCTGTTTGGAGTGGGGAATATACCATCTGTCAAACTAAATCGAAGACCCACAGGAAGAGATATACTACTAATCCCAAGTTTACTAAAATCGATAGGATAATAAACATTATCCAAACAGATATGCATATGGCTATCACTAGCGAGCTCAGAAAACTGGAAATACTTGTGGCGAGTGATTGAAAAGTCATTTCTAATGTCTTCCACATCGAAATAAACACTCTCGAAATACGCCAATTGTTGTTTGATTTTTCTCTTAAAGTCATAAGTGTCACGCCATTTAACAGGAACAATAACTTTTACACCATTAGGCTGATCTGTGGGTGCTTCATATAGAAGGTCAATAGTGTTGACATCTTCACCCTCATACATCATGTATTTGCGTTCCATTCCATCCTTACGACAGACGAAATAGAAGCTGGATGTATATGCTAGCGGGGCTTTGAAACCTAGCCCCATCATGCCTAGTTCTGTAGCGCTGTTACGCTTGGTAGACTTACCATACTTGCTGATGATATTCTTTACGTCATCAGCATCTAAGCCTATACCAAAATCTTCTACAGAGAATTCATATGTGTTGTCTTTTGTAGCTCGTAGACTAACAACAATTGGTTTGTCCACCCCTGCTCTTCTGTGTGAATCTAGTGCATTCGAGGCACACTCACGAACAGTGGAACCAATGTCATCTGAATACAAGTTCTTACTCAACATCTGCATCAACACCTGTGCAGACTCTAAGTCTAAGGACATGCCTATAGACTCTGTTGCTTCACCATCTTGGTGAACTAATGCTTCTTTCTGTTTTTCTAGGATCATTTTACTGGGAATTTAATGCTGATTAGTGCTTCTTTTGATTTTCGGTAGTCTTCTAAGTCTTCTGGGTGTGTAAATATGCTCTCTGGATCTGCTATCTTAACAACACGAGATCCATTTAAATCTATACTACCTCCATAGATGTATTCTTTATAGAACAGTTTGGAGTTAAACCCGTTTTTCTCAAACTTTTCTCTTTGCCATTTACTGAGATCTGGAAGCTTACCTGCTTCCCATTCCTGGAAAGTCTTATATCTATCTCCTGGAACACGGAAGTAATAATATTGTACAGTACCTCTTCCCCTTCCACAATACCATCCAAAGGATGTGTAGTTACTATTTGCCACCATAATGAAGTCTCCTATCTGGAGATCTCCTCCATATCTTAGTTTCATGTTATGCTTTTTTAAGTAACCAAATATTTCTGTAATTAAGATTTACATACTTCTCAACAGTGTAATTGTCTGATGCGCAGTATTCTTTTCTAGTGTAAGTACTTGTTCTACCATTGTATGTATGAGTGTAGGTTGTTTCTTTAATAGCCACCTTACATTTCACTGATTTGTAATAGGTTTTACCCTGAGTACCATACGTTGGTTGCACCTTCTTTGGTTGCACAGGTCTAATCACTACAGCCCTGGCAATAGTTCCCTGTACAGAGTAGAGGAACTCATCCCCCATCTGTAACTGTGTTACATCGATTTCCATAAATGTTGGTTTAAAATGGTGGCTCTTCGTTAAGCCAGATGATTTTGTAATTGTTGTTGTTCATGAGGATTTGGTTCACCTTGTTAAATACACCCTCACTATCCCAATCAGTTTGCTTATAAGCAGCACTGGCTGGATGGCTGAGTGTAAATGTCCATGTGAATGGGGCAACATATCGCTCATATTTAGCAGCGTCCTTACCTAGAAATATAACAGGAACTCCCGCTGTGTCAAGTACATGCTCAAATAAATATTTGGTGAAAGGTTCCCATAGAGCAATGTGTGACCCAGCTTTGTTGATTTCTGTAGTAAGAGCGGCATTAACCATGAGCACACCCTGATTAGCTAAATAGGCAACATCTGGACTCTTTATACGTTTGAGATTGAGACCATTATGTATCTCTTTCTCTAATGCGTCATAAAACTTCTCCAGAGATGGCTGTAGAGCATTTGTAACAGAACAGCCCATAAGTAGACCATCAGCCACAAACACACCATTCTTAGCTGTGTGATAGGGGCACATACCCATCATTACCACCTTTAATTCATCTAGTGTAGTTTCTCTAAAAGCTCTAAAAGTATTAGAAGAAAGAGGGGCAATCTTCTTACCCCTCTTTGATTCCTTCTTGAGAAACTCATAGATTTTGTCACATTCCTCACTCTCGATAAACGGTCTCATTTTTATGTGCCAGCTCTCATGGAACTGGTCTTTGAATTTCTCCCATTGCATAATTAAAATTGCATTTCTAATTGTTGTAACATTCCTGATTCAGGCACCTCAATTTGTGTAGGACTTACTATAATCCCTGCAGCATTAACAAAGAAGCTATGCGCATTGATATGATTTCTCATCCAAAGGGAAGGATGTACTTCCTTCATAGCATAAGTGGTGTGCTGGTAAAGCTCCCACATGCTGCCTGGTGCACCATAATCAAATGATGGAGCATCCATTTGGCCTCTGATGATGTTAAGCTGTGTGCTCTCAATGATGTTCTCCTCGATAATCATACGACCAATGAGCTCAGCACAAGTGCGCTTAGTCACTTCTATTTGCTTCATCTTCTCACGATCAGCCTGCATTTTAGCAAATGCATCACCTGCTTGCTTAATATACTCTGTAATAGCATTAGGAGTGAATGTCTGTATTTCACCCTTGTGAGGCTTTCTGAAGGCACCATAATCTCCTGATACACAACCATTTTGACAAATAAAGATGTGTGTACCAATAGCAAACTTCAAGCTCATAGTCTTATCATAACTATTCTGCCAGCCAATCTGTAGCTGCATTTCATTATCTGCTACATTCTTAATAGTATATCTACCATTAGCAACATTACCACCTCTGGCTGCAGAATATCGCTCTGATTCTAGTTCAAACCCTGCACTCTGTATGCTTTCTAGTGTCAGGTCTATAAGCTGTTGATGTGTAATAGGCTTATAGGTGCGTGTTTCTTGTGGAAGTTCTGCTCCCAACAAAATACTTTTTGCTGTTTCGTAGGACTTTTTAGTTTCCATGTTTGTTTGTTTATAAAAGTTTTTTCTCGTTTAAATACGATATAATGGCTCTAAATCCATGTTCTTTAGCTAAATCAGCCCAATCCTTAATACCTTCTGTTAGATACTTACGTGGGACGTTAGCATATTCAAAATCAAACAATCTAGTTATCATTTGACTATTTTTGACACCCACTTCATCTGCATCAAAGGACAGAATTTGCCTATCAGAGTTGGCTTTTAGATATTCTACATTCTCATCAGAGAAGCATGCTACGCCCTCATTTTGGACAGCACAACAACACGGGAACACCTTCTTCATCACCATATAGTCCTTCTTGGACTTGTTGATAAATGCCACTCTGCAGTTCTTTATATCCTCTTTTCCATCCATTGTAGTGATAGGGACATTATTAGGCACCCATTTGCTTTTCTTATCTCCAAACGGACGATAGATTTTCCAATGACCATCATAGAAATAACCAAACCTGAGATCTGTTTCCTTTAAAGGAAACTTCTTCCTGTTTAGAAATAGCTGTTTGATGGAATAGACATTGTTAGCTCTGAGATCATCAAGACTCTGATAATACTGGTTCCAATAGGCAAGTTCTTCATTAGTAAACTTTCTGGTAACTACCTGTATCAGGGAATAGCGCTTACCTAAGTCTTCTGGTTGCTTGTATTCCTTCTGAATAGTCTTATACTTGTCTGTTGAGGTGCCTGGTAGAAATCCTAGTCCAAAGTCTCTATCTATCATTCTGAGCACATCATCCATAGTGCTTAGATTAAATAGCATTTTGACAAATGTGAAGCAATCTCCACGTTTGCTAGTGTCTGCAAAATCTATAAATGACAGATAACCTTTTCTGGTCCCTATTAGAAACGAAGGATTGTTCTCATTTCTGAAAGGAGAATAAGTGACTTGATTAATCTTCCAGTCTTTAGCTGGCATGTAGAATCTAAAGATGTCATACTCTGATATCTTACTAAGAACAGCTTGAGGCGTAAGTCTTAGCTTGATGTCTCCTTGAATCATTTGTATTCAATATATTGTTTTACTTCGTGAATGTCTGCTCCTAGTAGAACGTTTATCTTATTTTTAATACTAAAACGTTCATCATTGAGATGATAAACAGCTCTGGCTAAAGATATAAATTCTCCTTCAAAGCGTTGCTCTTTCTCAAGAATTCTGAGCTTATCTTCTACATCCCAAAGCTGTAGATTGACACCCATAAGATCATTAAACAGCTTATCAATAACTTCCTTCTCTAGATAGGGAAGAGATAAAGCCATTAGTAACTTACTCTCATGACTCACCTTTTCAAGCTTTTCAGGATTGGTTATCTTGTTTTTCTTTATCTGCAGGATACTCAATTTATCAAGGAGCTCCCCCGCACTTACAGGAATTTCTATCATAATAAAAATAAAGCCCCCATCATTTTACTGATGAGGGCTATTTGAGGTTAAGAAAATTAATTAATAATCACCACCATCATCAGAAAGCACTGCATCTGATGCCACAAGGTTATCATCTGCATTATAGTCTTTCAAATCACGGAGGATATAGAAATCTCTACATCCATACTCGCCTGTAACATTCACTACAAAGCGCTCATGAACTTTAAGATCTTTTAGTTTCTTGCTGCGAAGCTTACTTTGCTCACTTGCATCATTATAATTGATGAGACGGAATGCTTTAAGAGCATAAGCTGGCAAGAATGCCTTGTTATATACGCCCTGATACTCCTTAGTTTCACCATCTTTCTCTTTTGTAACGATAGTTGCAAGAGCTACAACATTTGTGCAATAAGCACCATCCACCTGACTCTTTAGCTCACTCAGGTTACCCTTCATAAGTTTCTTCCAGTCAGCTTGCAACACTGTATTATCTTTCATGTAATCAAGCTTACCTAACCATGTGCGAAGGAACTCATAAAGCTCTTCCTCACCTACATAAGCTACACGATAGTCACGTTTTGCAAACCACTCGTTCAGGTTGTTTGGATCATCAGCCCAAGCGCACTTACCAATATTATTGATATACTGCTTCTTAGAGCCATCCTTGTTCTCACGCTCTTTGTCCTCTAGGAAGAATGTAGTTTTGAACTTATCACCGTTCTTAACTTCTTTCAGCCATACGTCAACACGCAAATAAGTGTTGCCATCTCTGCTCTTACCTAAATACTCAGTTGCTTTACTGTCTGCAGGAAGTTCAATTCCTAAGACATCTTTGTACTCTTCGTTTGTAGGATTGATAGCTATAATTTCAGCCTCAAATAATCCTACCTTCTTTGCATACTCTTGTACCTGTTTCTGTTCTCTTTGATCGCCTTGAATCATTGTTTTGAATTTTGATTGTTAATTAATATGTGCTTTACTTATAATACTCGTCTATTGCATCTGCTACTAGTTGTAAGTTGTTAGGGATTTTAATCTCACCAAACATACCTTCAGGACTTTTAGCAGGATACTTTCTGAATCTGTTAGTTACAAAATGATAGCTGCATGTACCTTCTTTAGTTTCCTCTACATATGTATACAAACATACGGTGAGCAAACCTTCTAGTCCAATCTGACTATCAATCATCTTACCAGCAGTTTTAATTTTGTATCCTATAATCTCACCACCATCTTCTACAGTTTCAGGATGTGAGAAATAGAACACTTTTAGGTCATCACGTAACTTACGTGTAGTTCTGAATAAATCAACCATATCTCTAGCCATCAGAGTGAACTTGGTAAAACCTGTCTCTGCAGCTTTTTCCATGAGATTAAAACTCATGATATAGTTGCTGTCCTCAATAATGATGTTTTTGATGTGAGGAGCTTTTTCTGAAATAGTTTTGAGCAAACGTGTAATTTCATTTGCATCATCTACTTCCTTGTAATTCTTGTTTTCTGCATTGTACAATTTGTCCGCGCCTTTGAATGGTAATTCTTTTTTTGCTACGTTGATAATGTACGTTTCTTTTGGGTCTAGATGCTTAATGGAGGTAGATTTACCTGTACCAGTAGCACCCACAATTGCAATGAGTTTACTTGACATGTGCTTTATTTAATTTGTGATTTAATAGCTATAAAGATAGGAAATTCTTTTGAATTAAACAAATTTTATTTTGTCTTTATCAAAGAATTCTAGTGCTTTTTTTAGCCATTTTAATTCTACTTCTTCATAGGAAGAAACGATGTATATCATAGCTTTTTTGTCGGGATTATTATATTCCATAGCCATACATCTGTTAATCTTCTGAGCTAAGTTCTCACCATTGCTATCAAAATAGTTGATGATTACACGGTTTAATGGTTTATACGTAACCCCTGTATTACCAATCTTTACGACAGCTAAATGTTTACCCTTACCAGCTACAAAGTTGTCAAATATCTCTTTCTCTTCCTTCTTAGAATGGTAGGAGGGTATACCCAGTGCATCAGCTATCTTGGTAATACCACAGAACACCAACACACGCTCATCTTTGTGCTTCTTAAGGAGCTCACGGGTCTTTTCCATTTTAGCCACACTGTTCTGAATAATACGCATTCTTGCAAGTCTGAGAAACATGGTAGCTTTACCCTGTCTTTCAAGGCTATCAATCACCCATCCATAAGCATCAAACTGTTGCTTTTCAGTGCGTTGTTTGCCCTTATAGTTGTTCTTACGCTTGTTATCTAAAGGAACTCTTACGACAGTGATTTCATAATCCACTATCACTCCTTCGTTTATAGCCTGCTCAATGGAATAGGTAGCTAATACATGCAGGTCTAGCTCTTCCTCTAATGTACGCTCTGTCCAGCTGGATAGTGTACCTGTAAGTCCTAACACATGTCCTCCTATGTGATTGAATTCCATGTGTTTATCTATCATCTCTCTAGTAGCTTCTATCTGGGCCTCTGATAACAGATGTATCTCATCAATCACTATTAGATCAAAGGCTTCCTCTAGATGCTTCTTGATAGAAAGATGGGTAGTGTACGTAACATTACTATCATCATATCCACGGGTCTCGAAGTCCTTTTTCCAGGACTCTTTAATCTTATTGTCTGGGTAGGCAATAAGTATGCTTTTTGGTTTGAGCTTTTCAAGGATGTTAATGGTGGTATATATCTTACCAAACCTGGGACACAGATTAAGTATCCCAAACTTGCCATGATTGAGCCATACATCAGCAAACTCTTTTTGTCTCTGATCTCTTAATGTCATAGTGCTGTTATAAATTGTCCATTCCTGTCAAGAAGCTCTACAATTCCAAACTGTAAATCATATTCCTCAATAATGTTTTCCATTACATCACGAGGATTACGCCACATAGGAAGAAATGTCAAAAGCTCCTGAGCAGACATAAGCCTCCCATGCTTGGAAGGATTATGCCTCTCTTTATACCTATTATATATTAGTATAGTAGGATTGGTTTGTCTGATTGTTAGATACTCTTGTCTTGTCATTAATGAAGATTGATACACTCCAAAAGAGCCACTCAAAGCCTACTACTGTGTATTGATTAGCTTCATCAGGACTTCTTAGGATTGTAACGGTGGGTAATAATACTATTTGCCAAAAAAGTTCTTCTTTACAGGGAACTGTAGAGAACATTTTAATACTTATCATAATTTATTATTTAGAAAAAATGTTTTGTTTGTCACAGATTCATAATCAGAGTCTGTCATATGAGATTTCTTAGGGAGCTCTTTGAACATACCAATCTGGCCCATAAAACCTAGACCAATGCGTACATCATCTTCTCCATAGGAATTCTTAATAAGTCTTAAACTCCTGAAATACTTAGCACCAAATTCATCCTTTAGTTTATTCAGGTCATAACCACTAGGGTCTGCCACCTTATAACGCATAGGATCAAACAGCGCTAACACCACATCAGCATCATTCTGAGTTTGAGAGCTCTCTGCAAAGTCTTCCAGCTGAGGCTCAACATCCCCATTCTTAATACGAATAGGATTGCTAATATCACGATTGAACTGACTCACTACCACTGGCGTATATCCATAAAAGTCACGAGCAAATCTTAGCTCATCTGACATTTTATCAATAGCCTGCTTTTTAGTAGTCTGGTCCTTGGTGGTCTTTAGTAGACCAATATGATCAAGGACAACAATAGTGATTTCATTATCATTGTTTGGGAAATAGCGCTTGTTAAACTCATCTATCTGCTCAATGCGCCCATTTTCCAAGGCATGCGCTTTTAATTCTTTGGCTATACCTACAGGATTCTCTGGACCATCGATGATAGTGATGACTTCTGACATTTGGGCTATATAATCCTCATACATCAAGAACAAGTCATGCTCATCCTTGGTCATCTTCTCTGTCCAACCCAATAACTTAGGCACGGGAATGATTACCCCTTGGTCTAGGAATATCTTCCTGCCTACCCATTTAGCTAGCTTATAGGTTCTAGATCGCTCCATTGAACGATAGACAATGCGTAGCTTCACTCCTGGGTCCTTCTGGCTGATATACCAGTCAAACGGGTTGAGCACAAATGCATCATCTATGAAGGAAGTTTTACCTGAACCTGTCAAACCACCTACAAGAAAGTACATGCTCTTGCGTATGCCTATGTATCTATTCAGCCTATTGAAACCCATAGGTATGCCGCTATTACGACCTTCTAGGCCTAGCTCTACCTCTTTCTTAAGTAGTTCAAAACTCATATGTCTGTACCTCCAGCAGGGCTATTAGTTTCTTCAACCTTTGCCCCTTCTTTAATTAGTTCGATAAATGCCTCAAAACTTCTCTGATTGAGATAGGTGAGGCTGTTCTGCATGAATGTAAGCTTGTTATTGCCAGTCTTGACAGAATTCTCTTTCTTCTGAAGGACGTCAAATGTTAGCGCTTCTATTAGTTGAGCTGCTGTATATTCTCCTTCTAGTAGTATCTTATCAAACCTGAGTCTACACTCATCTTTGTTCTGTCTAAGTCCTCTGTTTCCTGTAAACTTTTTACCCTTGTGAGTAAATGTATCAGTGCCTGGATATGCTTTCCACCACTCTTCAAACTCTGTAGTGGCAGGCTTGCGTTTGACAATCTTTGTTGCTTCTTTTGTTTCCATGAACTTCAGAAGCTCTTCACCTATTGTTGTTATCTTCTCATCTGTTTCAGATATAAGTCCTTTCCTCATCAAAGTTTGATAGAGTGCAGCGATCTTCATACTATTTTGGCACAGAGGTTGAACATCAAACTGCTCCTCTATCAACTTTAATAAGTAGATAACATCTAGAGAATAACTCTTCTTGATTAGTTCTTCAAAATGGTAAGGCGTTATCTTTAAGTTTGTCATGTGGCTGGGGTTTATTCTCGTAAATCACTGTAATCTTTGCAGGAAGTCTATTCTCTTCTTCAATAATTTCCTGCATGATGTCTTCTTCTGTTCTAGTGAAGTCAGCCTGCAAATATATGGATTCTTTTAGGTATTCCCGCTCAAAATCTTCAGGAAAGTTCTGCTGGTTTTTCATTTGTTCTCTTTTTGTATCCAGGTTTATCAACTCTTTGCTCATATGTTCTCACACGTTTCTTTGCAAAATAAGACTTTGCTGTGAGCATTTCACCAAAGGTGTATAAAGCAGCATTGTGCTTTCTCACTTCTTTATGTGCCCATGGTTCTCCACATATGATGATGTAATTGTAATAAGTGTTTCCTGTTTCATCTGTTAAGTGATACAAACAATCAGCAGGATGCCCATCCGTAGAAAATCCATTCTCCTTCTCTTTCATTTGTTGCTTTTTTATAGGTGATTTTTGCTGTAATAGTGTTTCCATTCTCTAACACCTTTTGCATTTCTACATAGGAAGAGTTACCAGTTTCTTCTGTATACTTCCTAGCAGCTTTCACTGCATCTCCTTTCGTGTTAAATGCACCAATTCTTCCTTTGTAGTGACTCTGTGCAACATATTTCAGCACCCATTTCTTAGTGCCTTTCTCTACAACATGTTCCACCTGTGTCTTAATTTTGTTAGTGTTAGTGATAGGTTCCTTAATACAAATGCATTCTGCACCTTGGAACTTTGTAAGCTGTTCTATTCTTTCACTAATATACTTATTAAGATCTCTACGACTAGCTTTGTATTCTTTTGTCACATCTCTGAATCCTGGCGTAGAATTGATAGCACCACTATATCCTTGTTGGTGACCATATTCTGATTCAGCGTTATCAACTGCATTCTGATATGCTTCTTTTGCAGATTTACCTCTGCTTCTGGTTTCAAATGCTTGTGATCCCATGGTTTAACATTTATTAAATAAAATAATAAGTAATAGTGTGATAGATAGACCTATCATGCCAAACATTTCAAGTTTGGCGTTATTCTCGTACTTTCCCATAAATATGCTTTAGTGTGGCTGATCTGGGTGATGATCATTATCCCAACATGTGGTAGTTGGGTCATCTAAAAATGTATCATTTTCGTCCTCAATAGTAGGAGCTCTGTGGATTTCCCACGCTATCCATGCTGCAAATATGCATGCACCGATAATAATGTACCAGAACATAGGTTAGTCTTTTACACGAAGGCCATAGCCTAAATTGAACCAGTCAAAAGTTTGCTCAGCCTTGCGTTTGTTGAATTTAAATATTTTCCTCAGGAGAGGAATAGCGTAGGATTTGAACAGTTCAAACTGTTTGCTAGTCATTGTAGTGTTGTAATACCAGAGCTCATCCTTTTTAGCATCTTCTGTGGTTTTACCCACCATATTCAGCTGATACTCAATTAGATGTTCTTGTATATTAAGCCTGTTGACAGGCTCTTTGGGTTGTGGAAAGAATCTATTTCCTTCTATTTCACTAATAAACTCTTTCTTATCCCACACCTCTACATATGATTTCTCAGCAATAAATGTGAGCTTGACAATATCTCCTCTCATGTAACTAATGAAACAAAGATTACCTATATAATCTTTGAATCGATCTCCTTTCTGTAGTTTCATTAGAATAAACTTAATTGGTTAGGATTGACAGCCACCTTGCGTTTTTTACCCTCTGATTGTATCTTGTAGATAAGACGCTCAGCTCTCTCAATATAATAATCATAATTGATATTATCAAGAGGATGGTCTTTCTTCAAGTGATTGCATACAGTGGCTAGCCACTCTCCTGCTTCCACTTGAGAAACATCAGCAGCACCACTATCACTATCCTCGTTCTTTACCTTGAGTAATTTCTCTCCTGTGTTAGAGATATAATAACGGATGAGCTTATTGTACACCTTCTTTTCACCTGTAGCTCTATCTATGCCTTCATAATGGAAATCCTTGCTAGCCTTTTGTCTCAGGCAGAAGTCAAAGATATTATTATGAGACTTAATAGTAGTGTCAACAGGTACATTATTAAGAAAATATTGTTCAAGAGCCAGAGGGACAACTCTAGCGCTCTTGTTCTTATGAAGCTCGAAATCCGTGACAAAATCTCCCTTCTTCTTAACTTCTCCATCTGTTTTTATCGCAAGATAGTCATTTACAGTGGAAAATATAATTTTTTGATAATCAGCCCTTTCTAGCTCATACTTAGTTAGCTCGGACCACCAGGCATTAATCTCATGCATCTTGTCAATGAGTGTCTTCTTTATTCTTATGGTGACACCATCAGTGTTTGCACTTATTACGTTAATACCAGCTAGTTCATACGCCTCGATGAGCATCATTAGACTAAGCTCACCCGTGATAGTGGTGAACATAGTGAGCTGTCTATCATAGATCCAGTTTTGCATGTCACTACTCTTACCATACACAGAGTTTACAGCAAGCTTGAGTGCACCTACAATCCCCTTAATCTTTTTATCTTTCTTAGCTAAAGGCTTGAGTTCCAATCGTTTATTGAACATCTCTTGATAGCCTCTAAGAAACTCAGGACCTAGATGATATGGATAGCGCCCGTTATTAATAATGATGGCTGGATAATAGGAACTTACATCCCAATCAATTATCTCATACTCATCATCAGCTTCAAATATCTTTGGGCTATTCTCTGTGTGCAATCCACCCTTCATAAAAGAATACACATTCCCATAAAAGTGTAGTTCCTCTTTGAAATCATCTTGCAGACCTAAGCTCATCTTTCGTATCTTCTTAAGGAAGGCTTGTAGCTCAGCTGTTTGAAACTCTACATATGTAGCAATACAGTTTTTAACAGCAATACTCTTTCTAAAATAACCCTTTTTGGGTAGCTGTTGATAATCTATTCTCTTTTGCTCGCAATAATACTTTTTGATCATCTCATCCCCAATCTTACTATCAGAATAATTGAGACAGGGTATCCCAAATTCTGCTTCTATGTCTTGTCTCAGCTCAATCCTATTCTCACCCTTGTACAAAGGATGGTCTGTCTCACCAATAGTGACCAAATAGAACTGATAAGTGGCCCATACATCATTATAGCAATATTCTTTTGTGAGCTCTATGTCCTCTGTGGTCATATTCTCCTTGCTATGGTGAATAGGCATCTCTTCAATGTTCTCCAAATCCATTTCAAACTCTAGTCTCTTTAGGCTCACCCTTCTATTCTTATTATCAAAGTGGTGCACCTTAAATAGATCGAGCTGCTTGAGTGTAAGGTCTGACTCACGGTATTCAGGGAATACATCATGATTAGCATCATCTATAACATCAGCTGCCTTCTGAGCAATCTTGGCTGTTATTTCCAAATTGGAAAGTTCATGCCAATATTCACAGTTGCGTATTACCCATTCTACCACCTGAGAGTCAAAGCGTATATTATTATATCCTACCCAGTAGTAGTCTTTATACTTCTCTGTGAAAGATATAAATGCATCAAGGCTATTCTTGTCCTTATTCACCTCAAACACTCTGTATGGTTCTCCAGGAATCAGCGCTACCACGAGGAAATATTCCTTCATGGTTTCTATGTCATAGATGATTACATTCATTACTTCTTCTTTTTGGGAGCTGCTTTTTTCTTAGCTTTCTTTTCTTTCTTTTCTAATTCAGTAACTGCTAAACCTAATGCTGTAACAACTATTCTAGTGACAGGATGTTTAGCATCACTGAACACTGTTGCAAGTGCTTCTACCATTTCACCATTAATGCAATCTAGTTGAACATCTGCAGTGTTATTATCCAGTAGATCAATATACAGGTACCCCATTCTCTTTACTGCTTTTTTAGGAGCAGCTTTCTTTTTAGTTGCCATTTTTTCTTGTTTGATAATAAATAATTCTCACCTTACCACCTAGTTCTTGATCATTAGGTGTACTATAGATGATGTCTATAGGAATAATTATGTGTTCTCTTTCTGTGCCTTTGTTATAACATGCTTTGCACAATTGCCCAGCCCCTTCAATATACCCTATACGCATGTCAACATGTGTCTCAAATTCATATGGTGTTTCTACACCACAGAGAATGCATTTGTCTTTTGCCATAAATTAAATGTTTAAAATGAATCCCCACCTCAAGAGAGAGATGGGGACTCAAATTTACTTAAATTTACGAAGTCTAACAACTATTCTTTTGTACTCATCCGAAGGAGAATAGTACATCTTGTTGTTATCCAGCACAAGTCTTTTGGTTTTCTTCTGATGGAACACAGCATCAATAAACCTGTTAACATTATCATTGTTGCTATCATCAGAATAAACTAAGGGTGTTATCTTGCTCCAGCAGGAGCGATAGACGAGGGTTGGGGCTAGCATGACTGTGTGTTTTATGTTTAGAAATAGATTCTAAAATGATCAGGATAGATCACTACACGCTTAGACTGACCTTCAAATGTGGTTCCTTCAGGAAGAGTGAAGCCTTTGGTTTCCACTGTAGGATTTACACTAGCTGCTAAACGAGTGGCCTTTCTCTTTGTTTTAAAACCATCCCACTCACGAATGTTGTTAGTGCTCTTTGCGAGTTGATACATCTTCATTTTTAAAGCCAATTCTGAAGTGCCAAAGCGCTCATATTCTCTGCGAGCAATTTTAGCAATAGGCTCTCCTGTACGAATCATGTCTTTTAACTCTTTGATTTCTCTCCAGTTGTAGAAGAATTTGTTTGTTGCCATTGTTTTAAATTTAATTGGTTAAGCAATTTTAGCAATACAGCACATAGGAACAGTATCTCTATAATAGGCGTATATGTATTTGCCTACATTAGTGATGTATTCTGTGTGCTTAATTGGTGATGTTTTTACGTTTGTTTCTAATATGGTTTCCCCTCTGACACCAAAGAATGTCCCAATTGTTTCTTTCAAAGGGACGCGATTACAGAATGTCATAATAAAGGGTCCGTGGAACTTAGCTATATGCTCTTTTAGATATCTCACTGTGCCACAAAAATCAAAATCAAAAAAGGTGTTCGGTTGATTTGCATCTGCATGCAAAATGTCTTTTAGGTTGAGCTGAACCTTATCCTTTAAATGAATTAATTGATGCATGGCTACAAGACCATCCTTTTCATATATCTCAAACTCTGTAAAGCCCTTAGACTTACAATAATCGATATAGTCTTGGATGTTTGGACCAGCCAGTCCTACGATTTTATTAAGCTGCATATCCATAAATAATGAAAAAAGGAAGTCTCTGACCTCCTTTTTATTCTTTCTTTCTATGCCTAAAGCGGCAGCTATTGCATATCTATTCATGTTACCAGATTTCAAATCCTCCACATTTGCGAAGGAAGGTGACAAAATTGTTTACATGATACAGAGGAGCGCTGTGAGAAGGAAACACTAATTGTCCATTAGATGCTACCACTCCACGGTAGAGGATAGTGCCTAATAGATGTTGTGCATTTAGCTCATCCTGTATCTCTTTATCAATAAATGAACCACTAGAGTTGGTCCATGAACCAAGACACAGATAGAACCTATCCTCATCATCATACATATTAGCATGATTTAGCGTCATAAATGCATCAATTGCATCAGCTAGTTGGTCACATTCTTCTTGTGTTTTCAATCCACCACCATCATTAGACCCCCAGTCAGAGGTGTCAAATGGAAGATTCATCAATCTAATGGCCATCTCAGCTATTATATGTATTGGTCTCCAACCCCACCAATTACTAGTAAAATAAACACCAGGATTGTTAGACCTCCATAAATCTAAAGAATTGTAAAACATATCCTTTTCATACTGTGTGGCTGTTTTCCAATCTGGTTCCTGTGGACGCTCCCCAACTATTTGAGGATTAATCCCAGCAATATCTACTCCCATAAATGTTTGTTTAAAGGTGATTGATTCCAGTCTGCCATCATTTGTTGTGCTCTAGTGATACCATCTTTCTTCTCATAGAGTTTACCTATTTGAAGGTCACTCATCCATTGTTGAAAGTTGGGATCTGTTTCTGTTTGTGCTCTTTCAGCCTCAATCTCTTGAAGCCTTTCTAATTTAATGTGCTTTAACATATGCTTTTGTTTTGTTAATTAATTATCTTCTTCTATATTCTCTTCATCATCTGAAAGATAGATTTCACCCTCTCCATGGCATACAGGACAAGCTACATCTGGTGTAGCACCATATCCTGAACCATTACAATGCTCACATAACCAAGGACCTTCATCATCATATTCCTCTTCTTCTTCATATATATCTGGAAGAGTGAGTGTCACCTTGCCTGCGTACATAATTGGATTTACTTCATCCTCATGAGCAAAATCCCATTCGTCTATCTCTATTTCTACATACCCATCCCATTCATTAATGATGAAATTAACATCTTTGAGCTCTATATCTCTGAGCTCATCATATTGTGGTCCATCATCCCACCATCCAATCTCGTGTGGCTCAGCGAGCACCTGCTCATCATAGATTAGATAGGGCTCGACAGGAGCACCATTTTTAGCTATAAACTCTTCTAGTGGTTCTAACGGAAACTTGTCCAAGGCCCATATCTCTGAATATTCTTTTCTGGTGCCTGGATTAAGCTTTGTTATAAACCACATACCTGGTTCTAGATGCTTAGGCATATAGCTCTTAAGCACAAGCTCAACGGTGAAGTGCATAACTATTTAGTTTTAAGATAGTTAAGGATGTCTTTTTGTTTAAATGTACGCTTCTGTGGATTAGCAGCACCCATAGGATCTTGTGTATTATCTACACGTACACATTCATACAGTCCATCTCCTAGGTCTTTTGTTACCTTCCACGCTTGATACATAGATTTGCCAGCTTCTCCAGCTTCATATCTCTCGACATGCTTTCTGAATATTGTTCCTATCATATGATTTAGTTTGTTAGGGTGATTGAGTTATCAAAGTCTTCAAAGTTGTGCATGTTCCAGCCTTGTATATCATCTCCATCCAACTCTCTGTCATAATCTGGATTGTTTAGAGGAACAGCTAGACCTTCTGCTAGGAATAAATAAACATATCCATCATCCTTACTTGTCATAAGTCTGGGATACTTGTTGCTTGACTTTTTAGTCACGAATGTGTTAATTGCCATGTTATTTGTTTTTAGCGGCATTATAGCCATGAATAAATCCGTTTATCCAAAAGTTTCTATCATTCTCATCACATCCCTGACATCCTTCCCAGCTTTCTTTTGCTAGTTGTATGATGTCATCTTTAGCATCCTCATTCATTATTTCTGTAATGAGCTGTTTTTGCTCTTCTTTGTTCATAAGTAAATGATTTATAATGTGTTATGTATTACTGTTTGCATGAATCTTTACAAAATATTAGTCATTCATTTTACAATAATATCTGAGATTTACACTGCCTAATGTATCATCATTAAACACTATACTAAGAATAAAGTCATTGCTGTTCTTAACATATATGTAATTAACCTTGCAGGCCACCTCTTTTACACATTCTAAAGCATCAAACTTCACCCCATAAATGGTTTCTTTGTTAAAAGACTCCTGTGTGTCTTTTTTGAGCTTGAATAGTGTAGGCGTAAGAGCTTGAACATTGATAGAGTTCTTGAAGAACACAATACTGATGTTTACATCATCATGTTTAGTTTGCAGCACCCATTTTTCTGTACCAGTGTTGTAGGTGTAAAACTCAGTTTGATAGGCTTTATAAAGGATAGCCTCATCCTTTTGACAATAGCTTATGACGGATGCCATAACTAGCACCAGACATAGAAATAACTTTTTCATAGGTTAGGTTTAAGTTGTGAGCGATAATGTGACTTATAAAGGACCAATATGAGCCATAAAGTGCATTATATGACTCATTATGGGTGTGGATACAGTTTTACGTACGTAAAAGTGTGATTTACAACACTTTTTCAAACGTAAAAGTGTTAACCGTAGGTTTCTTTGTATTTTCTAATGAGTTCTTCCTCAGTGTAAAACTTCCTTTGGTTACCAGTTACATAAGGTTTTTCTAGCTTGCAATACCACATACCATCTTTGTATTGGTAGTAGTCTTTTAGCCATAATATAAATTCTGCTGTCATATTATTTGTTTTTAAAAGTGACAATCTTACACAGGATGTTTAGTCCCATCACTGGTACTAACGCATGGAGCGAGAGCGTTGTTCCCCCAGAACAGGATAAGTTAAAAAAGGAACAGCCCATATTTCAGGGCTGTCCTTTCCATCCTTAATAACCCAACCCTTCAAGCGATGATGCATCAGCTTCCACGGTGATAATACCGTGGCTCACTGAGTACATAAATAAGATTTGTAAACGGTTGGCTAAGGCTTTAAATAAAGCAAACTCTCTGGGAGAGCTGAAGGTGATTGTTTTCATTTGGATGTTAATTAAAGGATTAATTGAATTGTTTTACACGTGTGATGAGCTTTGATCTGCCCTTGCAGCCATACCCATTTGTGGCACAGCTTTGCAACATAAATATAGCAATAAATGCTAATAGGAATAACTTTTTCATATAGACTGTTTTAATTTAGTTTGAATAAATTGATTTGCACGCACACGAGCAGAGGCAATAACTTGATGCATATCATAATACTTGTAATCAGCTAACCTTCCACCAAATAGTACATTAGATTCATGTGCTGCAAGAGCTTGATATCTGGCAAATAGCTTATTATTTACCTCATCGTTGATAGGATAATAAGGCTCAAGGTTCTTTTCCCATTGCATAGGATATTCTTTTGTGATGATAGTGCCTGCTTGATTACCAAATGTAAAATGTTTATGCTCTACAATACGAGTGAAGGGAACTTCTACCTCTGTATAATTGACAACAGCCACACCTTGATAGTTATCTATTGGTAAATACTGCTCTTGAAATCCAAGGCTGCGATAATCTAGTGTACCATACTTATAATTGTAGAATGCATCAATAGGACCTGTATAAAGTATATAATGTGCTAATGAGTTGAAATACTCTCTATTAGCAAGATAGTCCATCTTAAGCTGTATAGGTGTGTCGCCCAGCAATCCTTCAGTTAAGCGATTGTATCCTCCTTCAGGTATACCTTGATATTTGTCATTGAAATAGTTATTATCAAAGGTGAACCTAACTGGTAATCGTTTAATAATGAATGTTGGTAGTTCTCTACATGACCTTCCCCACTGTTTCTCAGTGTAGCCTTTTATCAACACTTCATAAATATCTGTACCTACCAGACTAATAGCTTGTTCTTCTAAGTTAGTAGGTTTTGTTATGCCTGCCTCCTTTACCTGCTCAGCTATCTTTTGCTTTACTTCTTGAGGATTACTAATTCCCCATAATTGATAGAAGGTATTCATATTAAAAGGAAGATTATACATCTTTCCCTTATATACAGCCATTGGTGAATTGGTGAATCTATTGAAGGGAACAAAGCTATTTACAAACTCCCAGGTATCCTGATCATTAGTGTGAAAGATATGTGCTCCATAGGTATGGACATCAATATCCTCTTTACGCTCACAATAGATGTTACCTCCAGTATGAGCACGACGATCTATCACAAGACAACGATAACCTGACTGTCTCATAATATATGCAAATACACTACCATATAAGCCAGATCCCACTATGAGTAAATCGTACTGTGCCATGCTATTTAAAATTTGTTTTGAGGGTTAAAGTGATTTTCATCATCATCCATTCCTCTGTAAACACCATAACAGGCGTTGTCCCAATACTTAGCATCCCACATAATGAGGCTAACAAAAGCATTCCAGGTGAGATATGGTGCAACTAATACTAGAGATACACCATAATAGATCCATTTTAGTAACATAACTTATTGATTTTTAATTGTTTAACTTTTTTGCTTTATACCAAACCATACCATTTCTTACCTCTGCTGTGCCATCTTTCAAACGTTGTTCTGTTATTTTCTTACGTCTGATGATAGCCAATTGAGCATATTCAGCTGTTCCCCAGTGTGGTATTGGTAGTGTTTTTGATATAGGAAATATACCATCCAAAATATACATCCTGCAAAGATTGCCTGTAATTCCTCTAGTGAAGGGTGTAATATCTCCTTCAAATATTGGATGATTCACTTGATGAGATGCACTGTCATTCAGTAAAATAACAGGTCCTTGATAGCATTCAATTTGCTTCGGTTCACGTACTGATAACTCGATTGAATCAATAGGATCTATTCCTAAAGGACAACCGTGTCCAAGCACCTCAAGAAAGTGATCATAACCACGATTTAATTTTGCGTGAAGCCTATTGATGAGCTTTTCTCTCAATTTATGTCTCATAAAAGGTTGATTTACAAGTGTTAATAAAAAAGCTCCCAGTATAGAAATACAGGAGCGAACGATTGCTTGTCTATGAAAAACAATAAAAGGCTGTGCCATGTAGCCATTTACTCATCTTGTGTATGAGCACCTTCAATATCTTATCTATCTTCCTCAGGATAGAGATAGGTTGGCACTTCAGGAAGTTTATGGTATTGCCACCACTCACTTCCATCATATTCTCCTCTTGTAGCCCACGATCCATCCTTGAACCATATAACACCATCTAAATTCTGAGCTCCATAACCACTGTCATATGTAAAGTTTAGCTTACCCATAAACTCACCATATTGTTCATCTGTATATCCCAAAGGAAGCTCAATACGTGCTGGTTGTGGTTCATCATCATCATACCATCCTATATCCTGTACATAAGCACATATAACATCAGGTTTGCCTACAATAAAGCTGTTGAACTCTGCTTGTGCGTTCATAATAATGTGTTTAAATGGTTGATTATTAAGAGTTTATAAAAAAGAAAAGAGCCCTGCTACAGGCTCTTAATCATTAAGAAGAACTTCTATATCCATACGTGTCACACAACTAATCTTTTCAGATGAATATTCAGATAGATAGCTATCTAAGTCTATAAGGAACTCTTTAGATAACTTCACCTCATAAAAGGTGATTCTGAAGATGCAGGCACTATCTCCTAAAAACTCCTCATCAAACTCATACTTAAAATAGCCTGCATCCACCCAATCACGTATCTTTTTTGTCCACTCAGTGTCATATTCACTGTGTTCATGCAGTTTTCTTTTCATTGTAGCATACTCTTTAGCTGTATTAGCTGTGTAATGAAGCACTAAACTTCTATTGCTCCAAACTTTTTCATATGTAAGCATAAAAATGATTTAAATAGTTGATTAATAATGATTTATCTGTCTTGCTCTGTATAGCCTGCTGAGTCTAGGAAAGCCTCAACTCTTGCTATATTGGAAGGATGCTGTTCTTCCCAAACTGTAGGATGATGTTCCTTCAGATGGAGATATTTGATCCTTTTGAAATAATCATACACTACACTGTGCCCACCACTAGACCATAACAATGTGTCTATATCATCACTACTTAATGGTATCTCAAATCCTACATTACTCAGTGAACATTTAAAGAGAACAGCATTACTATCACTGTTTGCCCCTCTAAACTGCAGCCACATAGGACTTTCGTCATATGTTAATGAGCCTATACCATTCTTTCTGGCAAAGTCTCCTGATATACCAATAACTTTATACGTGTTGGTTATCTTGTCCAATTGTTCTATAAATAAAGGAGTTAAATACTCAAGAATTTCATTTCTTTTCATAGCAAACTGTTTTAAATTGTTGATTATTAAGGGTTTAAGGAAAAAATAATAGTTTATTGAGCGCTTCAACTATAAAAAGCCTCCATTCTTTGAAGTAGAACAGATAGAACACCTTAACAAAGCGAATATATAGCCTAATGTTGCCTCAGCATATATATTCTGTTGTGTGTCATATGCAACAAATAACAGCTGTGGTTGTGTCCACCCCACATTAAATGTATACATTCACTGTTATTGTAGTCAGGACAGGACTCGAACCTGTATTCCAATAGGAATCGTACATAATACGTGCGTTTGCTCTATTTCGCCACCTAACTAACCATTGTCTGCGGAATTACAAACTATTTTGTCCAGCAATGTCTAAAGCAACAGCACCAGTCTCTACCCACTCACCATTGTATTGGATGTATAAATGTCCATCTGTAGTGATGATAGATCTGTCTGTTGGACGCTCAGCAATACCTTTTGCCATGAGCTGCTCTAATGTGTATGTTTTCATAAATCATGTATTAATGCTATATTTATGCATATAGCTGGTTAAAAGAGATAAGTGGTGAAAAGGGTGCTAAAAGGTGCAATGGGTTATACACCATCTCTCTAACTCACACGAAATCAATCACTTATATAAACAAAAGGTGGGTTTTTTAGTCCCACCCTTTGAAATACAGAATGATTTCCCACCCTGATATATGAAAAAGGGGCACGAAGCCCCTCTATCATTTCACTAGTTCAGCGAATAAGTCTTCACTAACTTCTGTGGTCTCAGCATCACGGTAAATCTTGTTAAGCACAGATTCAGTCTTAGCCATATTAACTTCGAAATCAATGCTAGTGCTACTAACTAACTGTAATGAAGGCACCTTAACTAATTGACCATCAATCTCACGCTCACGAGTTCCTTCAACGAAATCAACACTGAACAGTTTGTTAGTGTCACGCAATTTCACAAACTCATCATTTGAGTTAACTGTGAATGCAATACCATTAAATTGGTACAAGTTGTAAGTTTGGCCATAAAATGGGTGACCTTCTTCAACATTGTACTTGTTGCCTGTGGAAATTAACTTAATCTTTCCAACTTGTCTGCCTTTGAGTTCCATAAAATTGTTTTAGGTTACGATGTTTCATTAAATGGGGGGTATCCCCAACCACCGCGAGATGTGGAGGGGTTTTGGTTGGAAGTACCCTCCCCTCCCATGCACAGGGGGGATTTTTGGTTCCACGTGAAACCTAGGGGGCATAAATAGTTGGGCTCTAAAGGAGGGGGAGTAAAGCTATGGGTTTACTACCAGGGGGTGTTTGTCAAGGTATGGGTTTACATATTTGGAGATAGTTATACTGTGGGTACAAATAGGGGTGTGTTTTTAAACCATTAAAAAATAAATTTGGAAGTTGGTATGTATATGTTGTAACTTTGGGGCGGTTGGGTGGGTAGGGATGTATCTACTCCCTACAGATGGATAGTCAATTGGTGGTTGATTCTGGTAAATGGAAGCATCCATAACCACTGATAATAGAATGGGGATAGTGTATCTGGTCGAAAAAAGAACATAATATAGCAATAAGATAAAAGATTGTATTTGACGGTGTTAGAAACTATTCCTATCTTTGTATCAACTATTTATTATGAAGGTCATATTACAAAAGCTGAGGAAAAAGGAAGATAGTGACTATCTGCTAGCAGAGAGGTATTATATCATCCTATCAGCAGTGAATGATCTTGGGTTGACACAGAGGGAAATACAGCTTATGGCTTTTGCAGCTGTTAGAGGGAATATATCCTATGCTAACATTAGGCAGGAGTTTTGTGAGAAGTATGGCACCACCAATGCCTCTATAAATAACATCATCTCTAGGCTGAAGAAGATGGGGGTGCTGGTGAAGGATGGAGGAAAGGTGAAGGTGAATCCTAAAATATTATTAAACTTTGAAAATGATGTCACCCTTGAAATCAGACTTGTTCACGGACAATAAGCCAATGAGCATGTCTGTTAAGGACTGGATCATTAGAAAGCTAGCTCCAAAAATGATGGTGAGTGAGAAGACCATTGAGGCTGTGGTGAATCACCAGTTTCAGGAAGCTCATTTAGCACTGGGTAAACATAAGAGTTTGGAAATCAGTGGGTTTGGAAAGTTTTATTTCAATGAAGGGAAAGCTGCCAAGCACATGGCCAAATTCCAAAGCCAAAAGGCGCTTTTTGAGAAGATGCTCAAAGACGAAAATTTGACGGAGCAAAAGAGAAAATCATTAGAGCTTAAGGTACAGATAGCTCTAGATAACATACGAGATTTAAAACCAAAGATGCATGATATTCTCACAGATTTACGAGGGATGGAGGAACAACCTTCTTCCCCCAGAGAAACTAAAGACAGCGATAAACGAGACGAGTAGAGAAAGGATGCGCATCTGTAAGGGATGTGAACACCATTCTGCTAATATAAAAAACTATAAAACTATCCGTCTTGATGCTCATTGTGCCAAGTGTGGGTGCACTCTGTCTGCCAAAACCAAATGTTTGTCCTGCGCATGTCCTTTAAAAAAGTGGCTAGCAGTGGTTACGCAAGAACAAGAAGAGCAAATTAAGAAAGATGGAAAATAACGAAGTGGCACTTAGAAAAATTCCCCTGAAGCTATTCATAGAAATTCTTCAGGATGCATGGGAGAGAGGAGCAGACTATGTTGACATCATAGGAGTTCCTGATACTATTCAGGATAATATATCCATTGCAATAAAAGAGGAATATATGCATTCTGAAGAAGATGGTGAAGAGGATAGAATGGATAGTTCAAAAGACATGACTGATGAAGATTTAAACCAATTAATATGAACCCTGTAGTAGAAGCATGGATTGTTATTGAAAAACTGGGAGCTCTAGTGGCTACACCAGGCATCTCAGAAGATGTTAAAACTTTAGCCAACGAACAGATTGCTAGACTTATAAAGGACGTAGTTAGTCCTGGACTAAACAAGCTATCTGCAAGTTCGGCTGGAATTATAGCCTAAATTGTAGATATGGGAAAACCCAATGATTACTATCGAGTGCTTGCACTCTTCCAACAGCTACATACAAACTACCCTGAATATAATATGGGTAGACACATAGCCACAGCGCTAGATGGATATGGAGATGTGTGGGGACTCACTGATAGAGAAATATTGTTTGCTCTTGAGAAGTATAAGGCTGAGCTTGATATGGATGTGCCTCATACAGATGAGAGTGAACTTGACCAGATTATAAAGGATGGAATGAATCTGGAAAACATCTTAAAAGAAGAAGATGGCGAAGACTATTAAAAAAACTACATACATTAATGCTGAGCTTGATTGGGCTGAACAACAACTTCAAAGCTGGAAAGCTTATGTAGATGCTAACCCTCTACATGAGTTAAAAGACCGTGTAGAATGGAAACCTACATCAAAAGGAGGAATGATACCTATGGTGATAGCTTCTATTGAGGCACAGGGTAAGTTCATCCAAGAGACTATGAAGAATTACTTGGCTCTTCTAGAAGTGGTAGAGAAACTGCGTGAAAAAGAAGAAGCTAAAGTGGAGGTTAGAGGTAATGGAGAATTAAGCTCCATGGCTGAAGACTTCCTTAGGAGCAGAAGATAATGAATGAGCTTGTAAGCATAGACTACAAAGACTGGTTTATTAACCAGGGGCGTCTGCCTGATCGTGAGTCAGCAGAGTATAAGCCGTTTTTTGATTTTCATAGAGAAATATGTCTGAACGGGTGCTTAATGAACGGGATGTATATCAACCCATTCCTTTACTGGCACCTGAACATGTGGCACACAGAGGTGGATGTTGTTGATGAAAGAGGACGCATCTACCAGAAATATGCTAATCCCCTGTTGCGTGACAATGAATGGTTGGTAACAAGTGAGATAGACAGGGCACAACAAGAAAAAAAGGGCTTGGTAATACTAGGTATACGACGTTTTGCCAAGTCTGTTTTAGAGGCTTCTTACATAGGGTGGGGCGCAACATTTGATGAGAATTCCCAGAATGTGATCGCTGGGTTGAATGCCCCCGATATAAAGCTGATCACAGATAAGCTGGACAAGGGCCTCAACTTTTTGCCTGAAGCATGGAGATGGCAGAGAGTAGAGGATAACTGGAAAAACCAAGTCACCCTAGGTATTAAGACCAAATCAGGAGAACGTATACCGTTCTCTCAGATACTTATCCGTAACTTGGATGAGGGAAACAATGAAGAGGCTATTGCAGGTACTAAACCACGTAAACTAATTATTGATGAGATTGGTAAAGGTAATTTCCTCAGAGGTTTTCAGGCAGCTGTTCCAGGTTTCACCACACCATATGGATGGGGTTGTTCTCCCATTCTTACAGGTACTGGTGGTGATATGAAACGATTCATGGATGCAAAAAGCTTGATGTTTGATGCAGACAACTTTAACTTCCTAAGCTACAACAATGAGAAAGATGACAAACGTGTTCATGGCTTGTTTATTTCGTATAAATATAGAATGGAAGCTAAGGAAGAAAGTACGCTGGGTAAATTTTTGGAACAGCCTGAAGGAAGCGATCTTCATAACATTAAGATGTTGGTGAGCAATGAGGAGAAAGCTAAACAAATAACAGAAAGTAACCTAGATCGCCTTAAGAAGGCAGGAGATAGGGTGGCCTATCTTAAAGAGAAAATGTATTATCCATTAGAAGTGGATGATATCTTTTTAAATGAGGATACAAACATATTTGATATAGAAGCAGCTAAACGTCAAAAGGGTAGACTGCTTAATCAGGGGCGTACAGGTACTCCTGTTATCTTGTTTCATAATGGTGAGAATATATCTCATGAGTTCACAGACAAACAGCCAATAACCAACTTCCCTCTTAAAAATAGCGATCTAAAAGATGCTCCTGTAATTATATACGAATTTCCTATTGAGAATCCTCCATATGGACTGTATGTAGCAGGAGTGGACCCATATAGACAAGGACAAGCAGCATACTCTACATCTCTTGGTAGTGTTTACATTTATAAAAGAATGCATGACATAACAGGAGAGAAATATCAGGATATGTTCGTAGCTTCGTATTGTGCAAGACCTGATAAGAAAGAAACTTGGGAAGAACAAGCTAGACTGCTTATCAAGTATTATAACGCTAGAACACTGTGTGAGAATGATGACATCTCATTCATAGAATATATGAAAGCTAAAGGAGATGCACACTACCTTGAGAAACAACCTGAATGGCTTAAGGAAGTGGTTCCTGGAACAACAGTAAAACGTGATTATGGTGTACACCGTTCTGCAGAAAAGATAAGAGACTATCTACATAACTGTCTAAAGAAATATATGGAGAGTGTTGTATATCAGGAGAAGGATGAAGATGGTAATATAATAAAAGAGGTGACAGGTGTGTCAAAGATATTTGATCCTGTTCTGCTGGAAGAGATAATTCAGTATAACGATCAGGGTAACTTTGACCGTATTGTTGCTGCAGAACTTGCTATTGCTCAGGCTCTTAAGATGGACCCTGTGCTTGGTAAAGTGGGAGGATCAGCAGATCCAAGAGTGAATGCGATATTCAAACCCAACAAGAAGAACGTATTGTTCACAGAATCTCGTGGGTTATTTAATAAAAGGAAAAAAAGTAAACTTTTTACATAATGGCTATCATTAGATATACCAAGGATGCTACAATTAGATATGCCTATCTAAACATATTTCCTGATCAGTTTAAGACTGATAAGGAGAAGCAAGATGAGAGTTGGATAAAGAACACCATGGACTACTTTGCAAACAAGGCATATGCTGAGTATGTAAAGAATCGTGACACCTTTGTCAAAAACTATGACCTGATGAAAGGTATTCTTCGTATGGAAGACTTTTATCAGGAGCCACAAGTAAGATCTTTTACAGATATGCTTACAGCTGATTTACAGCTTCCTGCATATGTAAAGATGTATTCCATCATAACTACACCAGTAAATGAGTTAGTAGGTGAAATAACTAAACGTCCTGATACATTTCGTGTTAAAGCATTTGATGATGATAGTAAAGCAGAAGAGCTAGAGTTTAAAACTGGAATCCTTCAAGAATATGTTATCTCTCAGGCTAGACAGAAAATTTTACAGCAAGCAGCTTTGAATGGACAAGAGATAGATGAAGAAGAGCTTAATCAGATGACAATGGATGATGTAAAGGATGTATTAGATAGTTATACATCTGTTGCTGAGAAATGGGCTAACCACGTTCTCACTTGTCAGAAGGCTGAGTTCAATTTAAAAGAGAAATCAGAAGATGCCTTCCGTGATATGTTGATATCTGGAAGGGAGTTCTATCACATATATGAAGATAACTCTAAGCTTGGATTTAATATTGAAGTGGCTAACCCTAAGAACACGTGGTTCCTCACTACACCTGATAGAAAATGGATTAGTGATCCTACAGGTAGAGCACAAGGAGCTTATGCTGCTGGTACTGTGCAAGTGATGGAGCTTTCTGAAATTATTGAAAGTATTCCTGATCTTACAAAAGAAGAAATTGACCATCTAAGAAGTTCTCTCCAAGACTATGGACTAATTAATGTCCGTGAATCAAACTTAGGCAATCCTGATGCAATTCCTGGAATTGACTCAGTGATGTATGATACGTATGATCCACTGGTCCTTCAGACCCGTATGATTATCGAGAGTGAAATGAAGGAGAACAATGATGGTCTTAAAGATTTCTTAGGACTCACTTCTAACGTATCATCCTTTGGATATAAGTATGTAGTGGTACGTTCCTATTGGATTAGTAAAAAGAAGATTGGCAAGCTCATCTATCTAGATGAATTAGGAAACGAACAGTCTGTTCTAGTTGATGAAAACTATAAGTCTGGAACTATTCCTACACAACAATCTTTAGAGTGGGGATGGATTAACCAGTGGTATCAGGGTATAAAGGTGGGTCCAGATATCTATCATATCAAACCATTCAAGCTTCTTAACTATTGTCCTATCATTGGTACAACATTTGAGGTGAAAAATACAGAGGCTAAATCTCTGGTTGATTTAATGAAGCCTTTCCAGGTATTATACAATGTGTGTATGAACCAGCTTTACAAGCTCCTTGAGAAGGAAGTGGGTAAAGTATATTTAACATCCATTCGCCATATTCCTGTTCCAAAGGATGGTGATGCCCAAGATGCTCTTGACATCTGGGAAATGGAAGCACGTAACAGGGGTGTTGTCTTTATTGATGATAGTCCTGAGAATCTGAAGAGCCCATCTAGCTTCAACCAGTTTAGAGATATTGACCTTACACGTACACAAGAGATACAATCTCGTTATACGCTAGCTCAACAGATGAAGAATGAGTGTTGGGAATTGATAGGTATGAGTAGACAACGTATGGGATCTGTATCAGCAAGTGAGTCTGCTACAGGTGTTAATACAGCAGTTCAACAATCCTATTCTCAAACAGAACCTTTATTTGTGGCTCATGAATATGTATTAGGTCAATTATATCAAGCAATTGTAGATGCTGCATTATATGTAGAATCTAAGAAGCCTCAGTCTACACTCTCTTATATAACTAATGAAGGAGAAGCTGCATTTGTTACAGTGAATGGATCTGATCTTAAGTTCCGTGATTTAAAAGTGTTCTTGACTAATCGTCCTGAGGATACACAAATGTTTAATGAGCTTCGTCAGCTTTCTCAAGCTGTTATTCAGAATGGTGGTTCTCTATATGATGTGATTGAGCTATATAGCACTAAGTCTATGAGAGCTATGAAGAAGGTGTTCAAAGAGTTGCGTGATAAGCAAGACGCTATACAACAACAGCAAATGCAACAGCAACAGCAACAGATTGAACAACAAAGAGAAATTGCAGCTGCTCAATTACAACAGGCTCAAGCTATGAAAGATCAAGAAATGGCTAATGAAAACTATCAAAACGAGCTTGATAGGATTAATAAGAAAGAGATTGCTCTGATAGCTGCTGAATCTAAAGTGGGACCATTAAGTGATGTAGATGCTAGTGGTACTCCTGATGTATTGGAAATCAGCAAGTTAGCTGCAGAACAATCTAAAGCTGGTCGAGAGTTTGAAGCAAAGATGGCTGATATAAACAGTAAAAACAGACTAGCTGCTGAGAAGATAGCTGTTGAAAGAGAAAAGCTTCAAGTGGCTAGAGAGAATCAAGCTAATGATTTAGCTATAGCTAAAGAAAACGCAAAAGGTAGAGCTAAACAACCTAAAGCTAAGAAATAATGTTTGATAGGCTCATAGACCTACTCACAGGCTGGTTTGAACAACTACTTCCCTTCTTTATTGTTAGAGATTTTGAGGAAGCAGTTGTTCTTAGGTTTGGTAAATTCTATAGAGTGGCTAAACCTGGGTTTCATTGGCGCATTCCTTTTATAGATGAACCAATGGAACAACATGTAGTGGTTACTACCATTAGCCTTCCTCCTCAAAGTTTGTATACAAAAGACAAACAAAATATTGTGGTGAAGGGAGTAATTAAATACAGAATATCTGATATCCAGACATTTATTTTAGAAGTGTATGATGCTCAGGATGCTCTATCTGATATGACCCAGTCTATCATTAAGAACATCATTATGGATAAAACGTTAGATGAGTGTATAGATCCTGAGATTGATAACACCCTTGCGAAGAAAGCTAGAGTGGAGGCTAAGAAATGGGGTGTTGAGATTCAACAAGTTACACTTACTGACCTAGCTCCAATCAGGAGTTATAGGCTTATAAATGACACAGTGATAAACAAACTTGATTAGAGTAAATTATATTAATGCTATATTATACACGAAAAACTCTAATATAGCCACCTAACTCTTTGCTATTCAACAATCTCTATCTATTTTTACGTCTTGTAAACCAATCAAAAAAATAACTACATATGGCTGAGAACCTTGAAACCCCGTCATTCGGTAATTTTAGTATTGAAAATACTATGGAGATGGGCCCTGGTGGTGCAGAGTTATTAAATGATCTGCTATCTCCTGAGACTTCTACAAGTAATCCTGATCAGATTCAGGAGATTGTAAAGAATGTAGAAGATCCTGCCCCTACCCCCAAACCCGATGTTCCTAAAGGAAAAGAAATAGTTCCTACAGAAGATGGTAAAGAACCTTCTGGACAGGATTTGATTTCTAGCTTCCTTGGTGATAATACCGATGATGCGGAAGAGGATGATGCAAAACCTGCTGATCCTCAACCAGTTAAGAAAAAAGCTTCTGATCTTAAACAAGAAGAAGTTGCTTCTCAAGAAGAACAAGAGGAGGGAGAAGAAGAACAAGTGAGTCAATTCACAGCTCTTTCTCGTGATCTTTTTAAACTTGGTGTTTTCTCAAAAGATGAGGATGAGGAAGATGTAAGTATCTCTACTCCTGAAGAATTCCTGGAGCGCTTCCAGAATGAAAAGAAGAAAGGAGCTGTTGAGATGGTACAGAGCTTCATTGGTCAGTTTGGTGAAGACTATCAACAAGCGTTCGATGCTATATTTGTAAAAGGCGTTAATCCCAAAGAATACTTTGGAGCTTATAATAATGTAGTCAGCTTTTCTGAAATGGACCTGTCACAAGAGAATAATCAAGTGACAGTGATAAAACAAGCATTAGCTGACCAAGGTTTTGAGCCTGAAGACATCAATACAGAAGTTGAAAGACTCAAAAACTATGGTGATTTGGAAAGCGTTGCGACAAAACACCACAAAGTGTTGGTTAAGAAGGAAGCCCAGAAGCTAGCTCAAATGGAGCAAAGAGCTGAGCAAGAACTCCAACAGAAGCAAGCAATTAAAAACCAATACATCCAGAATGTTCAGAGTGTCCTACAGGACAAACTGAAATCCAAGGAGTTTGATGGAATCCCCATCAATCCCAAGTTGGCTAACGAACTACAAGACTTCCTACTGGTAGATAAGTACAAAACAGCAGGTGGTGAAACACTCACTGATTTTGACAAGACCATCTTGGAATTGAAGAGACCTGAGAACCATGCAACAAAAGTGAAGGTTGCTCTCCTGCTCAAGATTCTAGAAAAAGATCCCACTCTATCTACCATTCAAAGAACAGGCGTTTCAAAGAAATCAAACGCAATGTTTGAGGAAGTAGCTAGACAGGTTACTAAAACTAAGACAGCAAGTAGCTCTCAGCCTTCTAAACAAAATTCATGGTTCATTTAAATTTCATAAAATAAAAGGATAACAAAATGGCAATTCAAACAATCCCAGGTCTAACTGGCTTCACGTATGCTCGTGTCGCATCAATGGACAAGCGTGCTGTAGGTAAGCTAACTGACGCTAACCACCTGGAGAGCTTTCACTCAACTGAGCCTGCTGATTACGACAAGAAAATCATCAGCCTCTATACGCAGAGCTCTCTTTACAGCAACGACTTTCTAGACATGATCAACAAAAGCACGCCTTATTACATTGATAATAATAGCGATGCTTGGAAATGGCAAGTAGCTGTTCCCTACAAATTCCCTAAAATCATTGATGTTCCAGCTACAACTCAAGAGTTGAGCAAGCCTGGTATCGATGGTCAAGAGTTCCAATTGGTAATTGACACAAACGAGTTCTCTAAGAACGCTATCGTTTCTGTTGGTTCTCGCCAATATGGTCCTCGTTTTTACGTTATTAAGGATCCAGTTCCTTGGAACATGGGCTTCCTTTATAGCTTCACTTTGGTTACAGACAATCCAACTGTAGACTTCGTAAGCTCTACTTTCTTACAAGTAGGTATCGAGCTTGAGTTAGTTGATGCAGCAATTGGTGAGTTTGACCAAGACTTGTTAGGTCTTCCTCGTTTGGGTGAGCAAATCACTATGTTTGAATCTTTAGGTTCTGCATATGGTTTTGAGCACAAAATCACTGAGTGGGCTGATGACAAAATGATGCGTGATAGCAAGGGTCAACCTTTGGATATCCTTGTATATGCACCTCAGCGTCGTAACCAACTTCCTTTAACTCGTAACGATGTTAAGTGGGAGCCATTTATTGAGTTCTGGATGCGTAAGTCTATGCTTGAGTTAAAAGTTAAGCGTATGATTTGGTCTCGTCCTGGTACTGTTAAGACTAACGGTAGCAAGCAAGAACTTAAGCGTACATCTGCTGGTGTTTATCATCGTATGCGTAACAACGGTAACCTCGTTCAGTACAACCGTGGAGAATTCACTGCAAACTTGATTCGTTCAGTGTTTGGTGACTTGTTCTATCGTCGTGTGGATGTTAAAGACCGTCGTGTTAAAATGTACACTAACGAAGCAGGTTTTGACGTATTCCAACAAGCTTTGAAGAATGACGCTTTGAACAGTGGTCTTACTTTCATGGCTGATAGCGGAAATCGTTATATGCAAGGAGAAGGACAACACATCACTTACAACTTTGCATTCGATGCAATGGTTACTCGTGAGACTGGTCGTGTTGAGTTAATTCACTTAAAAGAATTAGACCTTCCTCAAACTAACCTAGAATTTGGACAGAACAAGAAGTCAACTCCTGTATTTATGGTGTTTGATGTATCTCCAATGTCTGATGGTTCTTTGGTTAACAACATCCGTGAAGTTCGTATGAAGGGTGCACCTTCTATGACTTGGGGATATATCGATGGAACTCGCCACCACTTAGGCTTTGCTAAGTCTCAGGGTATGAGCTCTGCGAACAAAT